GGCACTCGGTGTTTTTGTCTCTTCTTCGTCCGAAGGACGATGAAGAGACGAAACCCTATATATATAAATATATACATATACATATACATAGGGGTTTTTTCCGATTCCGCCCCTAGCCGCACGAAAAAAAACAAAAATAAATGTTTTTTTTTGAAAAAAGAGTGGAAAAAAGGGTTGAGTTTTTTCCAAAAAAAAATGTTTTTTTCTAAACGAGTTTTTTCCAAAAAATTGATATTTTGGAAAAAACCCCTTTTTTCTACCTAGTCATTTTCCCTCAAGTTCCCACATAACACGCCGATCTTTCAAAGTGCGCGCAGACACTCCCATTACCTTGGCAACTTTTTCCCAATTCTTTAACTCTCCATAAAGACGATAAGCTTTATCTCTATCAATTTCAAGACGTGGCCGCCCACCGCATTTTCCAACAGATTGCGCCTCTTGATAGCGGGCAGCTGCTCTATCAATTTGAACTTCAACACTTGACATCAGCGCGCAAACAATTGGATTTGTCCTATCATAATCGCCGCAACATCCATAGTCAAAGACAGCCTTTGCAAAATCCGCAGCCAAACTCTTATCACTTCCATAGAGGGAATCAAATGAGTCTTTTACACTCTTATAACAAACAAACGTCTCTCTAATCACATTCAACCGTTGAATCCCCCAAAATCCGCCACAACCAGTGTACCGTCACTTCTTCTGCCCCAATTGCCGCTATGAAGATCCCCAATTTCTTCACAACAAAGAAACGCACCCAATTCCTTTCCTTCATCACCCAAAACCGCATAGACCGTATTGTAGGAGTCCGAAACTAAATCAAGAGTTGCTTCTTCAATAGAAGCCCGATAATCATCTTCATCATCAAAATCATCTGAATTGAAATCGCTTTCACAAAAACTATAGAAACTTTCCTGAATAACGCTCTCAACCAGATCACCCATTTGGAGTTTCTCTTGCACATAGTAATCCAACCCATCAATACTGCCGCCGTACACCGTATAAGCCAAATGCTCCGCGCATCCCCTCTCTTGCGCTTTACGGAAAATTTCTTCTTCGCGCGCGCAATAGTGATAACCTTTTTGAACTGCTTTCGGTAAATCAAATTTCACGACCCAATCGCCGCAATCCGGCACCAATACAAAACGTGTCGCGCCATGGCACAAAAATACATCGTGATCGTTTGCCCATTTATCCAATTCATCCATTATGGCATAAGAGTCGGGGCTATAGCAAAAATAGTCATGAATGAAATTAGGGACTTCTTCAACTAAACTCTCCATCAAATCAGCAGGACTCATTGCGGCCTCCTTTCACTTTTTACAGCGCTTTCAAAAAATGCTTCGCAGCCATCGCCACTTCTTCATACCACTCCATCTAAAAACTCCGCAATTGCTTCCCACATATCAACTCTAATGAAACGCTCACTTCTCCCCTTATAGTATGGAATTTGAACCCATTCAGTCAGATCAGCTCCATTTTCTTCACGCCATTCCAGTCTCAACACCAAACTCACTGTTCTATCCGGATAGGTGTTCAACCTTACAGGTTCTATGCTCAGGTGATTGATTGTCTGAAACTCTCGTACCGCCCGCATTATCTTTCTTTTTCCTTTTCGCGTTTCCTTCATTTATTTTTCTCTCCCTTCACTTTCTATATATATTATAGCAAAAATTTTGAATTTTTTCAAGTTTCTTCCAGTTTTTTCCACCGCCCGCAACTTCACTTGAAAACAACGAACCGAACAAAAGTTCGCTTCTAGCAATAAATGCCGAGAAAACTGCTAAAAAATGCCTTCCAGCAATCCAAATGTTGGGTTCCCTTTAACTATTCACAAAAAAATTTTTATGAGCACGGTATCAATTAAACGACTGATTAGGAGACTAATCCCAGCAATTAGAGAGAAAGAAAGCCGGCTCTTTTCGGGCCGGCCTTTTAAATCAACTATTAAAAATGTCTAAAATGGTTATTCCATCTATGTTCCAATACATTATGTGAGTGTAGGTTTCATCAACAAGAATATAGTGGACAGAACCTGGGAAACCAGCGTCCTCTGCTACTTTACAAAGTGCCACAGCCGACTTATCCAGCGCTGGCCGCACATCAACATTCCATTGCTTTTTCACTGTAGGAGCATTTGCATAGGGTGCAAGATCATCGTAGGTTCCATAATTACCGAACATTGCAACTAAATCGCCATCTTCAATGAAAACCTTGCCGTAGTTATAATGTTCAGTAAGAATGTCGTAAATATTATCAGTAAGCCACGTCCAATCTTCGTCCTTTTCGGCAATTGCCGTGGGAGTCGCAGTAGCCGCAACTTCTACCTTTTGGTTTGACGGCGCGCCACCGCATCCGGCTATCGCAAAACACATTATGACCACAACGACAATAGCCATTAACTTCTTCATTTTACTTTTTCCTCACTTTCTATTGCTTTCTTTTTCTTATCTAAACAGCACAAACATTCAAGTCGCCGCCGCAAATTTGCATTTTCAATTTCCAGCAAATTGAGTTGTTCTTGAAGATCTTTAACATCTTGACGATAAGCATCCGCCAACTTCGCCCAAGCCTCAATGGCCGCAATGTCGCTCTTTCTCATTCATCTTCTCCCTTCAGTTCAAAATGCTGGTCAGTTAGCTTTGACTGATTCCATTCAAGTCGCCAAATGCCGCAATCTTCATAAGAAAGTAGCAGTTCGTCATACCCCATTTCACTAAGGATGGGAATTAACTTTTGAATCTGTTCCAATGTTCCGCTCAAAGGTTCCATTATATAGCCTCCTTTATACGTTCAAAAGTGCCACGACAAACAGCCCTATAGAGGTAAGCCCACACCAAATGCGGCCTGCAATCTCAACCCAGTTTAAGTTTTCCTTTGTGGCGGCCGACGCTAAAAGTGAACGTAAAGAACAACCACAGAAGAACGCACTCGCGCAAGCCCCAACTGCAAATACTAATTTCCAACCCATTTAGCTTACCTCTCTTTTCTGTATATTTTCCGGTCAGTGCCGTCCAATAGTTTTCAGTTTTCTTCTATATTGAAATGTAACTTTACCAACTCTATAAAAAGTTGATACTCACGCGCGTTTTTGCTGTCACCATACGTCTTTTTTACTTCTGTTTCAAACTCTGACAATGTACCAGAAAAGGGCTTGCGCATGACAAAAAGCTTTCGGTCTCTGGTCATACATACTGTAATACAAGGATAAGTAGAACCAATACCCTTTATATACAAAATGTCCGCATCACTAAAAACCCATGAGTTACCACCAACATAAGCCTTATCACAAACGTGAGCATTGCCAGAAATAGTAGCACTGCCATAAATTCGCGCATCTTCAGAAATATGTGCATTTCCACAAACCCGGGCATTACCAAAAATCTTGGCATTACCAAAAATCTTGGCATTACCGAAAACCCATGCTTCATCAAAAACCTGCGCATTATTATAGACCCATGCATTGCCATTGTGCGAAAGATTTTTCTCTTTTTCTATATACCCTCCAAGGTCTCCTTCTTGCACATCGCCAAAAGAGTTCAATGCTTGCGTGCGAAAAAGCGTTCTTCCAAAAAGCACTTTTGTATCGCTATCCAAGAGCCTATATTTCTTCATTTATTTTTCCTTTCTAGCTTCCTTCATTTTCTATATATATTATACCAGAAAATTTAAGATTTTTCAATTAATCACGAAATCCAAAAGTTTTCGTCATTATAATCTCTGTTGTAATGGGGCCGACTCCGCCAATGTAAGGAGAATAATTCCCAATACAAGGTGCAATTTCAGCAAACTTTTTATTAACACCTCCGCCTACGTCCACAATCGTCTGACCGCAGGCTCTCGTATTGGAGAAATTTACAATATCCGACGCGCCGCTGGCCTCCACAATTATGTCGGCCTCATAGATTAATGAGTCCAGCAATCCCTTGGGAGTGGCAGAATGAGCGATAGAAACTGTTACATCACGCTCCATCGCAAGTAGAGCAAGTGGTTTCCCAACCCGAATTGACCTTCCGATTATTACCATATGGCGGCCCGCCAAAGGGACACCGTAATAATCCAACATTAAAAGGATAGCTTGCGGCGTTGCGGCAAAACGATTAGAAAAGCAATATGGCCCCTTATCAAGCATGAGCTGAGCAGCGGCAAGCTGACTCACCCCATCAATGTCCCAACAAGAATAGTAGGGAGTACTGGCAAGGTTAATAGTGGAAAGAGCCGGTGCCGAAGGAGCCACACCAAATCCAACTATTTCTTCAATTGACTCATCACTATCACTCTTATATTCAATTGCTTGAATTCCCCAACGTGCGGCAGCTTTCTTTAAAGCTTTTAAGTAATGTTGGTCAGAACTTTCATCGGTGCGAATCCCTAAGTAATAAGGTCTTTGTTTTACCAACTCAGCAGCTTCATCAGTATAGTTCTGAAAAATTGCATCGGCCACACACTTACCCGTCATAAGCATTTTATTTTACCTCTTTAATCTCATCTCATTGGTCCACGCAGACGTTATTCTTTCACAACACTCGCGCAACTCTTTACAAGACTCAGCATCCGCCATGAAGGCATCTTCTTTTTCTTTTGACTCAAAAAGAATGTCGCCATCGCGATAAAGTGTTCCGACTACCTCATTGCATTTCATTTGTTCCATTTTATAATAGGGAATAATAACGCGGCCACTCATTAGTGTATATTCGCAGCTATCACTCCAGACAATCCAACCCTCCGGCTGACGGACATTTAGAATCACATTTGCATTATCTGGCATCCCCGCCGCAGAAATTCCATCATCATCCATTTGAACATTAGGTCCCCAATTAATTCCATTAGCCTTACACTTCTTCAAGAAGCGAACGCACGCCTTGTAATCTTTGTCAGAGAAGAAAACTGAAAAGCCACCCTTCTTAAATTCATCAAAAGTCCAATTCATGAAATAGCAGCCTCCACTTGAATCTCATCCCAAAGCTCATCTAAACAACTCAAAGAAATATTATTTCCATCAGCGTCCGTTACACACCCATCATAATAGTCCATGCCCCAATTCAATTCAGTAACAAAATAGTCAATTAGGCCGTTCTTGGCCGGAAGATTGCAAGCCTCTTCTAGCATTTCCAACGTCTGTGATAGAAACCCATAGGCTGGATGGTTGCCATTAAAAAGGAACTGGCACTCATCTTCTATCTTATCAAGATAGTCGCTAAATTCTTTAATCGCTCGCATTTCTTTCATAAACGTTTCTTTTGACAGCATTTCATTTTCTCCTTCTTTTACTTTCTATATATATTATACCAGAAAATTTCTAAAAAATCAATACGAGTCGTAAAAGAAAATTTCTATTTCTCCCGGAAAACGCTTTATTAAATCAAGAACAATTCCAATAACCCAAATTTGTTGTCCAAGATTTTTACTATAGTCGCAAATTTCCCAGATAGAATCTTCCCAAGCGTCTGGCCGCCGCAAGTAAGAAAACAAAGCAGACTGTAAACTCTCTAACTGAACCTTGCTTACGCAATACGCATTTTCTTCTTCATCAAACTCTCCAACCATTTTAAGAAAATCATTGCGCAAGCCCCAGCATTTGCGCCAATAGCAGAACTCCCAACAATGAAATCCTTTTTCACAATCCATTTTCTCAATATAGGGATATCCCTCCAAATCAGGATAATCAGGGTCGCCGCCGAGATATTTTTGCCAGTCAATTTCACGCTTTGTTTTCAAATAAAGCCCATTATCCAATCCCATTACATTTCTCCTTTTTCATTTTTATCCCCTCTATCTCTTAAAGTTCAGAAATTTCATCGTCTGACATTTTTTCTATGGCGCCTGTTTCAATAGCTTGTTCTATCGCAATGTTAGACAATACTTTAAAATCAAAATTTTTATGTTTAAAAGCTGTAAATTTAGGACGATTAACAATTCTTACAACTACGCCTTCGCGGATATGAGTCTTACCGATGGGGTCGGGTCCATCGTAATACTTCTCTGCGACCAGTTTAACAGTATCACCGGCATTATTCGTTTCATGAACAAAACCATATAGTTCATTATCAGGTGCATAAATGTGGACTCCTTCACCATCAATCGTGGCTTTTGCAAATACAGGCACACATTTAACTCCCATCTGCTCACAACGATAACGCATAAAGTCGGGAGTATATTCTACAACTGCGCCATCCTCATTGGTCATAGTCATGCGGTAAACATAAATATCAGACTGAGGCTTAAACTCTCTCACATTCATACCGTCCCAACAATCAGCATATTCATGCTTAAAAGACTCACCTTCAGAATCGCATCCATAACTGAATACAGTAGTCTTCCCATACTGTTTCACAAAATCCTTACCAAGCTTCTCATTATTACCCTCCGCCATAATCGGCGCGCCAGTGTGGGTGAAGCCGACTACTTCATAATATACGGTTTCACCCTTCCAAAGCTTCCCTTCAAAAGTTTTAGAGTGCTGTTCTCTAAACTCATTAGAACCATAGTAGCCACCGTTATAATTTTCCAGCACAGTTCTACGAGTACCAGAAACATAAGCCCAATCATAAACCGGAGTTGCATCACGCATTACAATATCAACACACTTACGAGCAAAGGTGCTGAGATTGGAAGAAGGGGCATACTTATTAACAATACCCTGGAAGAACTTATTCTTTACCTTCCAACCCTTCAATACTGGCAAATATCCAGTTCGCTGCGAAGTACCGTGCATTTTGAGCGTAATTTCAATCTCATCACCAGGCTTAAACGCAGAAAGATTATATACAAGCTGTTCAGTATCTGCGTGTTCAGCAAAAAGCGGAGCAATATTTACTTTCTTTTTACGAGTTTTGTTGCCGCCCACATTGCCGGAACGATGATTTGTGCGAGGGATATACTTACAACAAATTTCATGCCCATTAAGTGTTCCATTAATTATATCGCCAGCCTGTAGTTCAGCAGAAGCATCACCATGAGTATAACAATAATTTAAACATGAAATAGGCAATACAAGACCATCTGAACGATTACCCCTCAAACGAATTGCAGTAATATTTCTTTTAACGGGGTCAACAAAACCACCAATATTATTACCAGCATCATCTTTCTTTCTAAAAAGATTATTTTTCTCACCAAATTCTATAGAAATTTGACCATCTGAGGGTAAATAAAGAACAAGCGTATCTTCAGTAATAGTTTTATCAATAATAGTTGTATTACCAAATACTTCACAAGCATTAAGAAAATCAGAATTTTCTGCGGGACGAATATTTTTTACATAAGTTATATAAGCTTTATACATGGTCATTATCCTTTCTTACTAAATATTTACTTGTTTCGGGTTCTAAATCTTCTTTACCAATAGTTGATAAATCAACAGTATAAGGAATACGTATAATGGGTATATTATTATCAAAGCAATATTGATTTTTTATACGGTCTTGTTTTTGCGTTTTCTCAAACCTTTCTTTTGTATTCCAAGATAACTCACTTGCTTGATATGTAAAGTGTTGTTTCCCATCATACTCAATAATATAATTTTTCGTAGGCACGTAAAAATCAAAACGCGGATGGCGTCCATTTTCATAAACAAAATCTTCAAAAATATATTCTTGGATAAAAGGTATTTTATAATTGATAAGCATTTTGCTTATAGCGAGTTCACCCAAACTTTGTCGCTCAGGGCATTTTCCACAACTTTGCACCGACCCGTCTCGTAAATCGGTAGTTGAAACTTCAATATAATTGCCACAAGAACATTTACATCGCCACATCTTTCTATTGTTTTTGGAACGAGAGAATTCTTCTACGAGAAGTTTCCCATAAGTATTGCCGACTTCGTTTGTTAATACTTTATGTCTATTACATTCATCACACTTAGTCGACTTTCCAGAAACTAGTGCCGTTCCTCTAATAGAACTGATTTTCCCACACAATTTACATTGACAAATCCAATATGAATTTTTCTTTTCCTGTGTGAGTTGTAAATCTTTTTCAATAACATACCAATATCCAAACTGTTGGTTTTCTAACTGTAATTTTTTTGCGATTGGATAACCTCCTTTGTTCTTATATATATAAGTGGGTTTTATCAAATGGCACTACAACATTCCAATGCATAAATTTGGACATTGGGGTGCTTACGAACATTTTTCAGTTCTGTTGTATATGCTTTATACATTATTTATTATCTTCTATATTCTTAACCAATTTTTCCCAGCATTGCGGCATCTCTAACTCAACTTCTTGAAGTCCACTATAGGCCGCGCTAGCAATCGCGCTATCTAACCGCTCATAAAACTCTTCACGAATTTGCTGCCGACGAATCGTTGTTATTTCCTGAATTTCAGTTTTAGTCCTCACCAATATCTCTCCTTTCAATCATAAAGAAAGTAGACCAACTACCAAAATCATAGCACTGCCAGCTAGTATCACCGCACATTCTCCAATAGAGGCCGCCAGACGGAAACGTTTCATTCACAATTCTTACCATTGCACGATTTGCTTCCTCTTCGCTATCAAACCTTCCCATCTCAATTCTATCATCCTGCGGCTCACTCATTACATTTTGTTTAGACAAAATCCACTTAATCATTTCATTAATCCTCCTTTACCCAATGATAGAAACGAAATGGCGCAGTCAAAGAAACCCAAGGTTCCAACTTTTTAAACTGTTCTTGAATGGCCATCATTTTACAGCTTCCTGGCGCGATGTCTTCCAAATCATCAAAAGAAAAAGTCCCAAAGCTATCTTCGTCTACTTCGCTTACTATATAGCCCGCAATATGTTTATCAAAAACCTCGTCATGCAAAATGAAAAAATTATGACCACTTTCAAAATCAACTTCTGCCGCGTGCAAAAAGTGTTCGTTCTCCCCATAGAGCCGCCATTCTTTTGTGATATCGGCGCCCAGTATCAAATAGCTTTCCATTTCTTTTTCTCCTTTTTTATTTTCTATATATAGTATACCATAAAAAATTAAAAAAATCAATTTTTACATTAGAATTGATGGAAAAAATGATAATTTGCATTTCCGACCATTTTAGTGTACACTAAAATTGGCCTGACCTACAAAGACTCACAACCCCAATCAATAAATGGCAGGAAAATTGGTAAGAAGGCTGCTAGAATCGCAATTTTAAAAGCTTTTGAGAAACAAAAAAACTGGGTTTTAGAAACCCAGTTAATCAATAGAAAAATTCATAAGAAAATCAGACTGCGCGCCGCCAATGAATTTAGGAAGAACACCATCCCACTTCTCATAAAACATTTTGCGCAGAATAGTGGAGTTGAGAGAAGAAACGAGTTTTTGATTCGCTTCTGCTTCAGCTTCTGCGGCAATGATTTTTGCAGTAGCTTCGGCACGAGCATTTGTTTCTTTTACTTTCGCGTCGGCTTCGGCTTTTTCAATTGCCTGTCTATTCTCAATCTGCTGACGCTCGTAAGCAATCTGCTGCGTTTGTTTTTGAGAAATTGCTTCATTATAGGCATCGCTAAAGTTTGCATTGGCAATAACAACACGATTTATAACAACAACATTAGCACCATACTTGTCAAGAACAGCCTGCTGAAGATAAGACTGAGTTGCTGCTTCAACCGCAGAACGACGAGTTGCATCTTTATCTTCCAAGTCAGCGGCCGCGCTTTTTACGGCAGACTGAACCATTCCAGATGTTAGGAGCGTTTTCTTATAGTTTGCCAAATTAGTATAAATCCAAACACTGTATTCTGGCTGAATTGCATAGGAAACGGTAATGCCTTCATAATAAATTTCAGTGCGGGCCGCCGTTTCACCCCAAATTCTTTCATCAAATGTTTTATCTTGCTGACGATTATCAATAGTAATAACCTTTTGAATATAGGGCGTAACAAATGTAAATCCAGGCTCAACTGAAACAGGACTAATTTGCCCAAATGTTTGCCGAATACCCGTAAAACCAGTTGGCACGATCTTAATTGAAGAAAAAATTGTTATAATTAGAAAAAGACTAAGAATAACAACCGCCGCAATGCGGCCCTTACGAATCTCTCTCACAATTCTTTCTGTGCCATACCGATCTACCTTTTTAATTTCCTTCACAAAAAAGTTCATTTAGCATACTCCTTTATAAAATTTTGCATTTCTTCTATTTGTTCCCTATCATTATCATTTATTGTAAACAAAGTTGTCCAATCTTCAGTAGAAGAACTCAGTTGAAAAGCATTTTTTAAAAACGTATTTCCATCATCGTCTGGCGGCAAGTCATAGTGTTGGGTAAACAAGCAAACATCACCTTGTCGTTTGAACCTTCCCGTCGTAGTAATTCCCGTTAAATTATAAAACCGCAATCGTTCGGGATTCAAATTACGTTCTTTGAAAAATTTTCCATCAATAATAATGGAACCATTAGTGCCGATTGATAATTTTTTAATTGAATTACTTATTTTATCAAAATCAGATTGGGCAATAGATTGCACATAGTGAAACTTTTTAATGTAGCGCGCCGGTATGTTTATTTCACAAAAATCGCTCGGCTTACCTGGCTCATTCCGCGCCCCATTAAAGAACAACAAACTAAATGTTTTGACTTTCACTGCTTCAATACTTCGTTAGATGAAAATGGCTTACCAAAACGATTCAAATCAGCTTCTGCCACTGTTTCAAAAACTTCCTCAGCATCATTAGTTGATAATTGGCAACTCGGATCCTCACGGACAGCTTCAATCCAGCTTTGCAAGCTTTCCTCATACCAATCCCAATTATCAACACCGCTATTTTCTAATGCCACGAGCTTATAATATCCGGCAATAAGGTCAATTAGTGTAGACTTCTTTACCAAATAAAGTTCTTCCATTTACTCCTCCTTAATTCCCATGAAGTGGCGTGCTTTGTCATCTTTTGTTAGCATGGTAGTAAATTGTTCCCTTGCCTTATCCACATAGCCAAGAGCGGTTGCTTTTTTAATGTAGTTAAAACCTTTTTCTTCCAGCCATTGCGCGCAGTCTTTCCTTGTCTTTGCAGCCCACAAGAAGGTTCCAGTTCCCACATGAACAACTTCCCATATACTGCCAAATTTACAAAAGCCAAAATGTCCATCTTCTGACAACCAAGCTTCGCGCCCTTCTAAATGGTCATTGTACATGATTAGGAACTTTCCTTTTTTAAACCTCATGGCTTTCCTCACTTTCATTTTCTATATATATTATACCATAGAAATTTTAAAAAATCAATTTTTTACGTTAAATGATGGAAAAAATTGTTAAAAAAACATTTCTGTCCGTTCTAGCGTACACTAAAATTGCAGCCACCTATGGAAACCCGAAGAAAAATTTTCTAATGAGAATAGCGGCTGAAAACGAACAATTCCTGAACGCAAAATATCAATCTCTCAGAAACAAAAAAGAGCCAGAACCCAAAGTTCTGACTCTTTTCATTTATTAAACATATTTTGTTAAGAAACTATCATTGCCGCCCCGTATAATAAAACAATTATATCGGTCGCAATAAATAAAACACAAAACATTTTCCCAATGGGCAAAGAGAGTTTGGTTAGTAGTTTCTTTAAAAATAGAAGTTTCCGTAATGCGATTGCCGCCAACTTCTGCTGTATACCAGCCTTTGAACTCCTTTTGTCCATAAGTAGGAGTAGGCAATGTGCCATAGTAGCCGCCTTCTAAAACAGACTTAGAAGCGGTTGAAACAGACCCTCCGTTCGCATTAAAGTAAACAGTGTGGCTGGTGTTTGCTGTCCAAACTGGATAGAGAGTTAGCGCCGCGTTGGTCGTGTAAGAAGCGGCCAATGCGTAGGTGCTACTACCGCCATCAGAAGTGGCCCAACCTGTTTGAGTATAGCCGGGCCGAGTAAAGATTGCTCCTTTTAACGTTAGGCTTACATCATAAGTCTTAGTTTGAGTTTGAGCATTACCTGTTCCATTGGCACCGGGGTTATAGGTGATAGTGTAGGTCTAAATAGCCCAAACTGCATAGAGCGTTAGATCAGAAGTTGTACTCCAAACACTCTGCGCTGCACCTAACCCATAGTGAACTTCCCCGTCAGCAGTCAATGACCAACCATTTAAGGTGTAGCCTGTTCTTGAAAAGCCTGAACCGCTATTAGACGTCCACGTCGCGCCATAATCAACTGATTGTGAAGCTGAACCAGTCCCGCCATTAGCATTGTAGGTAATGGTGTAGGTGTTGACTCTCCAAACTGCATAGAGAATAGTATCAGCAGAGATTGTTATGCTATCACCAGCGCTATAAGTCGCACTAGTCGCAGTAGAACTTGTGCTCCATCCAAGGAAGGTATAGCCAGTTCTAGTGGGCTTTGTTGAACTTAGAGTCGCCGCAACACCAGGAGTTAGAACCTATGATGCGGGCGCGCCAGTGCCGCCATTGGCATTGTAGGTGAGGGAAACAGCATTTAACTCATAGGAGAGAGATACGGCTGTTAAAGTAGTAGTGCCATGGTAATTACTTTTAACTCCCCCATCGGGGTAGTATTTACCAATGTTTAGAATGAAAGTGCCAGAGTTACGAATAGCACTAATCATTGTGGAACTCAATGTAATGGTAGTTGAAGTTCCATTTAGAGTTGCAGATTGGTAAGTATAAGTTGATAGATCATTAATGAAACCAACTTTTGTACAGACTGCAACATAAATTGGGAAGTTGGTTGCACTTCCGTGAGTTAGGGTTAAAGTGCCGGACTTGAGAGAACTTGGATCAAGTGCGAAAGTTGCACACCTATCATATGATGTACGCGCGCTATGTAAAGAATAAGTGCACGTACATTCAACAGTTGCAGTCCAGCTGGATATATTCTGAACTAATGAAGTTGTTGTATAACTATAACTTTCGTTAGAGTGTCCTTCATCAGAATATGCATTACCAAGTGTTGCTGTTGTGCCAGTTGAGAGGGAACCATTTGAAAGATACCAAGTCCCAATCGGGCCACGATTACTCGTAGTACTTGCAAAACTAATTTTGGCTTTTGCCGCGGATTGCGCGCTAGCAACACATCCTGTTCTGGTGCCACTAGCGGTAGCGGTAGCGGTAGATTTAAAGCCCCCTTTCGTTCTAGTCGGAATAGTGTTGATGCCTGTTGACATCGTTGCTGTTAAAGTTGGCATTTGTTACCTCCTTTAATCAGTAATTTCGTTCCAGCCATATACGCCAGGTTCCCAAACATTATTATCAACAATACTAATCCATTTTTTACCATTATGAAGAACCTTGTCATCTTTTGCATACGCATCATGCGCGCCCGCAGGTTGAACCCATTCGGGCCATTCTTCAATTGAAACAAGATTCCATAATGCTGGAGTTAGAGAAGGCTGCCAGCTTTCTTGAGAAGTGTGGGCTTGAATACAAGAATAGAGTTTAGACTCATCTTGAACCCTATCTCCAACTACGTAGGCAATTGAATTAGGATTCCAAATTGGGAAGAGTTCAGGCACTTCAAGCGCTTGTTCATCGGTTAATAGAAGGCCAGCTCTATCCATAATTGCGCGAATTGCGCGGGCCGCATCAGACCATTTACCCATCTATCTTCACCCCCAAAATAGAAAGAGCTTCTCTCATATCAGCTTCTTCCTCTGCGCGCGATAGCACTTCTACTCCGTTACGGTAGAATTTCCCGTTTTCATAGGAGTCCCCAATTTGTACGGCAAGGTCGTTTACTTGAATAGCATTGGGCCACTCATCAGAGTTATACACCATGCCCCACAACACGTTAGAAACAACGCCATTTTCAACAATGGCAAAATTTGTAGCATAATTCATCCTTTTATCTCCTTTTTACGTTAGCGTGCGTTGCGAATTATAACGATGCCAGAACCGCCACTCCCGCTGGTATGAGAAGTGGAGTTGTAAGTACCTTGACCTCCGCCACCGTTACCAGTATTGGCGCCTCCACTTGCGCCATTTCCCACATCGCGGCCACCGCCTTTCCCGCCATTGGAGTAGAGAGTGCCAGATGTTTCAGCAAAAGCGCGTGTTGTGCGTCCTTGCCCAGGACCGGGGTCGCCAAGGTTTGTGCCAGAGCCAGAGCCGCTATAAGAACCAGCTGATCCATCTGTACCGCCAGCACCGCCATTCTTATCTCCAGCTGCGCCAGAACCGCCACCAGAGCCGCCCCAGCCGCCATCACCTGTTGTAAAGGGAGAACGAGTTGACGCTTTTCCCCCAAAACCGCCATTTGCGGAATAGTCGGTAGTATTAAAATAAGTTTGACCACCATTTGCGCCATTGCCATCTGCTGCTGTCGCACCGGCTCCTACAACAATAGAGCAAGAAAAACCTTTCTTTAACTCCATTTGAGTATAGGTTTTTGTCCAGCCGCCACCAGCACCGCCAGAGCCGTAATTAACTAAAGAAGAACAACCGCCGGCGCCACCACCGCCAACGCAAAATACATCAATTAATTGTTTAGACCGAGATTTTAATGTAAAAGTTCCAGAAGTTAGAAACTTAATTTGCCAATTTCCGTCTCCTTCATCTATAAAATTAGCTATACCAGTATAGGTATAATCAGAAGACGTTAGGGGGACGATGCCGCCCGAGACGAAGATTCCTAAACGTCTTGATTGCCTCATTAAGACGCCTCCACGCTACCAGTCAGAATGAAATCTGTTGACGTGATTTTCTTGATAGCAGTAACGCCATAAACTTCGGTCATTTTAGGAGAAGTAGAGGCGCCACCGGGCATCCGAAGTGTACCAGAGCCAGAAAGAGCAAAAGTAACAGTGCCTGCACTTCCATTATGAACTTCACACTCAAAGCCGAGTGGTAAACTAGTTGGAAGGGTGATAGTCAGATTAGTAGTAGTGCTTTTATAGAGGAACTTCCCGTTATCAGTTGCAGCAAGAGTCTTTGCGGTGGAAAATGCTTCGGGAGTAGAAGTAGCTTGCGTGGCAAGAATTTTCCCATTTGAATCTAACTGGGCAAGATTGAATTGAGAAGCAACATTTGCGCCAGTCCAACCAGAGTGAACTACGTCATACTCATTCCAAGTGCCATTTTCGCAAGTTCTTAGCACGACTGCTTCCTACAAGTTAGACTTATAATTTTTAGTGCGGACTTCCAACAGCCGCCGATTGTTCCGAGTTGAATCTTCTTCAGCAGAAAATGAGCTGGCGCCGACATAAGAACCTTCAAAAACAGTCCGGTTAGTGGTACTGTTTGAAGTAGGCATTAGATAAAGAGAAGGGTAAAGAGACGTGGAAATATTGAGGTTCCCCGTCATTGTATCGCCTTCTTTCTTTACTGCGCCAATTTGGTCGCACATTGAGCCATTATCAACGGTACTTAAACCGAGATTTAGAATGGCATTATCTTGTTGATCTTCGGTTAAGCCCTAATTAGATACATCAAAGCGAAGAAAAGTAGCTTTTAATCTTGTCCAGAAGGTCGTTAAACCTTCTAGGCTTAAAAATTTCATTTATCTCATTCCTCCTTTGTCCATCCAAAGACACCCGGCTCCCATGTGTTTGCATCAACATCACTAATCCATTTTGAGCCATTATGAGAAACTTTTGCGCCTTTTTTATAAGCATCTTGCGCGCCAGTCGGTTGTATCCATTCAGACCATTCTTCAACAGAGACGAGTGTCCAGAGAGCTGGTGTAGAATTTGGCGTCCAATTTGTCTAGGAAGTGTGCGCTTGAACGCACTTATATAATTTATTGTCAAATTGAACTCTACTATCAAGACTATATTCTTTATTAGCTTGCCAGATAGGAAAGAGTTCAATACTAGTCAAAGCAATTTCATCAGTGAGAGTTGCGGATAGCTGTTCAATTAGTTGCCGAAGCAATTTGGCTTTTCCTCTTGTCATTGCGCGCCTCCTAATAGAATAGAAAGAGTTTCTTCGGGAGTGAGTTCATCATCGTCAGAAGGCTCTGGGGCAGGTGGGAGGTCATATTCTTCCCAAGTGAGGTCGGTTTTCAGATGGTAGCCTTTACCAGCGGTTTGTGGACAATTCTGAATGATAGACATGATTTCGGTATATTCAGCTTCGGTAATCTCTATGCCGCCGTGTCCGGTTCCGATGGCGACTATGTAGTTATCTGATATTTGTTTGTAGTGTCTCATATTGCCACCTCATAGTGCGAACCACTCGTAATGATCTCCAGCCACAATTTTTGTTGTAGTTGCTACACCACATATCTGCATAACACCGTTAATATCAACAAAATCATTATCCCCGGTTATGTTGTTGTTCGGATAAATACTAGAATAACTTGACCCAGATTGGTGATATCTTCTGCCGTAATATTTATCGTTCTGCCTAACCCAAACACCACAAAGCATTTTGTTTTGACTTCCGTTGCTGTTTATTGAATCAAGCACAAAGGCGAAATAATTTACTTGCGATAAGCCTGTGTCTATATGTATTGCATTGCTCTATGCTATACCTATTATCTTAGTATTTGCAACTATATATGTTCCAGATGTGCCGTTTCTATTACTTGATCCGTCACCTCCAGCCTCAATATTTTCAATCAAACTAGCAAAATCCCTGCCCGCAATGCTATTACTACTACCTATTTTCGCTCTAATTGCATCCGCAATTGCTTTAACGGTCTGCTCTTGAAAAACAACTTGTGCCGCCATTAAAACACCTCTTGCTCTCCATTCAATACATTAGCCGAAGTTTCAGCAAAAACACTCAAAATCTCCGTGTCTGAAATTGCTTCTGGCCCAACGCTGGGCAAATTTTCATAGGTTGTGGAGCCGTCTCCCGCTTTGAGAACAACACTCCCATCCGTGTTGACTACAATAGCTAGCTCACCGCTTAGGAGAGTCGGGTTTGCGGAACTCCATTTCGCTGCGGTATCTCTTTTTAACCGCATACGACCATTTAGAATTTTTTGAGCCATTTAAAGCCTCTCCTTTAAAGGAAAGGCGCGCCCGTGGTTGAACGCGCCTTCCACAAATTTTATTACATGACGGTATTGCTAGTGCCGCAATAGAAAATAAGGACGTCGCCCTCGGTTTGAACAAGATCATTTACGTTGCCAGTCTTGGCAATGGCGGCTAGTCTGTTGATAGCACTATTAACGGTGCTTACAGTAGCTACCTTGTTAGAAGAAGCATTATAAACTCCATCAAAGGTTAGTTTGTCCTGCTTGCCGCTGATGTCTTGGTGCTGAGTAATGGCGCCAATGTCTTCAGCAGTTAGAGTAACTGCTTCAGAACCGTCATAGGTCTTGGAACCAAAACTTAGAGCGGTGGGGTTCTTCAAAGCATCGGGCTTATTCTTAATAAGTGCATCACCGCTAGTAGCGTTCCAGTCGGACTGTACATTCTTCTGTGCGCCTTCTTCTACGCCATTTAGCTTAGTGAGTAGGGCATCAGTGAAGTCATTAGAGCTTAATCCCTTGCCTTCTTCCTTTTGGACATAGAGAGTCTCGTCACCGAGTTCCTGCCATTTGGTACCATCATAGATATATTCCTTCTTGCCAACAATGCAGATATCGCCAGAGTTGCCAGAAGCAGGTAGAGCCTCTTTAATGCCGATGAAGTGGGTCGCGCTGGATAGAGCGGCAGTCTTATCATCAACATACTTCTTGGTTGCAGCATGGAGGTCAGAAGTGGGTGCCCCACTTAGAGTGACTGGGCCTGTGAAAGTACCACCTGCCTTGGGCATTGCGGCATCGGCAGTTGCTTGAGCAGCATCTGCGGCAGCCTTTGCACCATCAGCAGCAGTCTTGGCGTTGTCAGCGGCAGTTTGGGCAGCGGAAGCAGCCTTCTGTACGCCATAAACAGTGGCAGTAGAAGCAGAGTCAGAATTTTTACCGAGTACGGCATCAGCGGCGCCAGCAGCATCAAAAGCACTAGATTCTTGATAAGCTGCACTCTTTAGACCAGTTACAGCTACATCAATAGCTTCACCATCACCCTTCTTCACACTGATTGTACCATTGGTATTACCACTGGTAATAATGATAGATTCAGGGCTGGGAATGGTGAAAGTATCCTGGTCAGTCCAAGTACCGTCTAGTTCTTTAAATTGAAGTTTATAAGAATAATCAGAAATCTTGACAATTTGATACTTAGTGTTAGTATCAGCGTTCTGATTTGCCTTAATGAAGTCGGAAAAGCCAGTAATTTCTGCGGCTTCGTAAGAAGGCTTAGTAGCGGCCTTTGCCCAAGCATATACGTCAATCGCATACGCGCCAATGTACTCTAGCTCGGAGAACTTCTTAGTGCCATCACCAACTTTCATTAGGGTAATGGGTTCTTTGCGAGACACACCAGTTTCAGCAGGAATTACGTCAATTGCAATTTCACCAGCCTTTAGAACAGGGTCATTTGCAATCCAATTTGCATGGGAGTCAACCTTCTGACAAATACGAGTGTTTAGAGTTTTAGTTGCCATTTATAATTAAATCCTCCAAAGAATTAAACGCGGGCGGCGATTAAACCGCCCGCCAAAAATTTATTCTACTGTTAAAGTAGAGTTGCCGCCGTTAAGAATTAGCCAGTCGCCGTCAGTCTGAACAAGTTTCCCTACATTCAGATTTTTAACGGAAGCCGCGCCTTGCTCATCAATCACAACGCCGTTTTCAACATCAGATCCCTTGATTACACCAACGGTGGTGTTAGTAGCAAGAGGAATGTTTACACCCTTTTCTGCAATAACAAGGGCTTCGCCATTCATACTAACGTTTTCAATTACGTTAGCTTGCGCGCCAGCTTCAATAGCGTCTAATTTAGACTTTAGATCATTAGTGAAATCGTTAGTAGAAAGACCCTTGCCTGTCTCTGCATTAACTTTCTCAGCAAGAGCTTCTGCTAAGCCCGCAATCTTGTCTTGAGTAATTTTGCCGGTAGCAAGAGAAAGAGTGCGAGTTCCAGCATCAATTGAAAATTCTTCGCTAACAGCGTTAATGACGTTCTTTTCGCCATCAGCGTTCATGTTAGTTAGCTTTTCAATTAGTTCGGCAGAAATTAGGGTTTTGCCTTCTTCCTTAGCGACATAGGTAGTTTCGGCTTCAGTCTTGGTGAGATAGCCAGACATTTCAATTGTACCAGCTAGAACATCCCAAGATGTGCCATCATAAGCTACGTTATCGCCAGCCTTTACGCCATGTACAGTATCAGCGTTCTTTACATTGTAAACATCGCCTTTTACAGCATCAGCGGGAAGGTCAGAATAATTATCAACGGAACCCTTATAATTTAAAACGGAAGAAAGTTTTTGGTTAACTTCTTCTTTAGTATAAACGTTAGCGAGATTGGTTTCTAAAGTGCCGATCTTCTCAACAAGACCGGGCACCCGAGTTTCACCTTCACCAGTGCCGTTGATTGCGTTTTCAACAACAGTTAGACGAGTGTCTAGACCCTCAACAGTCGTACCAGAAGGAGCAACCCAAGAAATCTTACCGTCAGAACCCTTTACGAGCTGCGCACCAGCAGTGGCCGCAGCGAATCCAAGAAGATCTAGCTTTCCATTTTCATCTTTAGCAAAAACGTTCTCATTAATAACGATTTCGCCGCCAGCTTCTTTTAGAGTTTTATCGGGCTGAATGATGTATAGTTTAGCAGTGCCATTTTCAACAACGGACACCACTTGACCATAATAATAAACAGACTTTTTACTTCCAGCTTCATCAGCCGCTTGCGCAGCCGCTACTGCGGAATCATAACTTTCAAAATAAGATTTTGCATCAAGAGGGAACGCAGTTTGCCTATTGAAAGCTACAGCAAAATCTAGTATGCCGAAATTCATAGCCATATCAGTGTTCCTCCTTAGATAGTGACGTTGTAAGTGTTAGCTTTCTGAACAGCTTCAGCGAACTCACTTACATACACTTTGTAGTCGGCGCCAGCATAGGCATTTGCGCCCTCAACGCTTAGCGTACTCTTTACGAAAGCGCTCTTAACTTCGGCAGAAAGACCATTGACGTCCTTTACAGAAGTAACATCGCGCAGAGTAGCAGGATAAGCAAAGATGACCGCCTTTGCACCAACAGGAATGGAGATGGTAAAGGTTTTACCATTTGTCCATTTTGAATTGGCTTTTCCAGAAAGACCACGAATAGTGGCGCTGGATAGTGCTTCGGGCATTTCGGTTAGAGTGCCATAGAAGCTATTGCGATAGCCGGTAATCGCACTAGAAGTCCCGTTCTTGGAGCCAGCCACAATTGCGCCAGCAGCATAGGGATTACCAATGTTGGTTAGAGGAGTCGCCCCCGTACCATAGGTTGCGGTAGCAGTAACAGTATAGTTGGTGTTATCACCAACCTCCAATTCGGAAAAAGAGCCAGCAGCAGCAGTTCCTTCTTCGTTACGAGTGTCTTTTACTGCCCAAGTTGCAGTCAGTCCAGTATCAGGACCATATTCATAAGAACCTTTATTAAAGGTGGCATTATAAGAAGGAGTTACTTTTGTTCCCACTTCTTTTGCACCGGCGCCACTTAGAGATACACTAACGGAAGGCTGAGTAACTGTGGGGTTCTTTTCCTTTACAAAAATGGTTTCAAAAACTTGCTTTAGATTCTTACCTTCTGCGGCAATAGTGGCTTGACCATTAGTTAGAGTGATGTTACCGATAGCAGAAGTTGTAATAAGGTCTTTAGCAAAATAAACGTTTTCGGCGTTGTAGTTGCCATCCATTGCGGCCCATTCACTGCCGTTGTAAGCATAGCCAGTGTATTGGAACTTATCGCCAGCAATTGCACGCTTAACAATAGCGAGGTCGCCTGTTTGCAGAGCAGTCGCGCCAACCGCGTTCGTGATAGCAGCGTCGTCAGTTGTATCGCCTTCTGCTGTAACTTGGAAAACCTTTGCACTACGAAGTTCAGAATCGCCGCCAAAATAGGGCAGTTCACTCCAAGCTTTTATGCCGTCACCAATTTTAATTTTTGGTGAACCGCTTTCAAGAAATTCAATCCCAACTTCGCCCTTTAGTAGAACTTGGGAATCATTTGCTAACCAATTCGCAGTAGAGTCATTACGAAGAACGATTCTTGTGCGTAAGGTGGTGTTAGCCATTAGCATTTCCTCCATGAATCAATTCAATTTCGTCAAAGGCGCTAATTGGTATATAGCGCAATTCATTTTTATCCCATTGATAAATCTTATGCTCCGCCACCGCCTTGTAAATGTAGTTTTCGTTGCCGACGGAGGGGAAATCATAGTGTGTAGAAGCGTTTACGATGCCAGACACTTCGCTTGGAGTGGGGTCGCCACCTGCAATGTAGGGAAGATCATTCCACACTGTGCGGCCGTCGCCAATTTTAAGCTTATAGGTATCAACTTCAAAACCTGGTTCAGCCAAACGTAGAATAGGGTTGACTTGCACCCACTCCAAAGCTGTGGCACGTCTTACTTGAAATATAGTCTTATAGACCTGTGCCATAGCCGTGAACGTCGCCTCCATCGTAAACTATTACATCATCATCTACAACGTAACTCTCACCAGCTCTTGCTTGGTTGAAAATGGGATTAAAATATTGGATTTGAGAAGCAGACAAATCGTATCCAGCAGACGCAGGGCGGCCGCCGATTGGCGCATCGTTAATAACATCACGAATACGTTCATTGATGATACGGCTTGATTTAACCAGCCCATTAGATAAGAGAACTCGCAATTGAATCATTACGAGGCTGTCTTTCTGACGGGAACGGAATGGAACTTTATTAAAGCAAAGAGTGTCGGGTTCACCAAGAAACACGACAAAATATTGCCCATCAAAGTAACATTCAGACAGGGTTTTTTCCAAAACCAATTCATCATCCTACATATAATCCACCCAAACGTTCTGGATAGAAGATGTATCAAAGGGAAGCCGGAAGTAATGGGTTATAGTGTCTCCGCGTGTAATCATTTCACACTTACCTCCTTATCACATTTCCCAAAATTAAGTAATAAAAAAAGAGAAGGTTCTCACCTTCTCATGCATTGCGGATATCATAAAAGTTTATGGTTTGAAGTTCGGATGCAAATTTTTGTCCAACTTGTTTAACCCATGCGTCCCAGTGATCGCCCTTTCTAAAGAATGGCTCCATATGATATTGAATGAGTTGCGTCACTCGGATTGGATCAGCTTTGTCTATCATTTGAACAAAAAGAGAAAAATAAGCTCCAACATTAGAGTGGTTGTAATAATGAGCAACACCACGATCGTCAAAAGTTTTAACAAAGAACTTACCAATATCATGAAGTTCAATGGCCATCAAAATAGTCGGAGATTCAACACCGTCCTTCATAGCATCAAAAAACGCGGCGTTCATGTGATCCCCTATTGTGGGAAGTTGATGATGAGGATTATCATGGGGAATCTCATTTTCCTCAAAATACATTTCTCTAAACCAGCTTTTCCTCTCATAGAAGGGATAGTAAATTTCAATAGAATCAATTCCCTCCCAATAGCATGGCATTTGAAATTGACGAAGTTGACGGTTAATTACGTCCCTTCCAACGTGGCGGACGCGATTTTCATCATTAGAATAGAGCTGCCCTAAACTAGTTGCTACGACAATAGTAGTAATATGAACTTCTGGAATCGCAGTGCGCACTTGCTGGATTAAGTGCTTCCTTTTGCGACACCAAATGTTGCAAGCATCAGCCACAACCCAGTTGTTATCAGCGCGCAAAGCGTTCACAATACGGTCATTGAAGATTTGAAAAACTTTGGTTGGATTGGATTGAACTGATTCATCTCCAAACAGTTCCTTGCGAATTGCATCAGAAGACACAATAACCGCGCCCTTCTGTTCCATTTTAGAAGCAATCGTAGATTTTCCGCTGGCTGCCAATCCAACCAAAATTGTCAATTGTTTCATTTCTTACTCCATTTCTGATTCAATTTTATCGTGCGATTCGTTTACTTCAAGAGCACCAAGCTGCTTTAATAGCTTCCGCATTTTAGAACTATTGCCGCAAACTTTCTTCAAAAGCGCCCACGCAATGCCGTCTGCGCGATGATAAGTCATCCCCTCCATTACATGAACTTTAACTTTGTCCCCGTCACGAAACTCTACAACGGTAGTCTGCTTTGCATCATTAAACCAAGCGCGACGAATTAAAGATTCAGGTTTTTCTGCATTAGACTGTCCAATTTCGTTTGCCTGAAAAATGGTTTTGAATCCAGCCACGGCATCAAGAGAAATCCCAACCACCTTAACCGCTGCATTACGATAATTATTATCGGGCAATTCGGGACGAGTGGCATCCTTCGCTACAATATGGTAGGAACGACCCAATTCCATTTTTATGTTCGGTGCAACATTAAAACTGTAAGCACGCCCTTTAGTTCCTTCAAAAGTAACTTGTACACTATACGCTTTCATTTTAATTCCTTTCACACTTAGATAAAATGTCCACAATTTTCTGAGCAGCTTCTTGCTTATCGCCACCTTCTTCATTTAACCATTGTTCAAATTCAGGAATGGGTTCCTGCCACTTCCCATCTACAACGTTCATCATGTATTTAAGAAGTTGCGCGCCGCGTGGGGTTAAATGGTAATTATAAAAGCCCAAGCGATAGAGAAAATGTTGCCAAAAACTTTTAAAGCTCATTGAGAGAAGTTTTCCCTTTCTTTTTCTATATATAGTATACAATAAAAATAAAAGAAAATCAAATTTCTAGAGATGGAATTTTTATTGTAATTTGGTAAGCCATAGGTTGAGACGTCATATTGAAAGTGCCACTCGGCAAACCCGGCTCCGCACCGTAATCCCAATGGACGCCAGCGTTTTGTAGTTTATCTTCACTTAATTTACCAGACTTAATTTCAAATTTAACTTCGCCTTCTCCTTTAGCCAGGTTGTCACGAATATTGCGAATGATATTAATGGCGGGAACGATATGACCTGCAATTAAGTAGAAATCATTGTAAGTAGTTTGTCCCAAATCAAGAGCGTCATTTAACCTCTCATTAATTTGATTGGTGATTTTGTCTGAAACCGTCATTTCAAGTCGCAAAATTTTGTCTGCGTTGGATAGAAAGAATGGTACAACCATTGCGTCTACTTTTCTAAAACGATTATAAATTTTCTCATATTTTTCGGTTGCATCTGGGACTGGCTTATTGTATGAAAAGCGGCTATAGAACTCTTGAAAAGGAGACAGGTCTTGCTGTAGACGGCTTGTAATGAAATTACCCCAAGACATAGAGTTCTTAAATTCAACGAAAGTGTTTTGTCCACTACCTTTAAGAGAATAATTCTTGACCTAATAACCCAAGCTGCTAAGAAAACCGTCAATTTGAATTTCTTGCCCTTTATCATTTCGGATGGGGCCCGCCGCCATTACGGGAACATTTAACCCAACCGTATCACGCATATATTTGAAGAAAGAAGTCCAATAGAGTTCGCCCAAAAAACCTTTTGCAGAGGCGGCGCTCATATTTAAATCATAGAATAGCCGCCAGTCATTGCTGAGTTCCTTTGCAATGTAAGAGCGAGCGGGTTCTCCAATTGAAAAAGAAGCGTTTAAATCTTTAACAATTGCTTCATAAATTTTAGAAGTATCAATCAAGGCTCCGCTCTTAACTTCACCGTCTATTTTTGAAATATAGGCCCAAAGACGTTCTTTGTAAGAGGCAGGCGTATTCTCATCAAACGAGACTCTCCATTTAGTACCACTAGCACCTGAAATGTTTTTTCCTTTTCCAATTTGTTCAACACTGATATAACCGCTCAAACCCTTCATTTGCTGACCAAAATCGCCTTGGCGGTAAGTATTCTTGCCAACTTTTTGAAAAGACCGCTTAATTGCACGAGTTGAAGTTCCCGTAGCAGAGTTCAAGGCTGAAATCATCATATCGGCCGCGCGCAATGCAGTTTGGTTAGCGACTTCATTTTCTCTATCTTCAACCCAAAGTTCTGTTAATCCACTTTTAGCAAGCAATTCATTGGCTAGCTCTGTAAATTTAATAGAATTTAATACATCATTAGTTGATGCCCAGGCGCCTTTACTTCCGTCTACTAAACGAGCCGCGCCACTTTGGTTCCAATTGTTTAAAGCTGACTGAAGCTTTTCAATTGTCATTCCGTTGGAGAAAAATTTATTCCATCTATTTTCCAAAGTTAAAATTAAATTATCAAGGCGCGCTAACTACTCTGCAAAAATCTTTTCCTTATTTAGCCATAAGTTAGTATGCTTCCACCCACTATTTATAATACCCATTAGAGTGCCTTGCGCGCGAATGACATTTTTTATTTCAAGATTGGTTTTTTCCTGTATAGACAAATCTGACATTTTGTCCTCCTACATATAAAAAAATGGGGCAGAAGTCAATTTGACTTCTACCCCACGGCATATATTTTAACAGGCTCTACTCATTTCGCAAATTAAAGAAAAGAACACATAATAGTGAAAGCGAAATTTTCAAACCTGGGGCTGTCTTTTCCTTCCGGCAAAGACAAGTAGGAAAATCCTTTGTAAACTTTATGCCCAAGACGCACAAACATAGTTTTTCCAATGATCTAATAAACTTAATAGCTTGTTGGTTGCTGTTTGCGCCTTATTTTTCATACATTACTAATGTATGTCTCAGGTGGGAAACAAGAAGCAAATCATTCATAAAGAACCTCCTATTTCACTTTAGAGAAATACGTTTAAACAAATAAACCTTATCATTTCCCGACAGCGCCATATTCCTGCCATTATTTGCGCATTGGCTCACCTAACTATTGTTTCCTTCAAGGTGGGAAGGCGATACTTCATCTTTACGCTTCTATAAGTATGAAGCCTCGGTATTTGTTAAACTGGAAAATTCGCTTGGTCGTTCATGAAGCGTATAACGACCTCCCCAATTCACGCCGCGTGGAGGCTTTTCCTAGTGTGAATCTGGAGTTTTTTGGCCAGAAACTCCGAAACTGTTTAGCGCCGTAATGCCGACAAAGAGGAGGGATGTCTATAAGCTCTATAAGCGCTAATAACACTTTTGATAACAGAGTGCCAAACTGTATGGACGCAGGGAAACGATTTGAACGTTCACAATGCCTGATAATGAGTCAGGTGAGATACCAGATTTCTCTACCCTGCAATAACAACTAGAGTCGTGAAGTAAAGATTAGCAGTCTTTTTCAATATCATTAATTTGCTGTATGACCCTAATAAAGTGGCGAGGGCGGAGAGTGTACCGTCTCTCATCTCCCGGGTTAGAGCCGGGCATCTTACGGTTTTAGACGACGCCCTGTTTAACTTTCTATAAATATTATAGCAGAAATTTTTCCGAATTTCAAATTTTCAAGTCTAGAATTTTTTGTTCCAAATCAATCCAATCTAACTCAACCAAAACATCATCAGGCGCAAATCCCAAAGAACTCATATAGTTGAAATAAGTATTTAAGTTTAAGCACTGCGCGCCATCTCCACGAAAAAGCTTTTCCTCAATAACAATGCCGCCGCGCCATTCAAACTTTTTTGGATCAATATATCTGACCTAAACTGGCCAAGGATAATAAAATTTATCTTCCATTTGGACTCCAAAATTAAGAAGCGGCGGTGCGTTCTTCTCCTACGCCTAGACACGCAAAGCGTTGGTCTGCGTAGCCACAACCTCTCCAACATACCTAGAAGCAGTCGCCGCTCTTAACAAAAGAAACACTGTGGAACTTCGGGCACCTCACTCCATCGCCACCAAGTAAGGTCATTCCAATTATTTCCTTTTCTTTTCTATAATTCCCGTTTTCCTATCAATAGCCACGATGTTTTGTTCTCAAAAAGAAATTGGTTAGCCCAAATTCAAATATGAAAACAAATCTTTAAAACCGCCAAGGTCGTTCACATCTACCTTCATTCGGAGACTGCCATAGTCCCTGACGAAGGCATCGCGCAAACTATCATATTCATTGCGCGCCTTACGAAGTCTATCATAGGCTTCTTCTACTTCGGCCTGTCGCTTATTGCGTTCAGCCTTCTTCGCGTTTTTGCGTTCCTCTGCCGCACGCTTTTCAGCAAGAAACTTTTCGTCTGCTTGCTGACATTCTTCAGCAGTCTTATAGAACTCATTAGTCAATTCACTCATATATAACATCTTGTGTATCTCCTTCCGTTTCTAAAAGCTGTTTACGCAATCTTCGCGAATAGCGTTTAGAACTTAAATAATAATCAAAAGGTTCCCAGAAGCCGTCATCTGCACAAAGGACTGATTCAAAAAATTCTTCATTCATCAAATTCACGCTCCATTGTTTGCTTAGGATATTTTTCTTCAGCTTTATCACGCCGGTCACGAAAAATTTTAGTAGATGGATGAACTTGCCCCCAATCATTGCGAATAGACTTAATAACCTCTAATTGGGTGCGAGGTTTAGTCTTTTTCTTTTTACTCATTGGAAGCACTCGCCTTCTGGGACTGTAAAATGGCCCAAGCGGGACAATCGGCGCAATCAAAGCGGCAACATTTCTTGCAAACATCACCGCTTGGCGCCACGCCTGTCTCATGAAACAAATCGTGCCTACCGCCAACGCAATCTTGGACTTCAACTGCAAGGCGATCTTTCAAGTCAAAGGAAAGAAGAGAAAGAAGCTTTTGATAAAGTTCATCAGCTTGCGCCAACGTCAGTTTATCAATAGAGAAGGTAGTCTTGAAATTAGCACGTTTACAGGCCATTCGGTTATCTCCTTTTCACTTTCTATATATATTATACCAGATTTTTTAAGGATTTTCAAAATTCTGAGGTTAGAAATTTTCTTCAAAAGAAAGAACTCGGTCAAAGCATTTTTGAAGCAAAACTTCAAGCATAAAGTCGGTTGCTGTCAACAGAGTCTGCCCATTTAAAAACCGAATTAGATTTTTGAAAGTACCTGCGCTTTGTCCAGAACAGAAGATAACATCTTCGCGATTGGAAAGGAAAGTGTCATTGCGCGCCTGCACATTCCAAAGAATTAGTTTGGGAGCTTTACTATAACCAGCTTGATGGAACTGGTAGGTTAGCGTGTCCATGAAATCGTAAGAGTAATCTGGCCGCATATACTGGTCAATTTCCATATCAGAAATTACGATGAGGGCTTCGGGGAGTTCTTCTTCTGGTACATTGTAAGCAATGCAAGTGTCTAAAATCTTGTGCATTGCCGCGCTCAAATTGGTGGAATAGCCGCAATAATGCGTTGCCTTTCTAACTGCTATTTGGAGGTCATCATTGTCATTCAAACCGATGAAACGTGGGTTGGAAGTGAAAGTCATAAACTGATTATGAAAAAGACCTGCATTGCGTTGTGCAAAATAAATGCCCAATCCAATAGAAGTTTCTATTGGCCGCCCAGACATTGACCCGCTAACATCAGACATCACAAGAAAATTATGCGCGCCATCTACATAATTAGGTAATGCCTTCCACTGTTGTTCAACCACATCAGAATAGTGACCAGCTAACACCTCATGAATTAAATCATAAGGGAATAAGGTTGAAGCCTTAATCACTTTATTACCCTTTTTCACACCTTCAACGTAAGCATTAAAACGCTCAAAGTCATGACGAGAGAAAGCCCTACAATAATTTTTCATTGCATAGGAAGGCACACTCTCATATACAATAGTTTCCCATTGCTGCGCCGTCATCTTAACTTCAACTACATTCAAGTAGCGGCGCAAAGCAGACAGAGTACGACGATAATGAGGTTCGCTCCATCCAAAAGCTTGACAAGCGCGCCGTGCAATGCGGCGAGTTTCTTTGCTAGAGCTATTTATAGACTTCATCCATTTTGCCAGCAATGTTGCGGGCTGACCTTTTTGCATTGCATTAATGTCAGAGGTCAACACTTTCTTAACGTACTTCCACATCTCATATTCACAAGATGTATCAATCAGTGCAAATAAATTGTCCCAACGAGTAAAGAAAGGAACATTCCCCATATTGGCTAGTGCCACAATAGGATGATGCTCTCCAAGCTAATGATAACAAATCTTAAAGGTGCGACGCTCGCCAAGTCCGCCACCTTCACGAATTGAACCCAGATAAAAAAGAAGCCGCAATGCGAGGTCGCGATTTTCATTGTATGCTTCGGCAAATTTATGTTCAATTTCAGCGGGCATAAGTGCACGCAGTGCCCCGCCCTGCGCAAATAAGTCAAGTAACGCTTTGCCAGTTGTATTGTAAGCAAAAGCTCCATTTTCAGTTAGGGTCTTAGTAGTTTCACAACGCATCGCATCTGCAAAATTCATTTCTATACCTCCAAGGCTCGTTTAACCTTCAATTTCTAAATATAGTATAGCAAGAATTTTGAAACTTTTCAAATTTTTAAAAAAAGAAGGTTCCTAAAAAAGAAACCTTCCTATCATATATTAAATATATAATAAATACCACAAATTTTTTAATTTAACAAGTTTTCTCTATCATGAGATTCGCCCATTTGAGAATTTTTAGATTTGTGATTATCTATCATAGGTTGAGCAGGCGCAGGCTTTTGTTTGACGAGATCTTTTGCTAGTGAACAAGCGTCATCAATCATCTTGGAAATTTTTTTCAATGATTCATCATCAAGTACAAAATTAATTTGAGCAGCGCTGGATTTAATCATCCCCATAACCCACTCTTTCTTTTCAGCGCCTTTGGTATAGAGTTCTTCGGCCTTTGCCATATAGCGGAAGGTCATTTCAACGAGGGTATTCCAATTCTTTTCCTTTATTGCGGCTTGGACAGTTTGAACTAGTTTAATAACTAGGGGAATACAAACTGCTAAGCCAGACAAAATGGAAATAATAGTTTGTAAGTAATCCATTTATTTCTCCTTTAATCAACTGGTGTTTCATCCGCATCTTCTTGTGATTGCGCGGATAGCAAGTCCTTATATATATCAGGGTCAAAGCCCTTTATTTTAATGAGGTTTTCTGCTCGGGCCTTCCAAAAATAGAAAGACGTTGCAATAGTTGTTGAGCCGCCAATGTAAATTAGAAGAGGGTCAATGTTGGTAGGGTCAATAATGACGGCGTAAGTGCCAACTGCAATACCAAACAGATAACATATCATGAAAATGGTTGAGATTAGTTTGGAATAGGATTCACAGAGGGAAGGTAATTTTTTCATAGTTTCTTCGGACTCCCATAAGCTGTCCAAGGCGAAAATTTATGGATTCGTTTATCTTGGAAATTATAAGCGCGCCGATTAGTATTTTTAGTTAATTGTAGACCGTATGCACCGCCAATACATTCTGCGATGTATCCGCCACCGCAATAAATGCCGATATGTCCATTGCGCCAAGCTAAATCGCCAGGCTACGGCTTTGAGGTAGTTGTGCAATAACGTCCATAAAGGCTATTGGCATTTGCATCAAAACCAGACCCCTGGATTTTTAATTTACGCCATACCCCAACTACAAAGCCAGAACAATCGCATCCGCCCATTTCGTATCCATATTTTTCACACATTTCGCGCATCATATCATCGCGGCCGTTATCCCAATATGGGGCATAGCTTTGACGAGCAAAGTATTTTTCCAGTTTTACTTTCGTCATTATATTGGGTTTAAGATCGCTATTATAAAGATTGCCACCACGAATATAGAAGGCATAAAGACGTTCAGGATTATTATAAGGATCAATTGCCCAATTTAAAGCTTCTAAAACGACTTGGCGCCGTTTAGTACTAACAGTGGCAAGATCTTTTTCAATTGCCTTAGCGGCAGTTGCACCGATGTGAGATGGGATTGTAATAGAGGAGGGTGGAGTTGGTTGCGGTTCCGGCTTGGGATCGGGTGCAGGTTCGGGTTTTTCTGCAAATAGCGCGGCCCATGTTTTAGGCCCAACAATGCCATCTACCTTTAATTTATTGTCCTGCTAAAATTTACGAACCGCTCTGTAGCTATCGTTGCCATAGCGGGGTAATTTCGCAGATTTAAGATAACCTAACTCTAATAATTTATTTTTTACATAGGAAACGTCGTCTCCTATCATATAGCGTTTTATTAATCTAGTATATTGCATATAGGAAACCTCCTTTTCCCCTTCTATAAGAAGTAGAAAAAAGTTGATTTTCTCTTGTTTATATGGTATAATTATATTATAAATGTATAAAGGAGGAATTATGGATTACAAACTATATGATAAAGCATTAGGTGCTTTAACTAGTCATTTACTTTATTTAGCGAATCAACATAATGGCGTCATTCAGCTTGGCAGCTTTGATCCTCGCAATAAAGCTCATTTGTGCGCCTTACAATGCGCCAACTTTGTTAGAGATGCAATTTCAACCACTACAATTAAAATCGAAATGCCATTTTTTCCTTGGTTATTTCATAAAAAATTCCGGGATTGTCAACGCGCGCGATGCACAGAAAAAACTAACACTTTACTAAAAGTTGTAGAAGAAGCTAATCAATTCAACCCAACAATTTGGGAGGAAATCTATAATGCCTATTACAATAAAAGAAGAAAATCCTAAAATTGAAATTTATTGCGACGGAGCAGTTAGTAAAAATGGCACGAGCAATGCAATTGGTGGATGGGGTTTTGCCATTTGGATAAATGATATTCTTTTCCATGAATCATTTGGGAAAGTTGAACATCAAGCCACCAATCAACGGTGTGAACTACTCGCCGCAATCAACGCTCTTGATTCTATAGTAACGGCCAAATATGAAGTATCTGTTTTTTCAGATAGCGCGTACCTTTGTAATGCTTTTAATGATAAATGGTTTGATAAGTGGAAAAGGACAGGCTGGCTTAACAGCAATAACCAGCCAGTTGCTAATCAAGACCTATGGGAAAAGTTAATTCCCTATTATTATAATAAATCAATCCATTGGGTTAAGGTAAAAGGTCATGCTAATAATGCTAGAAATGAGTATGTAGACGCATTAGCTGTCCAAGGACGCTTATCTTGAAAATTTGACAAATCAATTCAAAAAGGCGTATAATTTAACACAGAGAAACTATTATTATATAAATAAAAAGTATATACCCTACCTAAGATAAGAATATTATAATATTATATTATTATATATAATATAATAAGAGAGTTAGCGGTCCATCATTATTGCGGCTGCCATTAAAGGAGCAATATGAATATTTACATTATTAACGGCAGTGCGACTAGCGGCAAGTCCACTTTTTGTAAACAAGTATGCCGATTAATTTATCCATATGGAGAAGAATTGTCTACTGTTGATTTAGTAAAAAAGCTAGCGCAAGAAGCTGGTTGGGATGGTAAGAAAACACCAGAAGCGCGACGCGGCCTTTCAAACTTGAAAGATGTGCTGACAGTTTGGCTAGACGCGCCAGTCAACGATATTAAAAAATCCATCAATAATAAAGTTTGTTGGTTTGATTCTTATGGAATGGATATTGAAAAATTGACTTTCTTTATTAATGCGAGAGAGCCAGATGAAATCCGGCGGCTCTGTAAAGAATTTAATGCCAAATCAATTCGTGTAATTAGAGATGTGGCAGATAACGCTTGGGCTTCTAATCATGCTGACGCAGATGTCAAATTTTATGACTATGATATTTACATTGACAATAATGAAGGCCTAGAACAGTTAGCAATGACTGCCTTAGATTTTGTAAAAAAAGAAAATTTGCCATTAAGAAAAGGCACTTTTAAATTTGACGAAAATTGGAATTTCAAGTATAATAATATTATAGAAAAATAAAGGAGAAATTAAATGCTCGGTTACATTGATGGCTTTGACTTTAAAGAAATGGAACCTCAACGTTATTGGGCGCCGCCGCAGAGTTGGCCTGATGAAAAGAAGAAGGCTACAACAAAAATGAGGGTCTTTAGCGGGGAATTTTGGGGAGCTGAAAAGAAAGACGGCTATTTCATGAAATTCGTAAAGGACGACGAAGGAAACATGATGCTGCTTAGCCGTTCGCGCAATGTAAAGGGGGAATTTCCGAATAAGATTGAGTGGGTGCCTCATCTCCAACCCTTTTTTGATAGAGTTCCAAACGGGACTTGCTTCCTTTGCGAAATTTATTTGCCTGACAAACCCGGTTCTTCTAATATAACGACTTTACTTGGATGCTTAAAGGACAAAGCAATTCAACGGCAGCAATCAACAGGCAGTTTTCTTCATCTTTATGTTTTTGATGTGTTGGCATATAATGGAGAGAGCTGGATGGCGCGATGTGCAAAAGATAGATTTGATTCTCTGCCATCTTTGGGAGATCTTTATGAAGATAAATTCTGTCATTTCGCCGTATACTATAATGGTGGCGAACTTTGGAACAAAATTCAATCCTATTTAGCGGCTGGTCTTGAAGGTGTTGTCATTACCCGTGATGGCGCGCTGTATCAGCCGGGTAAACGGCCTTCTAAGGATTGTCAAAAGGTAAAGAAAGAAGTGCGACAAACCATTGATCTCGTTGTATTGGGTGCTAGTTCACCTACAAAAGTTTATACTGGTAAATCAATGGAAACCTGGCCGTATTGGCAAAATACAAAAACTGGGGAAATGCTTCCCGTTGCTTCTCATTGGCGCGAATGGTATGATGGCGCACCGATTGAGCCAGTTACTAAACCCTATTATAACAAATGGGCTGGTAGTTTAGTCCTTGGCGCCAAACGCAATGGGATAATGATTCCAGTTGGCAATTTGTCTGGACTGACAGAGGAAGTTCTTAAAAATTGGCGAGATTATGTTGGTAAAATAGTAGAGGTTGGCGCAATGGAAGTCCTAAAAAATGAAGATGGAAATTTTTCAGGATTACGTCACCCTAAATTCATCTGCTGGCGCGAGGATAAAAATGAAGAAACAGCAACAACATGGGAGGAACTGAGCGGCAATGTCTAATGAAATGAAAGACTGGATGCGCGATCGCGACGAAGAAGAACGGCTCAACAATGAATTTTGTAAGCTCCATCCATGGGCGCTTGCTAGAGATTGGCGAGGCGAACCTATTTATGGTTCTAATATGATGGATAATTTTATGCCTGGTTGGCGCAAAGCATTTGAAGATTCCTTTGTAAAGGAAATGGACATTGCCTATAATGCTCTGCCAGACAATGAAAAAGAAGATTTTTATTTTCTTCAAGTTAAAGAAAAATATGGCAGACTTACCATCTATCCAACTTATTATAGTAGTGAAATTGACGCAGTTCTTTCCAAATACGAAGATTTGAGTACCAGAACTTGTTGTAACTGCGGTGTGCCGACTGAGTTCCATACAAAGGGATGGGTGCTGCCTCTTTGTCAAAAGTGCGCCGATAAACGAGGTTTGAAAGTTGAATCCGGTATCTCGCTATGAGGCTAAGGTCATAACAATTTTACAAAAGGCTGGAATTGCATTTGAAAAGGAGAAACGTTTTTCTGACCTTCATTATGGTCATTATCGGTTTGACTTTTATTTACCTCTTTATAATTGTTGCATTGAAGTGAATGGTGAACAGCACTATCAATTCACAAAACGTTTCTATCGTTATCAGCAAGATTTTTGGAAGGCACAATGGCGCGACCGTCAAAAAATTTCATATTGCTTGGCGCGTGGGATGGATCTTTATTGCGTTCCATTTTGGGACATAGACAAAATTTCCAATATTGGAGAGTTATTAAATCCAATTTATATCGCTCATTCAAAATTTCATAATGATGAAGCGTGGAGAAGGTATAGGAAATCTTGATATAGAATACTTCTAACTGTAGGGAAATTCTTGTTTGGAGGTTCCGTAAATGGAATATGTTCGGGATATTGCCTCTATTGTTAGTTTGGGAGTAGCGCTATTCACGCTATTTGGCCTATTAACAACACGCGGTCACGACTTTTTTATTAAAGTTTATAAAAAGTGTCATGCCGCTATTTTAGAGACTGATTAGCAGCAAGATGACCAAATTAAATATTTGGTTGAAATGGTAATGAATTTAGCCGAACGTTCAGATATTAATGAAGCCGTTGCACGGCAAGATTTAAGAGACAAACTTAAAACAATTTATTACCGTTACTGTGATAAAAAAATCATTCCTCTATATGAAAGAAAAACCGCAGATTCAACTTATGAAATTTATAGTAAAAAGTTGCATGGAAATAGCTATGCAAAACTAATTTATGATGAAATAGTGAGTTGGGATATTGACCCCACGGGGCACGTTCCAGAAGATGATGAAGATGGAGAGAAAGTTTGACTTTCTCTCCTTTTTATGTTATAATAAAAATAGAAAAATGGAGGAAGGAGTTAATGGAGATTGTTTTAATAGTTTTAGCTATTTTGGTTGCGACGGGTAGCTTTTTTTATGTTTACAAACAAAATAAGGCATATCGCGCAAAGTGGGAAGAACTTGATGCAGCAAGTGAGAAACTTATCCAGCAATCTGAAATAGTTAGACAAAAGAATGAGGAACTTGAAGAACGACTGGCGGCAACCAAAGAATTAGATGTTCTTTAGGATGAGCTGCGAGTTGCAAAGCAAAACCGCGATACGATCAATGCAGATATTCTAAAAAGAAAAGAAGTTGAAGAACAAAAGGATTTTTATCGTGTTCAGCTTTCTGATTCTGACCATAATGATATTCAAGTTTTAAACGAGGTGCGGCCTAGCCTGCGTAAGCCTGAAATTTTAAATAAATTTATCTATGACAATTATGTGGCGCGCCCTGCAAAAGAAATGGTAAAAAGAGTGTTGCAAAACAGGAAAATTTGCGGCATTTACAAGATTACTTACATACCCACTGGCGAAGTTTACATCGGACGTTCTGTAGACGTTGGCGTTAGATGGATGACGCACTTAAAAACAGCTTGTGGGCTTGAAGCTGCGGCAGATTCAATGTTTCATAGAGCGTTGGCGCGCTATGGAGTGGATAAATTTACATGGGAACTATTAGAAGAATGTGGTAAGGATGAAATAAATGCCAAAGAAAAATACTATATCCAATTCTTTGATACGACTAGATTCGGTTTCAATCAACGAATTGGTTAAAAAGAAAGATTTTGAATTAACTTCAGCGCAAAAGCTCATTATTAATGCACCAGAAGCAAAAATTGTAATAGAAGCATCTGCCGCGGCTTTGAAAACTACAACTTTAACAGAACGAGTACGCTATTTATTGAAAAAAGGTCACGACCCTTCTAAAATTGCAGTTATTACATTTACCAGAATGGCGGCTTCTGAACTTGTAACACGGTTAGGAGACGATAATTCTGCCGAAATGTTTGTTGGAACTATCCATTCATTGGCAGGCCATTTTCTTTCAAAAAATGGACATGGCGATTTACTTCCTAAAATTTGCGAAAATGTTGAATTTGATAAACTGTTTGAGTTTTGCGAAGAATTTAACTTAGATATTTCAAAAGATTTTGACACGGTTTTCCTAGATGAAGCGCAAGACAGCCCCGCTAATCAGCTTCACTTTATTTTTGATATGATGCGGCCCGCGAATTTTTGTATCGCTTTTGATGAAAAGCAAACAATTTTTTCTTTCAATGGAGCGAACCCCCAACTTTTGCGGGCTTATTTGGATAGGGAAGAGGCAACATTCTATCCTCTAAAAGAGAATTTTCGCTGCGGTAGTAGAATTTTGGATTTTGCACGAACCATAATCCGGCGCGATGGTTATATAGATGATTCAATTGCGGCGAGAGGCGTTGAGGGGAAAGTAATTATTTGCGATTGGATGCCTCATCTATTAGAAGACTATGTAAAAAAAGACGGATGCTTTGGAGATTGGGCTATTCTTACCCGAACGAATAGCGATTTGGCGCAAATGGCTAATCTTCTAAATCACGTTGAAATTCCTTACATTACATTTAAACAAAGTGAAATCACTCGCTCTGAATTAATTGGCGCAATGAAAACTAACCGAGTGAAGCTTCTTACAATTCATTCGTCTAAAGGTTTAACTTTTAATAAGGTTCTTGTCTATAACCCTGTTTGGTTTGGAGACGACGCTGTACGTATTAATTATGTAGCAGCAACTCGTGCGAGAGATTTGCTTTTATGGTGCAATAGCGCACCCAAAAGAAAAAAGAACCAAAATTTTAGAGGAAAATATACATCATGGGAGTAATGACTGTTTTTATTTGCTGCGTGCTTTTATTAGGCATGGTAATTGGGAAATTAGCCAATGATGATAATCATCATTACAGATATTAAAAAAAAGACTACACGATTTGTGTAGTCTTTTCATTTTATGCTTTTACAACTTTAAATACAGAGGGCTAAATTTCAATTACTTTATAGCCAGGTGCAACAAAGGAGCCTTTCATTGCATCATCGCCTTCTTCTGGACTCCAACCATAGAAAGTACCACCATAAACTTGAATAGACTCCACTGAAGTACCATTCTTGACATTTAGAAGCTCAGTTTGTTTTTCGCCTTCGGCCATTTTATATTCGCCGCCATAGATGCGAACAATAGAATTTTCAGCATAGACACATTCGCCCGCTCCTTCACTACAAAGATAGGTGCCGCCATAAATGTCAATTTTTGCATCATGATAGGCACTAACTGGAATTGTATTTTGACCCTTACCGGAACTTACGATACCATTTCCACGAATTTCCATTTTTGCGCCATTTTGTGCGCAAAGTAGCCAATTAGAACATTCAGCAGTAGCTTCAATTTTCTTGCCATTTAGGTCAACTTCTACATTAACTTTTCCATCAGCAGTGATTTCCCCGGCTGCCGCAATGTCATTGGCAACGATTAAGTTTTTACCTTCTTTAATTGCGGCGGTTGCGGAAGAAAAATCTTTTGGTTGGGTAGTGCTATTAACTAGGCTATCCAGCATAGACATTAGAATTTGAGGGTTTGTATTTTCAGGAGTTTTTAACACATATGAGAGAATTTGATTTTTAGTCATTTCTGATACCTCCTATTGTAATTCTCCAATTAAAAGTCAAGAAAATTGATTTTCTTTTTGTTTTGTGGTATACTTTATTATATAAATGAAAAGGAGGAATTTATGGAAAAAGTTTATATTAGGAGCGATTGGAAATGACAGATCAAGAAAAGCGTGAACAGTTAATTAAGTCTTATGAGGGACAGATTACCTATCTTCATAAACGAATTGAAAGAGATAAGCGCAGAATTGCCACAAATCGGAGAGTAAAGCGAGATCCATCTGATGACATCATTCACAGCGAATGGTTAATTGAGAAATGGCAAGAAAGAATTGATATGTGCCGCAATGGTGTCCCACTGGAAGAATTTGTCGGGAAAAGTTTGCCTAGAAAGGGCGAACCAAAGGTGCGGCGCATTAAGCCTAAGAAGCCCAACAAGAAGAAGAAAAAGAAGGTGAATCAGAAAACCAATGAAGCAAAAGAATTGTCCTAATTGCGGCGCGCCTTATGATTTATGGCGAGTTTGTTGTCCTTATTGTAATACACCCTATTTAGATTTAACTTTTTTTGATTTGGATTCCGCAGACCCTATTTTTCTTCGTTTTAAGGCTAAGTTTAATGGGACCTCTGTTGTAATTACTCAAAAAGTAAAAATTGTTCCGGGCACTTCTATGACATTGGGCAGTTCAAGCCAAAATTTCTATGGCGGCATTGGATTTCAAAAAATAGGCAACTTAGTTGTAGATCAATCTGTGGATACTGTAATGTCTTTTAAAGGAGTTCCCTTTGGAAATGGAGAGTTAATGAGAATTGAGGTGGTGGATAAATGAATTATAATGCAAATGATATTGTGAGCTTATCACCTGGGCGGGCTTTTCGTCAAAAAATTGGGATGTATTTGTCTGCTGATCGGCAAGAAGCAATCAATCTTGGATTGCGTGAACTAGTTGTAAATGTTCAAGATGAATTTGAAGTTTATAAACCAAAGAACCCCTATATTAAAATTCATTTGGACTCCAAAACTCGGTGCATTAGCGTCCAAGATAATATGAGAGGTATCCCTGTAGGAGAAAGAGATGATGGAGTTAATTCACTTACTGCTGCCTTTCTTATCCCACACTCTGGAGGGAAGCACAATGAAGGTGCTTACTCCAGTGCGATTGGTATAAACGGTTAACACTGAGCCGTTATAAAAAAGTTTGAATTGCTGGGGAACCCCTTAGAGCCTAATAAACTACAACAGAATCAGCAATGATAAATGTGAAGGTTTGAAAATTGTTAGGATTGGGCAATCAGCAGCGAAGCATCTAAAGTATATGCCTCATGGGAGGTAATCGATGGAATGGAAATTATCTTGTGGAGAAATTGTTCTCATAGATGAAGAAGATTATAATAGAATTGATAAAAATGGGTGGTATTTATCTGATAAATATCATGGTGGAGACCACAGAAAAACTAGATACGTTGTTCATGATATTTATGGAAGGTTGCATAGACATATTTTAGGGATAAAGAAAAACGAAAAGAAAAATATTATTATAGACCACATAGATAGAAATGGGCTAAATTGTCAACGAAATAATCTAAGAATTGTAGATACTTCATCTAATAAGAAAAATCAATCCACAACAAAAGTAAACCAATTTAATTTCAATGGAATTTCTTTGGAATATAATAGGCAGAAAGATTATTTAAGATTAAAAGTTTCTTTTAATAAAGAGAAGCTTAAACATTCGACAAAAAGTTTTTCTTTTGGCAAATTTGAAACTATACAAGATTGCTTAAAAGCGGCAGTTTTGTTTAGAATAGAGCAAATGAAATTATATGGGTATACTTTAGATGAACGTTCAACGACTATCGAAACTGAATTAAAAATAATCATAATATTGATATAGAAGCATTATTAGATATTAATTTGAAAGAAATAATCAGGAGTAGAGTAGACTCAAGCGAGTCAAAGTGGACTTGAAAAAGATATAGTCTGAACTCATAAGAAATTATGAGCTGCGAGTAATGTCGCGGTGATTGAGTAGCGAACAATCACGAACATATTGGAAGGTAATAAAGTTGTTTGTCATACAGCGCGTTGGTTGGAAGTTTATGTTAAAAGAGATGGTAAAGAATACTTTCAGCGATTTGAATCTAATGATGAAGGCGCGCACGCAATTGAGGCTGTCAAGGTAATTGGCACATCCGAAGACACTGGCACTTTAATTGAATATGAGCCGGATAATAAGGTTTATGGTGATGTATTCATTGACGTTGATAAACTTCGCGCAATGCTCCAAGAAATGTCTTACTTCACCAAAGGATTGAAGATTATCCTTATCAATGATGACAAAGAAGAAATCTTCTACTCTAAGAATGGTTTGTTAGACGGCCTTCATTCAAGTCGCGCGATATCTAAACCATTTTCTTATTTTTATGAGACAAGTGACTGCAAGGTCGAGTTGGCTCTTCAATGGGTTAGCGGTAAAGGTAATATAAAAGGTTATGCCAATGGTCTTTATATGCCTGATGGTGGCGCATTTATCACTGGTTTTAAGACTTCACTGACAAGAACTTTTAATTCACTAGCAAAAAAGAATTACTCCGGAGAAAGCATCCGTGAAGTATTGGATGGTTTTGTTTCCGTTAAAGTGAAAGTAGGCCAGTTCTCAAACCAAGCCAAAACCGCACTTGCGAATCCAGAGGCACGCATAGCAACAAGCACTGCAATTACGAACTGCCTAAAGGATTTTTACAATAAACGACGGGCAGATTTTGACAAAATTGTTGAAGTTTTGTCTAAGATTACAAAGGCGGAAATGGCTGCGGAACGTGCACGTCAGGCAATTCTTAATCACGAAAAAGAGCAAAAAGCCAACGAAAAGAAAAAGCTCTTAAACTATGATAAACTTCGTGATGCACGCAAACTTGGTAAAGACAGCATCCTTCTTTGCGTAGAAGGACTCGCTGCTGGTGGTTCTATGTCTATTGGCCGCGATCCAAATACATATGGTATACTAATGTTAAGAGGCAAAGCAAAAAATCTTCTGAAAGCAACAATTGAAGAAGGTTTAAACAATGAGGAAGTAAAACTTCTTCTTCAAGCATTAGGAATTATATATGGAAAGCCCTATAATCCAGAGAAGCTTCGCTATGGGCGGGTTGCTCTCGCCGTTGATAGCGATTTTGACGGAAGCCACATTGGCCTTCTTCTGATGGCAATGTTACAAGTTCTTGCACCACAATTTTTGAAAGAGAACCGGCTTCTTTGGCTTCGCGCACCAACCTGTAAAGTTGAAACAAAAACAAAAATATATTATTATTATAACGAAGAAGAGTTTCGTAATCATCCAAAAGGAAACATTACTTTTTTCAAGGGTCTTGGCCAAATGACAGACGAAGATTTAAAAAATTCTATGTTTAATAAAGAATGGCAGCATTTGGAACCTATTACATATAGTGAAGAAGGCATACAAACTCTGCTTGAATTAATGAGCGAAGATGTTGAACCAAGAAAAGAATTTGTATTCAATAATATTGATTTTTCAAAATTTGAGGTAGAATAATGGCAGATATCAAGAAAATAGTAGAAGATAGTTTTGCTCGTTATGCCGGTAATGTCATTATGAACCGTGCTATATGTGATGCGCGTGATCTTTTGAAGCCTTCTGCGCGGATGCTTATGTATTGTCAAATGGCTGTTACAAAAAATATTCCATCTAAGCCATTTGTAAAAAGTGCTCGTGTTGTTGGTGACGCATTAGGCCACTATTACGAACACGGCGATAGTAGCTGCTATGGAACTTATATGCGGATGAGTAAGCCATTCGCAATGCGCTACCCGTTAGAAGATTGTCAAGGCAATAATGGCACTTTAAACAATACCTCCGATGAGGCGTCAATGCGTTATACTGAACTTCGTCTTAATCCTCTTGGCTACAGCCTTTTTGGAGATATTGATAAAGAAACAATTTTTGAATGGAGTAATAATTTTGATGAAACTGAAAAATATCCAAAAGTCGCTCCATCAAAAGGATATTACAATATTTGTAATGGAACGGTTGGTCTGGGTATTGCATTAAGTAGTTCTATTCCTCAGTTCAATCTAAGAGAAGTAAATGAAGCCCTAATTAAACTTCTTTGGAATCCTGATATTCCCTTTGAAGAAATTTGCGTTATGCCTGATTATGCGACTGGCGCTCTTCTTTTAAATGCAGATGAAGTGAAAAAGAGTCTTGAAATAGGTTCTGGCTCGGCGGCTAAACTTCGTTCTGTTATTGAATATGATAAGTCAAAACGTGCTTTAATTGTTAGAGAGCTTCCTTATGGGGTTTATACTGAAACCATTAGCGCACAAATTCAGCAACTTTTGGAAAAAGAGCCAAACTGCGGAATTGATAATGTTAATGATGCTTCTCACAAAAAACCAGATTACGAAATTTATTTGACTAAAAATGCTTCTCCAGAAAAAGTCTTAAAACTTTTATACAAAGAGACTTCTCTTGAAAGTTTTAGTGGAATAAATATGACAGTGCTGGTTGATGGGAAAAAGCCAGCCATTCTTGGGTTGCGGGAACTCTTTCAAGCCCATCTTGACCATGAAAAAACTGTTTATATAAATGGTTTCCAATTTGACCGTCGGAAAATTCTCGCGCGACTTCATATCCTTGAAGCACTTATCAAAGCAATTTCAATGATTGATGAAGTTGTTAAAATTATTAAACAGTCAGCTGACACTAAGAGTGCCTCAATTGGTTTGCAAAAGTTGCTTGACATTGATGAAGCGCAAGCAAAAGCAATTCTTGACCTAAAACTCTCTCGTCTCACTCATCTTGATGTTTCTAAGTTGACGAGCGAAAAAGCTGAACTAGAGAAAGAACTCGCGCGCATTGAAGCTATTCTTGCTAATGAGGTCCTTTTGAAGAAAGAAATTGAAAAAGGTTTGCGCGAAGTTGCTGAAAAATTTGGTGATGCTCGTCGTACTCAAATCCTCAATTTGGAGGAAACCGAAGAGGGCGAAGCTGTGGAAAAGAAGCGATTATCTGTTTCTTTTACAAATAAAGGGGGAGCTTTCTCTAATGAAATTTCTACTCTTTACACACAAAAAAGAGGTTCAGTCGGAACTCGCTTAAAATTAGAAAAAGGCGAGTACATTGTAGAAAATATTGTGGGTGATAGCACTGAGCTTGTTCTACTTTTTACTTCCAATGGGCTGTGCCGGAAAATGACTTTAGGTGATTTCAAGATTGGAGAAAAAAACTATCTACAACTTGATGAAGGAGAACAGCTTTGCGCTGCAACGCTAATGGCGTATAAAGATTACGTCCTTTTTGCTACTCGCAATGGAATGGTAAAAAAGACTTTGTTATCCAATTTTAGCGTTGGCCGCAACTCAACTGTTAAATCTTTGACCTTAACAAAGGGAGATGTTCTCATTTCCGTTTGTTTCTTAAATAAAGAACGAATTGGAATTTTGACAAAAGGTGGTAATTTTGTTATAATTAAAAGCGAAGATGTAAGAGAAGTAGGACGTGTGGCGCAAGGCGTTAAGGGAATCACTCTTAAAGAAGGCGACGAAGTTGTATCAGTTCGCGCCATTCCTGATTCTACCGTTGAAATCCTCTCTGCTACTTCCAATGGTGATGCAAAACGTACTTCTATTACGGAGTATGGAGTGCAAGGACGTGCAACAAAAGGCTTAAAAATCCAAAACGGCGCGCAGTTCGGAGATTTTTATCCTTTGACAAATGAAAGCGAAATTCTTGCAAATGGAACAGCAACTCAACTTTGCCTTTCAATTTCAGACATTGCTCTTAGTGGGCGCGCAACACAAGGTGTTCGTTTAATGAAATTGAAGCCAAACGAAAAATTCTTCAGATTTTCATCAATTTGAAAATTTGAAAACTTAAACAATTAGTGCTATAATATATATAGAAAGTGAGACAAGTGCTCACCTAAATAAATCATCCGCCAGATAACAAGCGGACAAAAAAAAGGAGATTATTTATTATGAAGCTAACTGAAAAGCAGACCACTATCATCAACTATCTAAAGGACAACGGCGGCCAGGCCAATATGCTTGATATCTGCGAAGCAACTGGTATCCCCGTAAAGAGCATGAACGCTCTGGTGACTAATCTGGGTGTTGCTAAGGATGGTTCCGTGAGCAATCGCGCCAAGGGCCTTGTGAGCTATAAGAAGGTTCCCGTTGAAGGCGAAGAAAAGCCTGCTAAGATTGTGTTCCTAACCGATGCTGGCATGGCTTGGACTCCTGAGCAGAACGAAGAAGTAGCTGAGTAAAAACTTTAAATATATGTAGCGGCCCTCATTATTGAGGGCCGCCTTTTAACCAGAAACGACAGATAAAAAGGAGAAAATAAAATAAAATGAAGCAAAGTGAAAATATTGTTTGGATTGAAGGTATTCTTTCTGAGGTAAACCTAAAGAATGGTTCCTATGTGAAAGAAGGTAAGACTGTTGAATATATTTCTGGCGATATTACCGTTCTGGTTGAACAAGAAGTTAACGGCATCCCTGAAAAGAGTTTCATCCCTGTTTCTTTCTTCTCTAATCGTTATACTAAAGAAGGGAAGGTTAACCCTTCTTATGAGAATCTAAATCAGGTTCTAACTAATTATACTTCTATTGCAGCTTGCGGCGACAAGGAAAAGGCCGATAAGATTCGTATCACGAAGGGTGCAATTGATGTAAATGATTTTCCCAATCGTGATGGTAAGATGACAACTACACAGCGAGTGCGCGCTAACTTTGTTTCTAAGGTAGTGGGCGATTTCAATCCCCAGGCTCGTTTTTGGATTGATCTTTATCTCGTAGAATCTAATCCGGCAGTTGATGAAGAAGGGGTTGAACTTGAACCCAAGAAGCTCAATACTCGCGGCCTTCTAATTGGTTGGAAGGATAGGGTTGATGTTGCGAATTTTGTTGCAGCTTCTCCTAACACAATTGATGTTGTACAAAGTCTGGAACCCAACCATATTTATCATTTGACCGGCCGTCTGAATTTTGCTGCACGGGCAGTTAAGAGAGCCAATGCGGGTGGTTTTGGCGAAAGCGATGAAAAGCCTTACACCAAGTCCGTTTCTGAATTTATCATCACTGGCGGCAATGATATTCCTCTGGAAGATGAATTTACTCCCACTGAAGAGGAAATTCGTACCGCTCTAGCCGCACGCAAGGTTCGCATTGAACAAGCTATTGAAAAGGCAAAGAATCGGACAAAGGCAACTCCCGCGCCCGTTGCGAAAGCTGGTTTGGACCTCGGTTTTTAACGGAGGTCTAAACTATGGGAGCTATTGATATTTTTTCTATTCCACCTCAAGCAATCAATAAAACTCTAAGTGGAACTACAATGCTTATTGCCGCACCGCCTAAAATTTGGGCCTTTAAGGAGTGATTCTTAAAGATAAGGAAGTAAAAAACTGGAACCCTGAGATGGGAATCAGAGGTGAAGGCTGGATTTAAAAGTCCAGTCAGCCGCAACGCATAGAGATATAAAACTTTAAGATATGGAGGATTCAGTGTGGATACTCAAAAAGAAAAAAATATTATAAATGATTATGTAAATGGCCTAAGTTTAAAGGGCATATTTGAGAAGCATCACGTCTCTTATAAAACTGTTTCAAGAATTTTAGACGGGCAAGGAATTGACCATTCTCGGAAGAGACGGAAGGGACAACCGAACATTAAAAACATGAGAGTATTAACTCTTGAAGAAGAAAAACTAGTTTGCGAAACGTATCAAAATTCCGGTCGCGCGGATTTGTGTTGCAAAGCAATTTCAAGTGGCCAAGATGTTGTGCGAAGATGTTTAAAAAAATATGGTTTATACCGAACAGCAAGTGAAGCTATTAAGCAGTCTCCGCAAAATCAACGAAAGTATCCAGTAAAAGATGATTATTTTGATACAGAAAATGGACAAATGGCTTACCTACTTGGCTTTTTGGCTTCTGATGGAACTGTCCGAAAAGATAGTAATGAAGTGAAATTAACTCTTAGTTCTATTGATCGGGATATTCTTTTAAAATTTTATAGTGAAGTTGGTGGACGTCCAATAAAAGATTATATTACTCAGGATGGCTTTGAAACTTCAACTTGGGAGTTTACTTCTCAACATATAAAAGAAAGATTGGCTTTTTATAACATTGTGCCTCAGAAAACTTTTACTTTTTCTTTTCCAAAACATTTGGATAAAAGATATTGGAGAGATTTTATTAGAGGGTATTTTGACGGAGATGGAAGTGTGTCTAGTGCAGGACAATCAGCAATTAGATTTCAAATCTGTTCTGCAACAAAAGAGGTTCTTGAAACTATAATTGATTTTCTAGCTGAAAATGGTATTCCTAGAACTTCTATCTTACAGACAAAAAGGATTCATACTTTATATTATTTTCAATACTCGTCAATCCCAACTAGGCAAATTTATAATATTTTATATTATGATAATTGTTTATGCCTAAATAGGAAGAAAGAAAAATATGAACAATTATTAACAAAAAATTTAAAGAAATAAATCTCCAAGAGACTTCCTACCTTTAATGTAAAGGTAAAAAGATATGCTGAACTTGTACGAAACGAAGTATAAGAACTATAGGATAAAAAGCCTATAGGATAACAAAATGAAATTCGGCAAGAGCACATTTGCTGTTCGGGGAGATAAGGTACTCCTTCTTGCATTTGAGAAGGGATATCGCAATCTTCCTGGTGCAAGGGTTGTGGACATTAAGACTTGGAACGATTTCAAAGCAGTTCTTCGGCAGCTTGAAAATCCCGAAGCCCATGAGCTATATCATAATATCGCAATTGATACCTTGCCTTGGGCTTGGGATCTGTGTACAAAGTACATTTGTTCACGGGCGGGTGTTCAAAATATTGCAGATGTTGGTTATGGCAAGCTTTACAAAGAGCGTGATGAAGAGTTTAAGAACTGTTTGCGTCAAATCACGATGCTTTCTTTTGGTCTAATTCTATTGTGTCACTTGAAAGAAAAGGAAGTTGTAGAACAAATTTCTGATGACAAAACAAAGGAAATTACTTACCTGCTTCCTGATTTGGATAAACGATGCCTTCCAATCGTTAATGCTCTCGTTGATTTGATTGGGATTGGTATTACTGAATGGGACAAAGATGGTAAATCTCACCGATATCTTTTGACCCGTTCTACTCCTACAATTACTGCTGGTAGCCGATTCCGTTTCCTTGATTCAAAAATTCCTTTCTCGTTTGAGGAAGTTGAAGCTGCCGTAGGGCGTGCGATTGAAAAGGAACAAGAACTTGGTGCCGAAGTCATTGACGAACCAGTACCAGCTTATAAAGAAGAAAAAGGGCGGCCGCTTGATGAAATCGCCGCTGAGGCTCGTGATTTGTGGGCAAAGCTCGTTGGAAAAGATCCCGCAAACGCAGCTAAAATTCTTCGTAAAGCTGAAATAATTTTTGGACGCCCCATCAAGCTGTCTGAGATTGTAGAAGGACAAGAAGAATTTTATGAGCAAGTCGTTGCTGAAATGCGTGCGATGATGTAATGATTAGACCTCTATCTTAACAGATAGAGGTCTTTTTGAATTTGACTTTCTTTGAATTTTATGGTATAATAAAAGAAAAGGAGATTAGAATGGCTGGAAAGAAACACGTTGTGAAATGTCGTTATTGCCAAAATTATTTTGATGCTAGTGCGGAACCATTTGTAATGCCAAGTAAAGGTTGGTATTATCATGAAAAGTGCTATCAAGATTTCAAGGGCGATCTAACTGATGATGAAAAATGGAAAGAACGCATTTACGATTTTATTTCTCATGACCTCAAAAAAACTTACGATTATTACTTATGCGAAGCGCAAAGAAAGAAACTTTTAATAGCGGGCCGTACTAACAAAGGCATCTATTTTGCGCTCCGATATTTCTATGAAATTAAACATGGCGACTGGGCGCGCAGCCACAATTCAATTGGAATAGTTGAGTACATATATGATGAGGCTTGCGATTATTGGTGCGCTCAAGAGCTAAACCATAGGGGTGTTGTTCAAGCAATAGAAAAACAAATTGAACAGCAAGAACAACAATCTAAACGGTTTGTTAAGAGAAAGAAAAATCGCGAGAAAAATGACTTTGAGGAATTATAATGGAAGATAAGAATATCCCCATTCAAATTATTGGGTCGTTGATGAAACACCCGCAGTTTTTAAGCCAAAGCGATAAATACAATTTGTCGCCAGATGATTTTGATACGAAGCTCTATAAATTCTTATTTCGCGCAATTGAGAATCTTTATAAGCAAGGGGCTAATCGTATCGCTCCCGCAGACATTGAATCTTATTTTCAAACAATTGAAGTAGCGAAGACTCTTTTTGAAAGAGAAAATGGAGTTGAATTTCTTCAAGATTGTGAGTATTTGGCTGATGACGGGAACTTTGATGTTTACTATAAAAGATTAAAAAAGTTCAATCTGTTGCGCGAACTCAGTAAAGAAGGATTCCAAACAAAAGAGTTTTATAATCCGAATTTGGCTGACCCAGCAGCAATTGATACAAATGCTCGTTTTGAAGAACTTGAAATTAGTGATATCATTGACGAGTATAAAAAGAAAATTTTAAAGGCAGAGAAAGATTTCTCTCCTAATGAAGCTACTGAAACAAGAAGTGCTTTTGATGGAATGGAGCAAGTTTTAATTGATGCCGAAGAAGGAAATGATATTGGACTGCCATTACAAGGTGCAATCTTTAATGAAGTCGTTGCTGGCGCGCGAAAAGGGTGTTTGTACATTCGGTCTGCTGCCTCATCTGTAGGTAAATCAAGAAGTTCCGTTGCAGATTGCTGTTTATTGGCTTTTCCAACTCGTTATGAGCCAGCTCAGCAAAAGTGGGTTCAAACAGGTAGTTGTCAAAAAGTTCTTTACATTGCGACAGAACAAGATTTTGGTGAAATACAGCGAATGATTTTGTCTTACTTGACTGCGATGCCAGAAAATAGACTGCGTTATGGTAATTTTAATAAAGATGAAAATCGGCGTTTGCGGCAAGCGATGGCGGTGTTAGAAAAGTATAAGGATAATTTGTTTTTGGTTAGGATGCCGAATCCAACAATTGCTCTAATTAAGACGATTATTAGAGAAAATTGTTTAACCCGAGGGATTGAATATGTGGCATATGACTATATTTTCATTGGTCCGGCATTGTTAGCAGAGTTTAAGGGGTTCGCATTAAGAAACGATGAGTTGCTGCTCATGATGGCTACCGCTTTGAAAGATTTAGCAGTAGAACTCAACGTTTTTATTCTAACTTCCACTCAATTAAATGCAAAAGGCGATGAAAACGAAAACATTCGTAATGAAGCTTCTCTTGCTGGCGGGCGTGCAACCATTAACAAAGCAGATGTTGGTGTCATAATGGCGCGACCGACAAAAGAAGAACTTGAAATTTTAGGACGCGATCTTGGTGCAATTGAATTGCCAAATTTAGTTTCTGACGTTTACAAAGTTAGAAGTGGCCAGTATACGCAAGTTCGTATTTGGAGTTATATGGACTTAGGTATTTTAAGAAAAAAAGACTTGTTTATTACTGATGCGCGCCTTCAACCTCTGAATAATTTTAGTTTGACTCCCGAAATTGCAGATTGGGAAGAAGATGAATATAGAGATTTACTTATAGAAATTGAAAGGATTAATGAAATTAAATGAAAATATAAAATTAATTATCAGATCTTTTTCAGTTTCAGCAGATGGAAATAGTAATAACGATACGACAAAACTTGAAAATTCTTTAAAATTATGATATAATTTTAATAGAAAGGTTTGGAAGGAGAGAACTGAATGATAGACTATAAAGTTCTCATAGATGGATTGCGCGCCGACAAGATTATGGAGCTTTTCTATAAACTTGGGGCGCGCGATGTCATAAATAAACCCGATTGTCTAATCACCAATACAATTTGTCATAATGCAGATGCTGAAAATGCTTCAATGAAGCTTTATTATTATAAAGACTCACATCTTTTCATGTGTTATAGTGAAGATGGCGCGATGTCTATTTTTAGTTTCTTAAAACATTATTATGAGGCTCGTGGTATTATCTATGATTGGTTTAAAGATATTCTTTCAATTGTCCTTGATTGTTCAATTAATAGAGGAGAAGAATTTAATAGCTTTGAACGTCCGCGACCTTATACTAATCTACGTGAGCAATATGTACAAAGGAAAAATAGACGCGATCTGCCATCTTTTCCAGAAGGAATTTTAGAAGTATTCTCAACCTATCATTCTCCTGAATGGCGGCAAGATGGCATTACTGATATTACGATGGATAAGTTCAACATTAGATTTTCGGTGCCAGAAAATAAAATCATAATCCCACATTATGATGCAAACGGTAGGTTGGTTGGAATTAGAGGCCGCGCGCTTGACCCATGGGTAGTGGAGAATGTTGGAAAATATATGCCAGTTCAAATTGAGCAAAAATGGTATTCGCATCCACTTTCGTTAAATCTTTATGGGCTAGATAAGACCAAAGACAATATTAAACGATTTGGAATTTGTTATATTTTTGAGGCTGAATAATCGGCCATATCTACTTTTCCGTTTATCAACGGGGTCACATAGTGGCTAACGGTCAACTAAATCGAAAGATTAAGGTGGTAAGAGAGCCTAAGTCCTAAATGGATATGGTAATACCGCGGGAAGATTTACAAAACGGATTTATTTTTGTAGAGAGTCTGTATTACAAATCCACTTATATATAGAAGATGGAGGTGTTAATATGGAACACTATATAATTTATAAGTATATTAAGATAGATGAAAATGAAGTAGTTTATGTAGGACGAACTAATAATTTAGAACGTAGAAGGCGTGAACACGAAATCTACGAACCAACAGAAGTAAATAGGCCACATTATAATTATCCATTAAGTCGAGGAATTCGTAAATATGGAAAAGATGCTTATAAATGTGAAATAATTGAAGAAGTGTCTACTTATGAAGAATCATTAAAGCAAGAAAAATATTGGATTAAATATTATGATACCTTTAATGACCCAAGTAAATATAATTATACTCCTGGTGGTGAATTAAGTTTTACGACTGCTAAATTTGAAGATGAAATTATTGAAGAAGTAAAAGAATTATTAGAGCAACAAATTGATTATGAAACTATTAGAGATAGAACAGGAGTATCTATTCCTCATATTTCAGAAATCAATACTGGCAAGCGTAGAAAAGATAAAAATAAAACTTATCCCATCAATGAAATGACTCGCGGTCGAAAAATTAGTTCTAAAGAACTTCAAGAAATTATAGAACTACTAAAAACTACTCAAATAACTTGTGCAGAAATAGGAAAAAAATATAACGTGTCTGGTAGCGCTATTCAACGAATTAATAATGGAAGCGTACAACGACAAAGTAATATTGATTATCCTATTAGAAAAAGAGTTGTCCCTCATAAAAAACATACGTTAACTACAGTAGAATTAGGTGAATTGTATAATGATATTATAAACACCAACATTCCTTTTAATCAATTAGCGATTAAATATAATATTAGCGTAACTACTGTTTATAATATTAATAAAGGGAACTCTCGTAAAAATAATAATTATTCTTATCCGTTACGTAAATAACCTGTATCGACTATCCGCTTTGTCGCGGAGTAAGATGACTATTGATACGTCATTTGAAATGGTAGACTAACAATGTTAGAAGATATAGTCAGGGCCATTGGAAACAATGGAATAACTGGAGAAATCTGTCCTCCAAATGGAAGGCTGGGACTTTCCGAATTGTGCAGTTGGCGTTTGCGGCAGTCAATTCAATAAATTTCAGCTTGATCTTTTAATGCGATTCTGCCAACCAAAAGAAATTGTAATTTGTTTTGATAAAGAAGAATTGCCAGGGAAAGAAGAATACTTCAATAAACTTTATACGATTGGCGCGCGTTATAAAAATTATGCAAATTTTTCATTTATATATGACAGACAAGATTTATTAAAATTAAAACAATCTCCTACTGATTGTGGAGAAGAAGTTTTTAGAAAACTGATAGAAAGAAGGATAAAAATTTAATGAATGTTAGATTAGTAAACAAGGATATCAAACAGGATTATGTAGCTGAACTATTACGCGAACGGGGCGTTGAAGATGTCCAGTCTATCATGAATCCTGTTTTTGATTTACAAGACCCTTTTGACCTCTCCAATATGGAGAAAGCAGTTCAGACGATTATACCTTTTATTGAAAGTAAAAAGCCTTCGGTAATTGGTACTATCGTGGACAGTGATTGTGATGGTATTTCATCTGCTAGCATCATTTATCTCTATTTGGAAAGAGTCGCGCCGCACATCAAAGTTGATTACTACCTGCACGAAGGAAAGGGGCATGGATTTTCTGATGTTTGGCGGGAGATGATTGAAAAAAAGTTTGACTTAATAATTGTAGCGGACGCAGCAACCAATGACCGCACCTATATTGAAAAGTTTGATTGCCCTGTAATTGTAGCTGACCATCACCTTCAGGAAGGAACGGAATTTGCATCTAATGCAATTGTAGTAAACAATCAAATTTCTCCTAATTACCGCAACAAAGAACTAACCGGCGCTGGTATTGCTTTACAGCTAATTCGTGCTATTGACGCGCGCAGAGGAACAGATTTTTGGATGGATTATGTTGATTTAGCGGCTGTTGGAGTTGATGGTGATATGGGGAGTGGGTTGGAACCAGAAAACCAAGGGCTGTGGCGTTACGGATTTTCTCATGTTAAAAATTCTTTCCTTAAAGCTCTAATTGAAAAGCAAGATTTCTCAATGAAGGGGAAAGTTAATCCTACTTCAGTCGCTTTTTATATTGTGCCACTAATTAATGCAATGATTCGCGTTGGCACAGCCGAAGAAAAAGAACGAATGTTTTTGGCTGTCATTCATGGCGACGAACTAATTCCTAGTGGCAAACGCGGCGCGAAAGGTACATTAGATACCCGTGCAAACGAAAGCGTAAGGGAATGTACAAATATGCGGTCGCGACAAAATAGGATATTGGAACAAGCAGAATCCAAAATTGAAAACAAAATTTTGAAAAATGATTTGCTGGAAAATAAAATTCTCGTTATTCGTTTGGAAGAAGAAGACGATTTCCCATCAGAACTTAATGGACTGCTTGCCATGCGATGTGCTGCCCGTTATAAACGTCCCACTATTGTTGCACGCCTTAATGACGAGGGGATGATGAGAGGAAGCGCAAGAGGACTAAACGGATGCGCAATTGCTTCTTTCAAAGATTATATGGACAGCACTCATTTGTTTGAATACACGTTGGGTTAATAATATGGCCCATAATATCTTTTCCGCTAACCAGCGGGGTTGAAAAGCTAACGAGGAACTCTCAGCGCATAATGGCGGAGACAATCTCGTGGGAACGGCAGTTATCTGCTTACACCTGTATAGACTATCTCCTTTTCGGAGAGTAAGATAGTTATTGGTACACTATTTGAAATGGATATTTGTCATTAAATGACATAAAAAATAGTCAGAGCCACTAGAAATAGTGGATATCTCGCATGATAATGCGTGCGGTATTTCAATTGCAAATGAGAATCTTTTCTTCTTCCATCAGTTATCCAATGAAAATTTAAAGAATGTTGATTTTGGAGAAAAGTCCTATGATGTAAATTTCTCTCGGTCAGCAGCAACTCCTGACCTGGCGGCCGTTATTGAAGACATTACTGATAATGAAGATATTTGGTCTAGTGACAATAGTGAACCTCTTTTATTTGTTCACGATATAAATCTTCAACAATCTGATTTGTGTGTCATTGGCAAAAATTCTGATACATTAAAATGGGTAAAGTATGGTATTACCTATATAATGTTCTTTGCAAAGGACAAAATGAAAGATTTTTTTAACGCTGGGCGCGAGTTAAAAGTTAATATTGTCGGAAAGGCTAACATGAACGTTTGGGGCGGGCATCGGTCGCCGCAGATTATTGTTGAAGGCTATGAAGTAGAAAATAATGATTTTGGGTTTTGAAAAAATTGGAATTTTATGATATAATTATTATAGAAATTGTGAAAGGAGTGGATAAATGAAATTTGGTAACTTACACAATTTCATAAAGCCTTCCTAAAGTTTATTTACTTATATGACGGAGGTGAAATAAATAACTGGAATTTATAAATATACCAATAAGAAAAATGGTAAAGTTTATATTGGTAGAAGTATTAATATAACTCGACGAAAATGGGAACATTTACATAACCCTTCTCCATATTCTTACTTTGACCAAATTATTACTAAGATTGGTGAAGACAAATTTGATTTTGAAGTTATAGAAGAATGTTCAGAAAAAGAACTTTGTGATAAAGAAAAATATTGGATAGCTTATTATAATTGCTGTGTTCTTGATAATCAAGAAAAAGGCTATAATTTAACTCGTGGTGGAGAGGAATATAGAAGCGAAGAAAATCCATGGACTTCTTTAACAATGATATAGGTAAATGAAATTATTGATAAGCTTATTAATACAAAAATTTCTATTCAATCTATTGCGAAAGAGTATGGGGTTCATTATAATACTATAAGTAATATTAACAGATGTAAAACATGGACCTGGACTCATGAATATAAAGGAAATATTCGTGAAGAAGCGCAAGGAAGCTTATATCGCGGCGATTTAAATGGAACATCGACAATAACAGAAGAAATTGCTAAGAAAATAATTGAAGATATAAAATATTCAAAGTTATCTTTAGCAGCGATTGCAAGAGAATATAAAGTTAAAGATAGTCTTATATATGATATAAATCGTTGCAGAACCTGGAAATATTTACATAATTATAAGGCCAATATTCGTAATGAATTTAGGAAGGAAGGTGATGTAAAATGAAAACTACTATGCTTTATCCTGGTAGTTTACATTAGTTCAAAACCACACTGAGTTTTCAAATTTACGATTGCGCGATTGTATTATTCGTGCGAACGAACTTATTGATTATGCTATTGAACTTGGGCAAGAGGTTGTTGGTATAACTGACCACGAAGCAGTTTGTAATGCAGTTAAAGTTGAAGAATATTATGAAAAAATAAAAAAGGAGCATCCAAAGTTTAAGGTTATTCTTGGAAATGAGATTTATCTTTGTCGTAATGGACTAAATGCTTCCAATTTCAAGGCGGGTGAAGATAAATATTATCACTTTTGTCTTTGGGCAAAAGATCAAATTGGCCATAAGCAGTTAAGAGAATTATCAAGTCGTGCATGGCATCGTTCTTATATGGCCCGAGGGATGCGAAGAGTACCAACCTATTATCAGGATTTATTTGATATAATTGGGGCGAATCCTGGTCATTTAATTGGTGGAACGGCTTGTTTGGGATCAGCTATAGCTACTCAGTTGTTAAAATATAAAGAAAACCAAAACAAAGACCTTTGGAAGAGAATTTGTTCTTGGATTACACAAATGAGTTCTTTATTTGGGAAGGATAATTTTTATTTTGAACTTCAACCAAATAAGAGTAAAGAGCAGACTTATGTAAATCGGCAATTATTAATTTTAGCTAAACAGTTTAACCTTCCGTACATTATAACTTGCGACTCGCATTATCTTAAAAAAGAAGACGCTCCTATTCATGAAGCTTTTTTAAATGCGCAAAATGGTGAACGAGAAGTTAAAAGTTTCTATGCAACGACCTATTTGATGGGAACAGAAGAATTGGAAAGCTATCTAGAATTAACTGAGAAGGAGCTGGAAGAGGCTTATTCCAATATTCGTAAAATAAAAGATAGTTGCCAAGACTATTCTTTGAAATACCCTTTAGTTATTCCTAAGCTACCTTGGGAAGATTTTAACGAAAATATTCCTTTACAGAAGTGGGTGACACGAATACCTCTTTTAAAAGATTTTTTAAATTCATCTTATGATGGAGATAAAAAGTTGGTTTATGCCATTGTAAATAAGCTTGAATCTGACACCCGACTACAAAATGAAGAGACATACAATGATATAAATGAATGTCTTAAAATGACGATGATCTCTTCAGCTAAAAATAATGCCCATTGGTCAGCTTACTTTTTAAATTTACAGAAAATTGTAAAAGAGTGTTGGAACGCAGGTAGCTTAGTGGGATGTGGCAGAGGGTCAGGAGTTGGTTTTATCCTTTTGTATATTCTTGGTATAACACAAATAAATCCTTTATGGGAAAAAACAAGAACACATAAATGGAGATTTTTGAATCCTGATCGTGTCTCATTATTGGATGTTGATGTTGATATTGAAGGAAGTAAAAGAAAGCAGGTTTTAACTCATCTTCGTAAAGTTTACAGAGAAGACCGAGTTGCCAATGTAGCAACTTTTAGAGAAGAGAAAAGTAAATCGGCTATTTTGACCGCTGCGCGAGGTCTCGGAATTGATATAGATATAGCACAGTATATTAGTGGAATGATTACTGCTGACCGAGGAATCTTGAGGACATTGGACCAAACCTTTTATGGGGACAAAGAAAATGGAATCAAACCAAATCAGCAGTTTGTTCAAGAAATGACAACTAATTATCCTGAGCTATGGGAAGTCGCGCATAAAATTGAAGGGCTAATCAGTGGATATGGTGTTCATGCAGGCGGAGTGATTTTTGTTGACGAGCCTTTCACTGAGAAAACTTCTCTAATGCGTGCCCCAGATGGGACAATTATCACAGCTTTTGATTTGCATGATTGCGAAAAGTGCAGTTTGATTAAATATGATATTTTATCAATTGAAGGCTTAGACCGTATTCATACTTGTCTTGATTTATTAGTTAAAAAAGAATATATAAAACCAGAAAAAACATTAAAAGAAACTTATGAAAAAGTAATTGGCATTTATAACTTGGAAAGAGACGACCCTAAAATGTGGGAAATGGTCTGGAATCACGAAATTCTTTCTCTCTTTCAAATGGAAAAACAAAGTGGAATTGCTGGGATAGCCCTTACTCATCCTAAAAGTGTTGATGAATTAGCCACTTTAAATTCAGTTATTCGCCTAATGGCGCAAGAAAAAGGTGCCGAACAACCTCTTTCTAAATTCGCCCGTTTTAAAAATGATATTAATTTATGGTATCAAGAAATGGATAGATATGGCTTAACGAAAGATGAACAAAAGCTATTGGAACCAATTGTTAAAATTTCATATGGCATTTGTGAAAGTCAAGAAAAATTTATGGAACTTGTCCAAATGCCAGAGTGTGGTGGTTTTGACTTAACATGGGCCGACGGTCTTAGGAAAGCAATTGCAAAAAAAAATCCCGCGGCGTATGAAAAGTTACAGAAAGAATATTTTGAAACAATTAAATCTAAAGGATTAAGCTGGAATTTATGCAATTATGTTTGGAATGTTCTTGTAGCAACAAGTAAGGGATATGGATTCAATCAGTCTCACACTTTGGCTTATTCGTTAGTGGCTCTACAGGAAATGAATTTAGCTTTCCATTATCCGATTGTTTTTTGGAATTGCGCCTGCTTAATTTGTGAAAGTGGAGGCGATGAGCCAGAAGACGTTGAATCTTCTGAAGAAGAATTGGATGATACTCCTCTCACTTACTCTAATGAAATGGAAGAGTTCTCTGAATCCGACAACGAAGCTGATATTGTAGATTCTTATGAAGAGGAAGATTGCGACGGCGCGCCAGTTGAAGTCGTTGTAATGAAAAATGGGAAAAAGAAAAAGAAAGTTAAGACCACAAATTTTGGCTGTATAGCGACTGCAATCGGTAAAATGGCGGCATTTGGCATTTCAGTTTCTCCACCTGATATTAACGATTCTGACTTTACTTTTACTCCTGATGCAGAACATAATCTCATTCGTTATGGCCTACGCGGCATTGCTAAAATTGGAGAGGACTTGGTTAAGACTATAATGGCAAATCGGCCATATACCTCTTTGGAAGATTTTCAATCTAAAGTTAAGACATCTAAACCTCAACTCATTAACCTTTTAAAGTCTGGCGCGTTTGATGCGTTTGGTGATAGAGTTGAGATGATGAAAAACTTTATTGACAGCGCCGCGGATAAGAAACAAACAATTAACTTGCGCAATCTTCAAATGCTGATTTCGGAAAACTTAATACCAGAAAAATTTGAAGAACAAGTCCGTTATTTTAACTTTAATAAATATTTGAAGAAGCTAAAATGGGAAAAATATTATGCATTGGATAATATTGCTTTCAAAGCCTTTGAGCGCTACGCGCCAATGGATATTTTAATTGAAAGCGACAAAAGTGAAAGCGGTTTTCTTGTTCTACAAACTGATTGGGATAAAATTTGGAAAAAGCAACAAGACATTTTACGGCCTTGGGTTAAGGAACATAGTGAAGAATTGCGTAATGAAGTTAATCAGCGCGCCTTCAATGATTTGTGGAAAAAGTACGCAGATGGCACAGTCAGCAAATGGGAAATGGATAGTATTTCTTTTTATTCTCACCCCCATGAATTAGCAAAAGTTAATCAAGCTATTTATGGATTTGCTGATTACTTTAAACTGCCTGAGTCTCCCACCATTGAAAACGTTTTGAAGATTAAGGGCAAGGATGTCCCAATCTTTAAAATTGAAAGGATTTGTGGAACAATTTTGGATAAGGATAAAAACAAGAAAACTTTGTCTTTGTTAACTACAACGGGAGTTGTAACAGTGCGAATTTTTGGCGATGTTTTTACACACTATGATCGTCAAATTTCCCAAAAGAATCCCGACGGTACGAAAACTGTTCTACAAAAGTCGTGGTTCGCGCGAGGTAATAAGATCATTATTTGCGGCATTAGACGCGAAGATTCTTTTCAGTTAAAGAAGTATAGCCGTACTCCTTGGCACTCAATTGAGTTAATAACAAAAGTAAATGATGATGGCACCATTGAAACTTGTGGTGAAAGATTGGAGGTCTAATGGCAATTGGAATTGTTGATTATGATTTTTTTCATAATGCTCCTTCAATTCCTAATTTGGAGTGTGGAAAGTTGATTGCTTATTGGCGTTCTCATAACGAATATACGACATTGCTTCGTGATATAAATTTGGAACGTTATCGGCAAGTTTATTTTAGACAGGACTTTTCAAACGTTCATCTTCCAAGCGAATTAAGTAATAACAAAGTTCTTTATGGCGGGAGATTCTTTTCTCCCGCCGCCTATCAACCACTTCCATTGGAAATTGAAGAAACACCGCCCACCTTTGAGAACTACGAATCTTATAGTGGGATGTTTGCGGCGGGAATTGGAGAACAACAAACTTTTTCAAAAATATTGCGCGCCATTCATTTGAGATTATCTTTGGATGGAAAAACCGTGTGGCCGCAGTTTGAAAAACAAATTTCAAAAAAAGATAATCGTCGCGCTATTTACGTTTTTCATGACTATGATCTGGGGCAAATTGATGGAGCACGTGAAGTGATTGCGCAACTTGTAGAGAAAGAATGGGGCGCGGGCATGAAGTTTCCTGTTTGTTTATCTGATGAAAAGGAGCTTTTTGAGTGGGGGAAGATTCCGCTAAGTAATGGTTTAGCAAACTTCCATTTTAATGGGGTTTTGTCCGATAAAGGAATAGCAGAATTGGTTTGCGCACCGCCATCATTTTTAACAAGTTTGTCTTATGTCGTTGCCCCGTCATGGTTCGGGGAGGACCAGTTTTTAGAAGAAGTCTTTCCAGAAATTTATAACCAAGCTTTATTCTTACGAAGCCAACGACAAAAAATCCTACTTAAAATAGAGCCGGATTTTGGTCTAGGTCCTCTTTTCCAAATGATAGGAAGGTGGATAAGAGCTTCTTTCTCTTGTACTCTTTTTGAGTATATAACATTTTTAAAAGGAAAGAAAAAAATCCCCGCCGCAGAACTCAATGCTCTGCGTGAAAATTTTCAATATATAAGAGAAAATAACTACGCCCTATTTAGTTTATTTTATAGCGCGCGGTCAGCTTCTCTAAAAGGAGGTAAGTTTGAACCAACTGGAAATTCGGAAACGAATTGATGAAAATAATAAAATAATTGATGCAGTTTTAACACCTAATCAGTTTGTTTTAAATAACACTGTAGCGAAGTTGCTGCGTGAGAATCAAACTTTGCAATTACAATGCGCGCACGTATTTGAAAATGGTTATTGTATTTATTGTGATAAGGAGCAAGAATAAATGATTCTTTATACAACGGGGTGCCCTCAGTGTAGGGTTCTATGTAAGAAATTAAAGGCCGCAGGTTTTGACTTTGAAAAATGCGAAGATGTGGATACTATGCGCAAGGCTGGGTTTACATCGGTTCCAGTTTTGGAATTGGACAACGGTGAACGGCTTGGTTTTACGGCAGCGATTGAGTGGTTGAGGGAGAGAGAATAATGGCGACTTTTAGCATTAGGTTGAATAAGAATTTTCAAATAACTTTCAATAAAATGAAAGAAAAGTACGGCGAAGAGTTTGAAAAGTTAAATGGATTTAGCGATGATAATTTTGACTTTTCCAAATTCATTGATAATTTTATTGATAGTCAAAATACTGCGGACAGTACAATTGATGCAAATGCAAATGTCCAAACAAAAGATATCTGCAATTTAATTAATGAGATTCCAAAGCCTTATCTAAAATTGCTCGGCTATAATAAAGTTTTCTATGAAATTCAAAAAAAGTATGGATTTTCACGCGCAAAAGAAATGCTTGAAGCAGATTGGCGGGGTGATATCTTTATTCATAACTCGCAAGATATATCTCTCCGGAGTTATTGCATGAATTATGATTTGGAGCTTTTAGCAACCAAAGGGATGTTTTTTATTGAAAACTTAACTACCGGGCCGGCCAAACATTTAACAACGTTCTGTGACCATCTGCTTGAATTTATTAGCTGGGTTTCAAACCGGCAATCGGGTGCAGCCGGTATTGCTAATGCTTTAATGTGGCTATTTTGGTTTTGGAAAAATGATGTAGCAAACGATCATTATATTAAAACGCCAGAATACTATCGTGACCAATGTTTCCAAAAGGTAATCTTTGATTTAAATATGCCGTATTTAAGGATGAACATAGCGCCGTCCATTCAATTCTTTTCCCTTGATAAGGGGGTTGCTTAATGGCAGCTAACGGTGAAGGCAATAATGCTAATGCCGTGGGAAGACAATATGCTTTTAAAGAGATATATTTAATTACTAATAACATTAACGGGAAAAAATATATAGGACAATCAATTAATTCTAAAAGAAGATTTTCTCAGCATAAGGCAATGGCTGGGAAAGACAGTCACTCGCTTTTGCATATGGCAATGCAAAAGTATGGGATAGAAAACTTTTCTATTATTATCCTTGAACAAAACTGTAAAAATTATAACGAAAGAGAAAAGTATTGGATAAAAAATTATAATACGTTGGCTCCAAATGGATATAATTTATTACCAGGAGGAAGCAGCCTCTTTTATCCTGATAAAGCGAAGAAAAGAAAGTATAGCGAAGAAGACTTTTACCATATTGTAGAAGATATTCAAAATAGAAGCTTATCTTGGAACACTATTGCTAGAAAATGGAAAACTTGTGAAAGCCAAATTAGAAATATTAATTTTGGTACGATATATTTCCATGAAGATATAGAATATCCCATAAGAGAAAACTCTCATTTATGGGGGGTATTTCAATCCTTGGAAGAAATTAAAAAAGTTCATGAAGAAATCTTGGAAACTAATTCTTTCTGTCAACTTGCAAAAAAATATAATTGCACGGAAACGGTAATTCAAAAAATCAATTTAGGAAAAATAAAAAATTATAGGCTTCCAGAATATACCTATCCATTGGTTAAAGAAAAAAAGCCGATGCCATTGGATAAAAAAACACTAAGAACGCTTGTAAAAGAATTATCTTCTTCTGATTTAACATTGGCCGAGATTGCAATAAAATTTAATCTTTCTTATTCGCAAGTTAGAAATTTTAACGCTGGTTTATATTATAAACAAGAGGGAGTTGAGTATCCGATAAAAAAAGAATTGGAACATTTTAAATATACCCCTCAAATTATAGAAGAAATTCAGCGGTATCTATTTGAAGGAAAAACAAATAGCGAAATACAAAAGATTTTTCCATCTTCTTCTAATAATGTTATTTCTAGAATTAATAATGGAAAACCGCCTTATTTTAAGTCAGGAATTAAATATCCAATCCGTTTAAAAAACTCTTCTATAAATAGAGCAACTTTGGAATTAATTCAAAATGAACTTGAGCAAGAAAAAACTTCTTTTAGAGAAATTGCCAAAAAATTTAATGTTAAAATAGAATTGATTCATCATATAAATAATGGAAGCAAAAAAAGTTACTTTGATGAATCTAAAAAATATCCTTTAAGAGCATATTAAACCTGTATCGACTATCCTCGCGAAGAGGAGTAAAAAAATTATTCTTCACATTTTTTGAAAGAGAATTGCTAAAAATTTTTATAATTTTTAGTAAAATATAGTCAGTTTAATTATTTAAATGAGCGCAAGCGGCTTACACCAACATTTCTATTTATGACAGAGTTTATTGTATGGAGATGTTTGGTGGTTTTATCTACCCTGATGGGAAATGTTTTGTTGATTATATAGATGAATTCATTGAATTTGAAAAAGCTTTTATGACCTTATTTGAAAAAATGAGGGAAACCAATGTTTACACCTATCCTGTTTTAACTTATTGTCTTGTTTATAGAAATAATAAGTTTCAAGATGAAGAATTTGCTCGCTGGTGTAATAGAACAAATTTAAGATGGGCTGATGCTAACTTTTTAATTTCGCCTGAAACCACCAGCGCCGCGTCCTGTTGTCGATTGTTATCAGATACTTCTAAACTAAAAGGCGTTATGAATAGCATTGGAGGTTCTTCTCTTGACATTGGGAGTGTTGTGGTAACTACTCTTAATCTTGCCGGATTGGCCTATCAAAGTGAGAATGAAAAAGACTTTTTTGACCGACTAATTGAGAAAACCCGATTAATAATTGATATAAACGATGTTGTAAGAGATATTATTAAACGGAATGTTGAAAAAGGACTTCTTCCTAATTATAAATATGGATTAATGAAGTTTAATCGGCAATTTAACACAATAGGAATTAATGGAGTTGCAGAAGCGGCTAAACATTTTGGCTATTATAAACAAGATGAGTTCGGATATTGGTCTTATACAAAAGATGGTGTCAGTTTTGCGACCGATATTTTAGACAAGATCAATGCTGTAAAAGATGGTTATAATTTTGATTATAGCATAAATTTGGAGCAGACCCCTAAAATCTATGGGGGTATGGCGGCATAATACATAATCCGCCATGAGTAAATTTTTACTAATTGACTTGGAAATCCCCGATGAGGGATGACAGGGCGCAAGTTTAAATACAGCGTGAACGACTAAATGTAAAAACACCATGTTAATGGTGATGCGATAGTCTGGACTCTGACATAATCAAATCAGAGAGCAAAGCTTAACGGCTTTGCCGCCAAATACAAGTGACTTACTCTAAGTATAAAAGAGTTAGCTATGAAAAGGTATATTTTAAATTCAAGTAAAAAAATTATTGGGGAAATTGAATTTTTCCCTAATAAAATAAAAATTAACAACTATAAAAAGCCACTGCTAGAAATCGTTGATAGTGAAATTCTTGAAAGTATTTCAAAAGGAGAAAACGAAGAAACCATACAAAAATTTTATGATGAATACACCTTATGTATTGGTGAAGTGGCTTGTATATATAATATTAGCTATACTAGAGCTAATAAATGGTTCAAAAGTTTACCGTTAAAAACATCTGCGAAAGCTGGAAGAAGAAATTCTTCCTATGGAAAGAAATTTTCAGAACAAAGAATCTTTAATATGGTTCATAATAGAAAAGATGACCATCAGCAAAGAAAAGGTTGTACTATTCCTTTGGAACAACGAAAACAGATTTCTCAAACATTAAAAAGAAAATACGCAAGCGGCGAGTTAAAAATTAACAAAGAAAAACATTCGTTAGCTTGGGAGCGTGGAGCATACGAGAATGTTGATTTTGGACATGGTATTGGCGGCCATATAACTTCAATAAAAATTCAAAAGTGTTTTTTCTTTAGAAGCTTATTGGAATTATACTATATTTTATATTTAGAGCAGAATCCCAATGTTACTACTTATACTTATGAAAAAATCAAAATTCCTTGCGATGATAAAAGTATTTACACGCCCGATTTTCTTGTTAATAAAACAGATGTTGTTGAGTTAAAATCAAAAAAATATATCTATAATAATCAAAAGATGCTTGAAAAATTTTTTTATAAAAAAGAACAAGCTCAAAAATATTGCAATTCTCATAGCTTAAATTATAAAGTAATATTTGATGAAGATATTGGTTTTGAAACAAGAAAGATGAAAACTTTCTTAAAAAATCATCCAGAAATCATCCGGCAATTTCATATTACTTTTATTAAACCAGAAAGAGTATTTGGTCAATAAGTAACAGAAGTGGTAGAAAATGGTGCCATTAAACTTGCTGAAAAAAATCGTCTATTATATGGTAGCAAAGAATATATTACTGCTAACCAATGGATTGCTTTGAAAGACAAGGCTACTCTACAAGAAAGAATTAAGATGGCAGGTATTCTTGATAAAAAGTGTGGTGGCGGTTGTATCAATCATTGTCAAATAGACGCTCCTTTCACCGATGAAGAACAGGCATGGAAAATTCTTAATTACATTGCAAGTCAAGGAGTCATTTATTTCGCCTTCAACTTAAAAATTAATATTGATGAATCACATCACACTTTTACAACAAAAGTTTGCCCTATTTGCGGAGCCAGTCCAACTGATACTTATCAGCGTTGTGTTGGATATCTTGTTCCATCCCATTCTTGGAGTGAAGGAAGGCGCAGAGAGCTTGCGGAACGAGACTGGATGAATTTAAATGATATCATTCTATGAGGTATTAAATGTCTGAATCCCTCCAATTAACTGTTCCTCTTTCTCGTCTCCGCAAAATGGTTGACGCACTCAAAGACAAGCCCGACATCACTCCGCTATCTTTTGAGTTCATACTTTTAGCTTTCTTCCCTACCGCATGGGCGCGCATCCAAGAAGCTTTTCATGATTACTACACAAAAGGCTATATAGCCGGATTAGCAGGACAAAAAAATGAAACTGAAATTTCTACTTGACGTTGATTGTGTGAACTATAAGAAGATTTCAATGTTTTTGGGATTTCCCAATTGCAACTGGAAATGTGGCCGCGCGCTATGTCAAAATAGCGCGCTAGCGCAAGAACCGAGTGTTGATATCGGCTATGAGCCTCTTATCCAACGTTATTTAAATAACCCTCTAAGCGAAGCAGTCGTTTGCGGCGGGCTTGATCCGCTTGATTCATGGGAGGAGTTGAAAATTTTTGTTTCTCTTTTTAGAGAAAAAAGTTCTGATCCTATTGTAATTTATACGGGTTACAATGAAGAAGAAATTCAGCCGCAACTAATTTATTTAAAAAATTTCCCGAACATAATTGTAAAATTTGGACGTTTTGAACCAGATCAACCTTCTCATTTAGATGAGGTACTTGGAGTTCAATTAGCCAGTCCAAACCAATATGCAAGGCAAATTAGCTAAAAAAGTTCACAATTTAGAGACGAAGAAAATTTGTTTTTCTTCGTCTTTTTTGCTATAATATTATTAGAAAGAAAATGAAAAGGAAATAATAAAATGACTAAGAAAGAGCAGTCTTTTTTCTCTATCGCGCGCGAAGTGTCGCAATTAAGCGACTTCCATGGGACGAATGTTGGCGCAATTGTAGTGGAAGGAAAACGTATTCTTTCAACTGGCTATAATTCTCAACGAACGCGGCCGTTGCAAGCTCGCTATAATCGTTATCGTCATTTTGAAAATCATGCCAATGCAATCGCGCGCACTCATGCTGAGATTGATGCACTTTCTCCTTTGATTGGGAAGGAAATTGATTGGGGCAATGTTTCTGTTTATGTATATAGAGAAAAAAAGAATGGCGAGAGAGGTTGTAGCAGACCCTGCGCCGCTTGCGCAAAACTCATTCATGATTTGGGAATTAAAACGGTTTACTATATTGATGAATTTGGAAATTATATTAAGGAGAAAGCTATTTAATGAATCATTTTGCGAGAAATACTTCTACTGGATTGGCCTGGTAAGAGATTTGTCAAGCGGATAAAGAGGGAATTGATTTATCTTCTTAATAATTGGTTTTCTAGACCAGAATATAAAGACGTTTTAAATTATATTCATTCTGTTGATGGATGCGATTATAAAATTATGGAGGAATAATGGGACAAAATAAAGGATATTTAACTGCAAAAACAGATAAAGCCTCTGATGAATATTATACCCCAACTAATGCCATTACGCCATTGTTAAAATATATTTCAAAAAGTGATATAATTTGGTGTCCTTTTGATAAAGAAACTAGTAAATATGTCCAGACTTTTTTACAAAATGGAAATCAAGTAATTTATTCTCATATTGATAATGGAGAAAACTTTTTTTATTATTCTCCAGAAAATTATGATATTATCATTTCAAATCCTCCTTTTTCTTGTAAAGATGAAATTTTAAAAAGGCTTGAAGAACTTAAAAAGCCTTATGCTCTATTATTTCCATTACCAACTTTACAAGGACAAAAACGTTTCTCTTATTTAAAAGGAAAACAAGCCTTAATTTTTGATAAAAGAGTAAATTTTTATCAAGATGAAGAATACACTAAAATCGTAAAAGGGGTATCATTCGCGAGTATTTATATATGTAATAATTTTTTACCAAAAGATTTAATATTTGAGGAATTACCGAATGATTGAAGAAATTAATGAAAATTAAAGGCGCTCCCCGCTTTAACAATGAAAAGATAGACCGAGCCGGGCGGTTTTCCCGGCAGAGAGGAAAGTAAAAAATGTATACCATGAATGATTTTATTGAGAAGAAGATTTGTGTCAGCTTTGCGAACAGAAAAGAACGGATCAAGTTTTTGAAGATGTGCCAGAAGGCGGGGCTTAGGTGGCGTAGCGGAATGTTACCTCTTGACGGCTTTGCCGCTGGAAGCGGCATTGATGGGAACCAAATAGAGTGCGGGTATAGTAGTAAGCAAGATAGGAATCTCACACATTCCCCGGTTGGATGCCACAAAAGCGAAGGCTGGGAAATCGTCCCCTTTTCCGAGTTCCAGCCGGAAGAAACCATCGGCGTAATCAAGCGCAAAGGCAACACCATTACCGTACACATGGGAGATTTGCACGGCACGGCAAAGTGCTCCCCGGACGATCAATTTGACCTATATACCGGGTGCGAGCTGGCACTCAGAAGGGCACTTGGTGTCCAAAAGGACAAGCCTGTATATACTACAATATTTAAGCCTGGCAAACGATATAAAGTATCGGTGCGGGCGTATAAGCGGCACAGAAAGAACGTCCCGATATGGATGACGGAAAATGACGGGAAAACGGTAGAGGTTACTTCACTCAATACGGCAACGTGCGGTGTATATACATATACCCCGAGCTGGTGCGAAGAAATCCAAGAGCCTGAAAAGCCCGTTGAGCCGGAGAAGCCGAAGTATTACAACGGAAAAATGGTGTGCATAGATAATGGCGGATACTCCTGGTGGACTGTCGGGAAAATATACGAGTATAAAGACGGAATTGTGACTACGGACGATGGAGATAAGTACCCAAAAAACGGACTAGAGCCTTACCGGGACGCAGAGGATGCTAAACACCCTGGAAACTCATTTGCAAGCGGTCCCCGGCACAATGAAAGAGTAACAATGCTGGAAATTAAGGAAGCCGAAAAACCTGATAATTCAGAGAAGCAAAGACGTGCCAATTGGTTGACTTTTTAAGGCTGGAAAAGCTGGGTGTTAGGTATCTGACGGAAGAAGAAATGGGAGAAAACAAATGAATAATCCTCGTTTGGTTCAAGTGAAAGATGAACTTGGATATTTTCATGGCTGGGAACAATCTGATGTTGAGTGCAAGAACTGCTCGCATTGTGAGGCTATTTATAAATATTTGAAAAGGGAGAATGAAAATGCTGAAAATTGAAAACGTTGAAGTCTACGGCTGGGAAGCAGCGATCCGGGGGATGCGGAATCCGATGAACTCTTGGGAGAAGAGTGATAGCAAATGGTGCTCGATAGGAACACCGGGGACAAATCAAGCGGCTGCTAACGATAAGCATTTAACAGAAAAATATTGCATCGGCAATAACGACCTTGACCTTATGAAGCGACTTTGTAATGCCGGTACTGACCATCGTAAGTTTATGCGGATGATAACCGTCACGGCAGACATTGTAGCGCCGCTCTATTGGTGGGCCGAATATGATACGTACAAAATCGGCACAGTTGCCAACTCTTGTTCAAAAATGCATAAGCTTCTTTCTAAACCCTTTGAAATATCAGATTTCAGTTTTGATAAACTTCCTGGTTTTAGAAATGATATAATAAATGGGAAATATAAATACATAGAAAATAAAAACACATTTGAGGAAGTTGCAAAGCCGTTAATAAATATACTAAATGAATTACGTGATTCATATTTTTCTTGCGAAAGTGAAATGAATAAAAAAGTAATTTGGTATTCTATAATCCAGCTTCTCCCTTCGTCCTACAACCAACGGCGCACCGTAATGCTGAATTATGAAGTTCTTACCAACATTTACCATGCACGAAAAAACCATAAGCTTGATGAATGGATTACCTTTTGTCATTGGATTGAAACCCTCCCCTATGCAAAAGAACTAATTATTGGAGAAGAAAAATGATGCATATTTTAATGCCAGAATATTGGGCCGCGCCGGATGATTATGGCGATTTAATTTATTTTAAAGATTATCTGCCTGTTGCTTGTAACGAATTTATTTGTACGTCTTACTTTGAAATTAATTTCAAACTTTATATTGGGCTAGATTATCCAACTGAATTTATTAAACGTCTAGATGGCGCGACTCTTTGGAGAAAGAAAAGTCGTAATGCAGAGGAAGAAGAAATTGGGAAAATTGATTCTATTTCAATTGAAGTCTCTTATGAACTTGACCTGATAAATGATAAGAAATCCCCTGTTGGCCGCTATTATAATATTACTTTAAAAGGAGATATTAGAAGTGAAGACTATTAAAGTTTTTGGGTTTCAACAAACTGCGCCGAATCAATTTACTTTTACCGGGCAGGAGTTGGAAAAACTTCTAAATAAAGTATATTCTGAAGGCTACGAAGAAGGATATCTCTCTTTAACAACTAATGCCGCACACACACCAGATTGGAGAGCAACAGGTACAGGTGTCCCTTATCCAAATCAATTTATAGAAAATAAAATTTCTAATCCCACAATTGATTGGGCAAAAACTAACTTAACAAATGGAGAAGTAAAATGAGAATATTAGAAGAAACTAAAAAGTATCGTGTTGACACTGAAGACGAAGCAATCGCGGCCATTCAACTTTTCCGTGATAAAGCGGACCAAAATGGCTATGTTGTGAGCAAATCCACCTATCAAAAGAAGGAAAAGAAGGCCAAAGGCGAAATTTTAGATAGCGGCTATCTTGTTTCCATTACGATAGTTTATGCTCGTTTCTGGGATTTGGGAGACTAACGAGATGGATTTTTATTTGAAAACGACTTCTGTTTATCGTTTCATTAACGACGATACTGATGAAGTAATCGGAATGATTACCGATGTAAAAAAAGACCATTGCGAATATTTTTTTTGGGATAAGCATCTCCATAGACGGTCTTACGTTGAATATACGATTGATTTTAGAGGGATGCCACTGGATACTTTTCCCTTTCCCTGTGAAAAAGTCAGATTGGAAATTGAAAGATTTGGTAAAACACAAGATAATGATGATTATATAAAGACTGTTAAAGTCGGAATTATTGATGAAATGCGATTAATTTCAGAAATTACTGACGATGGTATTTTTACAATTCATCAATTAAAAATTAAATGTTTTACTAATAAAATTAGGGAGATTGAAAATGGACGAAAAGATTTATGATATTATAAATATCGTGCCGCAACAAGATCTAAAAAAAGTTTTCACTGAATTGCTAGAACTACCAGACGATCAATTCTTGGTCTTTAAACCTGTTATTATGGAAAGCCTCTATAAGGTATATAATACTTTAGAAAGTAAAATGCTCCTTTACCAAGGAATGAAAGCTGGCGGCATTTCAATTGAAGAGTATAACAAAGTTTCCAAAATGCTTGTTGATGAAATTAAAAAGCAGGAAACTCTTTCTCAGGTTAAAAAAGATTTTCTAATTCAAATTTTTAGCTTGGTTCAAACCGCAGTTAATGAGTGCGAAGAAGCCTCCAAAGAGCTGATTTCTATCCCGATTGAATTATGTCATTCTAATGCAAAAATCCCCACTTATGCACATGAAACAGATGGCGGTGCAGATGTATATGCTGTAGAAGATATTACATTGCGGCCCGGTGAACAAACTATTGTTAAGACTGGTCTAAAGATTGCTTGCCCTCCCGGTTATGCAGTTCTTGTCCATCCGAGGTCTGGTCTTTCTGCTAAAACAAAAATGAGGGTTTGCAACGCAATTGGGCTTATTGACAGTAAACGGGAGGCTTCCCAGTGGGCCGCCTAAAAAAAGAGCAGATTGAATTTATTAAAAACAATATAAATATAAAAACTAATCGAGAGATGGCAAAAGAACTTGGTTGTAGTATAAGCACAATTTCAAATTGGAGAAAAAAATTAGGTATAGATTTTAGTAGTTTGCATGATTTTAGTCAATATACAGACTATATTTGTGCAGAATATTATACAAAAACAAGTAAAGCATTAGCTCAAGAACTTGGCTGTTCAAAAGCATATGTAACAAAAATATGGCGAGAACATGATTTAATAGGAAAAACAAATAGAGTGTATTACAGTGATTTTACATACTTTCATTCCATTGACAATCCTAACAAAGCTTATGTATTAGGAGTAATTTGTGCCGATGGCTGCGTTTATAAAAGAAATAATCATGAGGGTTTGTGGCAAATCACAGTAAATATTCAAGATCAAAAGTGGTTAACTGATATTAAAGATTTAATTAAAAGTAATAATCCAGTTCATAGTAATAAAAACACAGCGACATTAACTATTGTTAGTCAAACCATGTATGATGATTTAATTAAAATAGGAATTATTCCCAAAAAAACTTATACAATGGATATTCAGAAAGTATTTGATAATATCCCTTCAATATATTATATGGATTTTATTCACGGATATTTTGATGGTGATGGATCAATTACACTGAAAAACATTCCTTCAAAAAGTAATCTTCAGCTTGCTTTACCAGAACGTCACGCCTCTACTTTTCAAGATATTTTATCAAAATATCACATTAGAAGCAACTGGCATGACGATAATCGTTTTGAAAAATACACTATACCTTTCGGTAATCTCGTAATTAATGATATAGCAAGTAAATATTGTTTACTACAATTATTTAAAATGCATGATACAATATCGCTACAACGAAAAGCAGAATTAAGCCATCAACTCTGTAAACAAATTCAATCTAACATCACAAATAGAAAAGAAAATATAATTGCTGTCACTAAATGGGAAGAATTGCTGGAAAGCCTGAGACGGTAATCAGCAGGGGAGCCACTGAAAGCTATTTGGTAAGTGGAAGGTTCAACGACTAATCGGTGAGATATAGCAAATCAATAAGCCGAACACGAGTATCCCACACCGCAAGGTGAAGATATAGTCTGAACTAATACAAAATCAAGTATTAGAATTATAAATTAAATATTTATAAGATAACATTATTGGGTTATAGAAATGAAATTGGAGTTATCATTGAAAATAATGAAGCTCCCATTAAAGACCTAACTTACGACTTTGACGAAAATCATCGCCCTGTTCTAACTTCCATTTTACATGGCGCCGACCTTCATATCACAAAAGGAGAGCGATTCGCGCAATTACGGCTCGTAAAAGTTCCTCACATGATATTCCATCAAGTAGATAGTATTGATAATGTTGAAGGAGATAGGGGTGGCGGTTTCGGCTCTACTGACTAACCATGGCTAGAATTTAGTTATCTGACATTAAAGAAATCTGCGCGACTGATGATTGGGAGGTCATCTCCACTTCCTACAAAAACCTAAATGACCCAATGGAATTTAAATGCGCTTGCGGCCATTTAGTGATCGCGCCATGGAAAAAAATTCGTGAAAAACGGCGCTGTCCAATTTGTGCAAAGAATGTATTCGTAGAATAGGACGAAGCGGTAATTCCAAAGTTAAGGGGTGCTTTCCGCATTTTAGCATTAGATTAGGCTACCAAACGCAGCGGCTATGCCATTTTTGATAATGGAAAGCTAATAAAATTTGGAGTTTTTGATGCTGAAAAGTTTGGGGCCGAAGTCGCACGCATTAGCGCAGTCCGGCATTGGCTCATTAACATGATTGAAAATTGGAAAATAGATTATATTGGATTAGAAGGCATTTAGCTAGAAAAGAATTTTGGAGTTGAAGTATTTGCTTCATTGGCACGACTTCAAGGAACTCTTATAAATACTATATTTGAAGCAGGATTGCCGCATTTGGTTTGTCATACCGCAACTTGGCGTAATCATTGCGGAGTAAAAGGTGCGAGTCGTGCTGATCGCAAAACCTCAATGCGGCGCATTGCAAAAGAACTCTATGGAGTAAATGTGAGTGATGATGAAAGCGATGCTATTGGTATTGGTCTTTACACAGTAGCAATAGCGCGCCCTCACAGAGAAATTGTAAGTTGGGAATAAATAGGTCCCATAATAATTCACAAAGTTCACAGAAAGTACAGAAAAAACGCCTAGACAAATTATGCCTAGGCGTTTTCATTAAATAGAAACTATAGAAAATATATCAGCATCAGTAATTGCTGAAATGCCATTTTCATCAGATTCATCTTTTGACCAGCGCGCCACTTCAAAGATTTTATCCTCGTTGCCGCGATAATAAAGAGTTTCATTATCTTTAGCAATTCCCATCTCATAATTTAAGAGATCTGTCGCAGTCGGCGCGTTCTATCCACGACGAATCTGGAAACGATTTATTTTATCAGCCATTGAGTTCAGTTGTGAAAGGAATTAAAGATTCCAATTCAGAGGGAGTAATTTCACCCCACCCATCAAGATCTTCCAAAGTTAATTGAGAGATCGGATCATCAATTTTTTGAGAAGCAAGAACCTGTACCCGATTAGAGAATTGTTCCATTGAGTCCTTTTTCAAAGCAAAGCCTTCACCAGTTTTTACAGGCTGTCCATTTTCATCTTTTTCTACAAACTCATTTAAAATGACAGCCATTTGCTCTTGGTAAAAGCGATAATCATCTCTGTACTGGGACGCAATTTTAGCGTACTTATAAGCAATCCTAATAGGCATCTTAATGGTTTTTAATTTTTCGTAAACATTGAAAAACGCATCAACATTAGATAAGGTCATCTTTAATTCCTCCTTTTAACTCCTTTATAAAATAAGTATATCATAATTTTAAGGAAAATGCAAATTTTTACCAGGCGCCGCCATCAATTATGAAATTATCCAAATATACAGCTTCACCAATTGCGGCAATTGTATCTTTTGTATTATTTTTAGCAATTTCAAGAAGATGCGTGGCAACTGAGGCATTTTCTGAGAAATCAACGACATTGATTCCTAACCGGTTTTTTCCATATCTAAGGAGAGGAACAATGTTGTAAATGGAAATCCAGTTAGAGTAGAAGACCTTCTCCAATGAAGTCGCGCCCGTCGCAGAAATTGGCTGCTAAGTTCCAATTAATGCATAGGGAGATGCTGAAAGCACAGCCAGCCGAACGAAAAGGGAAGTTTTGCCTTCAGGGAAGTTAGCGATCACTTCTAGCGGAAAACTCGCAAAGTCATTCGTGCTACAAGATAATAATAACGGGGTTGAAAGCAAATTCTTGATTTCATTATCTTCCTAATATTGAAGCTGTAGTTTAACTTCTCCACTATTAAAATCTTCATAAGTTGACATTCCAGCGCCACCATAGTCAGAGAACTAAGAAGTCATCTTCCAGCTATTTTGAGAAGAATCGGTAGTTGATGGCCCGTATGATGGATAGGTAATTTGAACTTGCCCAGCTGTCGCGCGCCGCAACTAATAAGTATCTCCGACCAATACATTATTTGTTAAGGCAGTATCTCTGCCGACTACACTAAACCTAAATTGGCAATCTCTATCTTCAAACTGCTCTTTTATTGTATAGGAAATAGTATCATTGACCGTTCCATTTTTAGTAACAATATCTTTATCAGTAAAAGATAACGTTCTCCATCCCTTTCCATCCCATTGTTCAGTAGCTTTTTTCACCCTGTATTGAAGATTTACTCGCACAATTTGAATGTTTGGCCCAGTGATTGAATATGGGAAAGTTAAAACTTCACCTTCGTAAAGTTTGGAATTTTGAACCAAGGCCGCAGCCCCATCTGTAATTCTAATTGCAATGGGAGATGCTGTTAATTGCGTTAGCTCAGTAAAGTCTAAAATAATGGATTGTGAAACAGTAAAAGATTCTTCAAAAAGGGTTTTAAACGTTGCAAAGAAAGTAGCTGAAATAGAAGCGCTGTTAGAAATTTTCTCTGCTAGATTTGTCAAACTCCAAGTTGAAATCAAATTTGAATCACTGCTGACTTCATGAGAAATTAGCGGTAGCTCATAAGATTCACTTTCGCCAATTTGAATCACAGCAGATAGCGGAGTTTTCCCTAAATTTAAAGTTTGGTTTCCATTAACAAAATCTCCATAGGCATAAAATGGGAGAATAATTGCATCCAGTGTAGTTTTAGAATAAGGTTTAATAATGGCGCCTTGTAATGCTTTAATTTCGCTTCCAGTGCTCAAATTCTGACAGCGTACTAAAGTAGCAGTTTCGCTCTTTGTTCTTGTTCCCCACGCGGTAGTCATTTGAAAACTAATTTGTTGTGCGTACTCTTCAGGAAGTTTCGCATCATAAATGCCATTTACATAAGGAGTAAAATCAGTTCCCGCTTCGCCAATTGAAGTTAGCACGCCTTTCGCGCTTTCAGCCTTCCCCCACTGTAAAGACGCGCCCGGTGCAGTTTGCGAACCGCTAAAAGCCGTATCTCTTGTATAGGAGATAGAAAAATTACGATAGAAATTATTTTCAGTCGTACCTTCAATTGTTTTTAAATCATGGCCATTATAAATCTTCTTAATTTTGGGGAATGGCGCCAGACAATAAATAGAGGAAACAGACCAGTCGCTCCATTCAATGCCATCATAGTAACGTATTCTTCCCTTGTATTGCCGTCCGTTATCGCCGGGGCCAAGTGCTTCTCCCAATGAAACAGTCGCCCCGTTCAAAGTGAGAATGTTATCTTCATTTGGCGCGCTACCAATTTCATCACTATAGAGAATTTCATAGGATATCTCTTCTGCGGTTTTGCCGCTACTGGGCGCAAATGTTAAAGTTGGAATCGGAACGTAAGAATAGGAAGTTGTATTCAATTCTGATTCGTAGGCGGCGCCGCTAATCTATGTTTCAGTTGCAAAAGTCGGCTTCATATTAACGCTAATTGTCTTTTCAACCGGAGTGGAGTATTCCAATCCATCAAAAGCCCAAAACTTATAAGTCGTTTGAGAAGTAATTGATGCACCAGTCCAAGTTGTGCCAGATATAGCGGTTTTTTCCCCACTACCAACCGCATAGAAGAATGTTAAATTTTGTCCATCTTCGTCTGCCCCAGAAATTTGCGCAGAAGGGGTGCCGCCAGTAGAAGGAACTTTATCTTTAAAATTTGAAATGGAGACAATCGGCAGACGGTTCACAGAAAAAGAAATTGTCGCTTCTCCAATTGGAGAATTATAACCATTAACAGCCCCAATTGATTGTACTTTGAAATAAAAAATTGCTCCGCGCGCCGCATCATTCGCCACGTTAAAACTCAAAGGTGAACCAACTGATTCTTGATAGGAGCTTTCTTCTGTTGGCTCTTTCCCCACCTCATAAAACACTCTATACTTTTGAATTGGAACATTGATTCCAGCAGACGCACCGCTCCAAGAAATTTGAACAGATGCTCCGGGCTTTTGAATAGACTAGCTGACGCTCAAATAAGTAGGGGCAGTGGGGGCAGTGTAGGAGTAATCAAATGACAAAGAAGCGCTTTCAAGAACAATGCTTCCTTCCGCTCTTACATTTGTAAACCCGATAACAAAATTGACTGCTGTTTCTCCTTGATTACGAATAGTATTTTTCAAAGAAGAAAGCGCCACTGTAATAGTTCCAGCTGTACCAGTAAAAGTTATATGAGAATAACTTGTATAGTCATTTATAAATGAGGTCGCACCGACTGCACAATAGCAAGAAAAAGAGCCACTTCCACTAAAAGTTAAAGCCAATGAGCCATTATCAAATAAGGAAGGATTTAACTCAAATTTTAGCCATTGCGCGAATGATGTTCTTTCGCTGCCAATCCAGCGCCGAGAAGTACAATCACCCGTCCCGCTATATTTTCCAGTTGAGCTATTATAATGACTCTAAGCAGTTGGAGTCCCAACGCTGATGGATGTTCCTGTTTCAAATTCATTTCCAATTTTATTATTGGTAGAACTAAGAATACTTGTTTCCCCACTAGCATAATCATAAACATGATCTGCCATTCGGGTTAAAATTTCGCTCTTAGTCAAAGTATAACCCTGTGCCGCGCTTTTGGCCGCAGCTTGCGCCGCATTTTTCGCCGCAGTCTCAGCCGCGGAGGCAGTCGCATAGACTGCCCCCGTTGTAGATTGCTTTGCGAAGGTTTGCGCGACTCTTGTCTTGTAGGCCGCAACGTTTTGTAAAGTTGAGCGACTTACTTCATTAATAGTGTGTTGCCACGCCATTTTCGCCTTTTACCTCCTTAATAAACAAAGAGAGAATAACCTTCTTCTTCATCTTTCACATATTCAAGTCTAACATCGTCTTGCGTACCAAAACGCACATCTCTATCAAACCAAGTTTGCGATGCTTTTCCATGAATTAAATCTTTTTCAATTAAGAGCTTTTCATAGAGGGCCAGCTAGTCTTTGCTAAAAACAATAGTCGTACCAGTTTCGTTTTCGCTAGTTTCAAAAGACAATGTTTTTTGCTCTATCTTTAAGTGCCCTTCGTCATCAGTAGTTTTGAAAACCTTGCCAGTAAACTGAACCCCTCCGCTTGCATTTTGAAGAAGTTTGATAAAAGGTTCTCTAGTTGAAGAATAAGATTCTTCGTAAAGACCGCTGGATGCAATTGCCAATGTATTCTTATATTTTTCGCTATCAGGCACTAAATAGTAGTAAACAGTTCCGGGCGATGGTGCAGTATCGGTTGTTTCTCGGTAAGCGCCATCTACTTCATCATACTCATAGTAAATGGTGCCAGAAGAGAAGGTTGTCCCAGTAAATTGACGATAATCACCCTTATGAATCCATTCTCTAAACTATACACCATTTGCTTTTTCTGCGGTATCATAAATGATTAAGGAAGGTTCTCCCTACTTACCCGCGCCATCAATTATGGCAGAACTAATCTTCGCACCTTCAATTGTAGAATTAACAATAATGCCATTAGCAAAAGTTCCCTTTGTAGCGTAAATGTAACCTTCACGAGTTACAATAAATGGAGATTGCTGAATGGCTAAGTCTGTTAGCCCTTGCGCACCAGCCCACATAATGATACGATCTTCTGGGTGGTCATCCTCCTTTTGATAAAGTGGAATATTACTTTTACTGTCAAAACCTGCGGAAATATCATTATTGCCGCCAGAAGTGATTAACCGACCATTTAGATAAACATTATCAGCGTATAAGCCGTATCCCATGCCCGCTAATGCGGGAATTTCGCCAGAAGATGCGCCAAGATCGCCCAAAATCAATCTTTTAACCGTATTCCACTAATTATTTTCTAAATCATAGGAAAGCTAACTCATTGACAAAGCGCGCGTTGCTAAGAAACTGCCGACACCGCTAGTTGCATCTTCACTATTAACACCAATGATATTGTTCTTAGAAGATCCTCCTAAATAAATCATTGTATCTATAGCATCGGTGGCAGTAGATGTCAGTACGCTGTCCATTTTTACTTTAATAGTACGTACTTGTCCGCTAACTTGAGATGGATCTTCGGTCACATAACCTTTAACTTTCTGCGTTGTGCCGCCTGAAGTTATTTGAAGCAAAATGGCTTCACCCTTTTCTGGATAAGCAATTTTCCGGAAATCATCGTCATTGATAGTAATTTCATAGACATTATTCCCTTGGCCAGAGATTGAAATTTCTCTGGTGGACGGACGGAAAATAAAGGAGCCGCCCATTGCCTAGGTTTTTAATGCCTTAAAGACCTGAGTAATGATGGTAGTTGCATTTATGGTAGAGGCTTCAATATTGCCATTAAAGTAAGCATTGCGGAATTGTGCCATATCCTTGGACAGCCGCCAATAATATTGAGTTGGGGTAGTGCCTGGAATTGGTTCACTCTACATTACGCACTCATTTTGAACGGTAATAACACCATTTTGAGAGACAATAAAGTTCGGCTACTTGACTCCTTCTGCATTAGTTCCATAAGCGACAATAGCATCACCGCTGTGTTTTGCTGGATTATAAAGATAGAGGTCGCCAAGCCGAATCATATCTTCAACTGTTGCACCTTCACCTAGTGCAATGTTTTTGACTTCAATGCGACTTTCGCCCGTCTCAGAATTGGAAATTAGACGAAGATTTCTATCCTTTGAGACAATTGAATTATTAGTAATCTCAAAACCACCAATAGTACCCTCAGACGATGTAATTTTACCAGAAAAATCGCCATTAACACCAGATAGAGTACCGCCAGAAATTAAACTGCCAGAAATCCGAAGGGTTCCATCTAAGTTAGAGTAAGAAAGGCTCGTTGTCACATTGCCCGATTCATCGGTATGGCGGATATTGAAGTCACCATTTGTAATGGTTAGACCATTGGCAGTAAATTGGAATCCTGCCTTTTGAATGGCAGCAAACAACCCATCAGCTTCTAATGATAGCCGCGCCATGTCATCATTTAGACCCGTCTTAACGCTTATCCATTTTAGACATTCCTAATATTTTCCATCTGTAGTAAGGTCAGCTGCAATTTTAATTGCACAGCTATCCGCACTATTTAGCGCATTAATAAAACTCCGGAGTGCTAAATAAGAAGAAACACTGGCCGCCAATACATCTCTGTACAATTTACCAATATGGAAGTAGTAAACTGTCCCTTCACCCTTTTGAATGGTGGAAGTTTCATCATCTGGATTGCAGTTAATATAATCCCATGCTTTATCACCAAGAGCGTCTACGATAGAGGTCGCGCCATATGACAAATCTATATCGTACTAATCTGTTAAGAAATAAGATTCAGGCGTCTTAATGTAATAAGTTTGCGAGGGGTCATAACTTGCAGACCCAGAAACGGGAACATAAACATCGCCATCTTTAACATAATAAACAATGCCTGACAAAAATGCAGGATTTTCATCATCAAAATCAGCTTCTTCATACTTAGAAGAAACACGACCATCGCGCAATTGGATAGCAAGGACAGAAGGAGAAAACTTATAAGTAATTTCTCCATTATCACTAACGGAAGAAGAGAACTTCAAAATTTCTTCTTGTCCTGTAATCACCATAAATTGATTGGCGTCTTGACCAGCTTCACCTTGTTCACCCGCAATGCGGATTGGATCAGTCCATATTGCGCCGTCATCATAGGAGAAGCGCGCCCACTTATCTCCGTTTTGAAAAATGTCATGCCAGCTTGTAGAATCGGTACTGTACTGAGCTTTTACTGCGGGCGCGTTTTCACCAGGCTTTCCGTCTGCACCTTTAATTTCAGTCCACTCATAATCTTCTTTTGCTGTTGGTGCCGTTACGCTATCTCCACTATAAACGCCAATATATTTGGTTTCTTGAGTGGGAGAAGAAGTAAAATTAGAACCATCAGCGTTAGCACTATAACGGATGTGAACATAAGCACTTGCACCAGCCTGACCGGGTTCGCCATTCTCAACCATTTTAAGCGATATGGTGTCTGAATAGGTCTTGCCATTTGCACTAACTTCTGCCTTCAAATAGCACAGGCCATTCTGGAATAACATCGCGGCTGTTGCAAAAGAAATTGAGAAAGTCTCACCTGTAGTGCCTGTACTAGAAAATTCAGGAGTTGAACCTAAATACCAAGTTGGAGTTGACGCACCTTCTATAGAGGTTTTAATATGGAAGGTTAATTCATTTGGTTCAACGGATTCTCCATTCTTTTTGAATGTTTCACCTTTCTCTGCTACAATACGAATACCAAGAGTGTCAGGAAGAGTCTCAATTGTTAAGCCGCCAATCTGGCCGCCGGTCGCATAAATTTCGCCATGAATCTCTGCATTTTGCGCAACAATTTTACCGTTTTCGTAAACAATAAAGTTAGGAGATTCATTGCTTCCACCAGCGACAAAAACGCGGTTTCCATTCACATCGCCTGCAACAGTACCAAGATTGCCGATTGCAACTTTGGAGTCAGTAGAGCCATCTCCAATTTTTAAAGCATTTTTTAACCAAAGATTACCATCGCTGCCTGTTTCCATTGCAATCGCGCCATCGCTATTGCGAATTTGAAGACCATAGTAATTTCCAGCCTCATCTAACTTTCCTAAAATAACACGATTAGTTAGCGCACCGCTATCATTTTTTTGTTTTGCAAGAATTTGATTTTTTTCAGAATTAATTTCAATGGAGCCATTACCAAGACTGTTCTTTAGCAAAAAGCCTTTCCAAGTCAAAGCAAAACGAGTCGCATCATTATTCCAAATTGCATCTTCGCTGGTAAAAACAATATTGGGCTAATCTTCTTTAGCTTCAAAATTGGAAACACCATATAGACCAAACTAGTCATGACGAATGAATTTATTAAGCCAAAGATTTCCATTTTGTAGCCAATAAGCAGTAATACCATTGGCATCCCATCTATATTGCGGCATCCCGCCATTTAAAATGGTAATATTATCTGCGTTGATGTTGCCTGCGGTTAAATTCTCGGTTGAAACACCAGTGCCACGCACACCAGTTCTCCAAGTAATGCCGCCATCAATTGATAGCAAAATACCCATTGAACAAATTTTTACCATTTCATTGGGATTGTTCTGATTGATGAGAGTAATGCCAGTTGCATCTTGGATTACAGTTTCATTCTGCGCGGCCTGAATGATATTTTCATTGCGCGCGAAAGCTGTCTACAGTGTTTCGTATTTGAGAGTGCCGTCAGAATTTACAATAGCTGCCGCTTTAGCATAACTACCAGAAGCATATTGTAGGCTTTGAGTGGTGGCAGTAATACGTTGAAACAAATCTTCAAATTGAGTTTTGTAATTTTGAACCTTAAAGCTGTCGTTCTATGGGCTATCAAAGTAAGATGTAATTTCAGCAATGAAAACTTCTTCTTTGTAGGGCGTTTTTACGCCATCAATCGTTTGAAAACCAAAGAAACTGGTATCCTGAACGAAGCAAATGTCACCTAAATGGAAAACTTTTGCTCTAAATTCTGGAAGAGCGCTTAAACGTAAAACCTAAATATCATAAGAAATTTGCGGCCGTGCAGATGTGTAGGCAATAGAACAAGCATCTAAGTAATAGAGTTCATCATCTACATAATCTTCGCTAGACCATACACCTTCTTGAATGTATGAAGAATACTTGTTCCAAAATTCTTTATGCTTAGCGGCAATTTTTTCTTTCAGTTCGTCCTGTTCTTTCTTCCATTTTTCTAATTGGGCCTTTAAGTTTTTAACACTCTCATCCAGTTTTTCGGCCATTGCCTTAAAACTTTCAACATTTTGAAGAACATCAAAACGAGTTTTAACTAAACTTTGTAGCCGTTGATAGTCAGGATTTTCCTTTGCGTATTCAAGCGCTACGGCAACCGTTGCGGTATTAGACAAGGCCATCATATCGGCTTCTAACTAATTAAGCTAGTCTTGTGCGCTGTCTCTGTAATTAGAATAAGTTGTTAAAAACCCTTCTTGTTTAGTTAATTCAGTTTCTTTCGCCGCAATTCGCTCTGCATTTTCATCATACTTTGTATTCCAACGGTTTAAATAATAATAATATCCAATTGCGTCGGGGGTTGTCATATACAAATCTTTGGTTAACTGTCCAGAAGAAAGTAAACCCTAAGAAATGTAATATCCAAAGTCCAAAACAAACGATTCTCGGCAATAGTTATTATGTGCCCGCGCGATTGTCGCAAAACCATCTTGCGCAAACTCGTTGGAATTTGGTTTTACAATCGTTTTAGAAACTATTTGATCGCTGTTTATAGTACGCTGAATAGTTTTTAAATCAATGCCATAGACAAATCCAACCCCAGTCCGCTCACCAATTTCCTCTTTAAAGGTAATTGTCTTTTTTGGACAACCATCTTCATCGTACAAAATGCGGCCAGTATCTTGGTCATGCTCTGTATTAAAAATGGCCCAACATTCAAAAGTTTCACAGAGATTCTGAATTAAATTGAATCGGTTAGATTCTTTCCCCGTAATGGTACGAATTTTTTCATAGGTGTTATCTGACGTACCATAATATGGTTCATAATCAGATTGCTTTTGAGTTCCGTTATAAGAGTAAATGATGTCATCGGCGCTGTTATAGTCTTGCGCAGGGTCGTAATATTTATAATAAACTTCCCCAATAGACATCATATCCATTTCTCCGGGGTTGATGCGCGACGTAGAAAGAAGGTAATAAGTTTTGGAAGTTTTTGGAGTTAAATCTTCTGTCTCAATGTAGACGCCACCAATATTCTCATAATAAGTTAATGCGCTATCAAAGCTTATTAGATTTTCTTGCGCTTCATACTTATTACCTAAAATATGGGGGAAGAATTGAAAACTTTCAATCCAAATCGGTGCTCCGCTTGCTTGGCTTAAAAGCAATCCAAAATTAACTTCACGAATAATTTCAGAACGAGTTATTGCTTTCTAACAAACATACTCTTGTTCAATCCAGTTATCTTGAATAGACTGAGAACCGTTAATCGCAAAGTAATTGCTCCCATCTGGGGTGTATGTATAAACTTCAACCCCGTCTATTGTAGTTTTTGTCCAACTGTATTTTCCAATGAAGACCGCAATGGCGCCAGACGTCAAATAATCTCCGGTTGGAGATAAACCGTCTGCGGAGGATGCCCGCGCGCGATAACGGAAAACCCATTTATCTCCTACTTGGAAACCCTCGGGAATGAAGGAAGAAGAATTTTTAATTCCTCTGTTCAAGTAATTTGTATTGCTCGCAAACCGTAAATGAGAAGTAGCAATATAAGATTGAGATAAGGAAGTTTCCTTTGTCCAATCCGGATAAAGTTTAAATTGAAGCTCTCCGCCACTCCATCCAGTTAAAGAAGCAAAATTCTCGTTATTAACAATTAGGTTATTAACGTAAGTTGGGTCTTTAAATTCAGTTTGAGTATAGCCCCAGTAGGTTTTGCCATCTTTGGTAAAAACATTAACTGTGCGGCCCAGCTTTGAATCTATTAACGTTTTTTGCTTTCGTACTAAACGATTTGCGCGATATCTGGCCGAAACATTAGCGTCTTTATCAATTTCAAAAAGAAGAGTCGTGCCTTTTTTAGCTTGTAAGTAAGTTTTTTGGATTGAATTTACGGTGCGGGTAGCTTCCTCCCACTTAACATCACTAACCGCAAGGCACTCACCATTTAAAACTAACTACTTATTAGTTTCTGTTTTATAAGGCAACTCTCCAAACCAAAATTGGCAATAATCTTCTCTACCTACTATCACTGAATAGTAAACCAAAATTGCAGAATCAGTAGGAATGGAAGCGCCGCCATCTGTAGAAAAAGTGGAAGCCACTTTTACTTCATAGACCGGTTCTTCAATTTTTTGGTCTAAAATTGTATCTGGCTCACGTTTCCAATCAGTACCTTCCAAAATGCGGTCAGCCAATTCGTTAATAGTCCCGGTGTTATTTTGAAGTTCATTGTCAAACTCCAAATTAAAACCATTCTTAGAAAGTTCATTTATAAAGGCATCTTTGCAAGTGTAAGAAATGGTATGGTCGCCAGAGTTTTCAACACAACTCTTTACAAACATATCATACCATTTACTTTTCCAAAGCACCTTAATTTTTCTTTCATTAACTAGAAGCCCGACCCAAGGATTTTTTACCCTTTCACCTGTCCGGCTATCAATATACTCATAATATAGCTTAAAGGTAAGAGTTGAAGTTCCATTAACATTATTCACTAAGCATGGCTGAATGGCGCGATTTTGAGAAGTCATTGTATTGGAACCGATGATACCAATTTTTTCTTCTTCAAAATGCGCTGGAACTTTATCAGTGGCCGCGACCACAACATCTTCCCAAACGCTAATTTCGTATTTATCTTTTCTCATTTTTACTCCTTAGAAATAGAGATAATCATACTCTATCTTTGCGCTTTGCGCGCCTATTGATACGAGTTGAATTTCTCCTCCTCCAATTGAAGCATTGGTTGGGATTTTGAAAAAATCGCCGCTGGTTATATAGCGATTATAAAGAGTGCCAGTTTGCTCAAAAGAAGCATCGTAGCCCTCAATTAAGTTAGTTTTAGAATTGACACAAATGTAAATATCGGTTTCGTTCAAAACTTTATCGGAATTAAAATTTAAAACTCCCAACATTTGTTCATTGCCGCTAACTTGTAAGCTTAACTTGGTTAAGTTTTGGAACTGCGCGCGGCTATAAAAAAGTTTGTAATCAGTAGGCAAATCACCTGGATTATAAACTTGTGTGGTGGCACCGGGCGCGTCATAACTACCTTTTGTTGCTTTCAAATTGATAGAAGGCTGCCACTCAGCTAAATTATAAATTTCTTCTGAACTTGCTTCATCTAAATATTTGAAACGGCTGTGCGCAAAGGGATAATAAATAGAAAAACTCAATTCCCCTTCTCCCTTAAAGACTCGTTTCTTTTCATAAACCATTTTATTCTAAACACTATCCCAGAAGCGGTAAGTTTCATCAAAAGGCAAAAATTTTAAATATGGAGTGCCAATAATTTTTGCCGTCCACGCCTTAAAGGGCAGCTCATCAAACCAGAGTTCTTTTAAAGACCCATCTGGCGCGAATAGCTACTGCATGGCGCGAACTTCTTTTTCTTCAACACAATCAAAAGCAATTGGGAAACTAATTGTCCTTTGCGAATACGTAGTTCCAAAATAGTAAGTTTCATCTCCACCCGGAACGTTTGAAGTAGAGTCCGAGAAGGACGGGAACAGGTTTTGAGTATACCTGTTCCCATCGCTTACACGGACGATTCCGAGAGAAGAAGAATGAACTCCGCCAAAAGAGAAACCAATATAGTCGCCCTGTAAATCGGTTTTCATTCCTTTTCCTCCTTTTACTCGTCTCTCTTATAAGTATTAACGCAACCGATTAATGGTGTGAACATTACGATAGGCACTGTCTTCGTAAATTTTCTCTTTGAAACGGTTCCAAAGTTTGTCAACATCATAATCGCTTCCAATGGAATCTACAACAAAGTTCACATCATAGTAATTATCGCCGCCCGCCATTGTCTTTGTGGATACATCACCAGATAACAAGGAAGGAAGAACTTTCGTTAACTTTAAGAAAGCTTCAGTTTGAATGGGATTTAATACATATTCTGGTCTGGAGAGAGTTCCATCTAGCCAAGCCGGACCAGTTTTAGAGGTCAAGCCGCCAGAAGCGAATTTCATATTGGACTTATCGCCTTCTAATTTACGACCGCCGCGGCTTTTGCGAATTGCTTCACTATCAAGTAAAGCCTACTGGTAAGATTGCTATTCAAGTTTTCTGGCAATTTGAGCATTGGGAGCCTTGTTTCTTCCAACTACAACTGGACCATTTGCTGATCCCCTATATTGAGTCCAATAGGAACCAGAATCATTGGGATTAGAATCAGAACCCCCACCGCCTCCTCCACTTCCGCTAGAACCGCTATCATTGCTGACAACTTTATCCTTAATTTCGGGGCGTCCTTCACTGGTGTCTGCCTTTTGAGCAATCCAACTCTTTGTTTTTGGGTCATAGGAAAGAGCGTAAACGCCGCCGTTAGCATCTTGCCATTTGCCATTGGTGTAGGTTAATTCACCTGCATTAGTTTGGAGAGTATTACCTTCCTTAGATTCGCGGTCAACCATCCAGTCAGAGAAACCAAGTTGTGCTTGATTGTACTCTTTAATGAGTTCCGCAATCCAGTTCATTTGACCGAACTCACTCATACCCTTAAAAGCATCAGTTCCCTTCAATAGTTCTACCAAAGCAGAATTGTTATTAAAAGTACCATCTTCGTTGAAAGCGCCTTGAATTAAGGTGTAAGTTTCTTCCCAAAATTCGCCGTTCTTTGCGGCCCAATCAAGTTGAGCTTGCATAATCTCAATTTGACGTTCACGCTGATCGTTAGCTACATCATTGACTTCATTTAACCGGTCAAGCTCTTGGTCAATTAAGGTGTCTTGATAATTTTGGCGAGCCTCTTCTAACTCTTTTTGAAGCTGGAGAATTTCAGTCTGATTGGCGCCAGACGTATCACGCTGCAAATAAGCTAAACGAGCTTCTTTGTCTTGAAGGTCTTGTTCAGTTTTGGTGTTGTCCCGAATTTGTCGTTGAAGTTCAATGGAATGAGAAAGGTCATCTAGAATTTTAGAATTTGTGTCGCTGATGGTTGAAGCAAGGTCGCTAAAATCATCAATTAAAAGCTGCTGGCGCGCAACAATCGCATCATAAACTTTTTGTTCAAAATCCAAATATTCAGATTTGCCACGCTCTTTGATTTCACGCAATTCATCTTCCATGTCGGAGAGAGTATCTTGCGTTTCCTCATATTGTTCAACGAGTTCTTCTAGACGGCCAATATAATCTTCAACTGCCTGACCCTTCTCGGTGTCAGTGATTTGCTCAAGACCTTCCCAATCAATTGTGATGGTTTGGGTATTAAAGTCATAACGAGCATAGTCCATGACGCCCAAATCTTCATAACGTTTTTCAATGCCATCACTGTTACGGTAGGTTTCGCGTCCAATTTTTTCAATTTGTTCGCGGCGGCCTTGCTGTAAACGGGTTTGGAGATTAATTTCTTTCTCCAAATTAGCAATGGTTGAAAGCGTGTTTTTGATTAGGTCTGAAAAAGAAGCATTGCGATCCTCTAGCAAACGGTCATAAGTTTTTTCTAACTTTTCACGGTCGCGCAGAGCTTCGTTGATTTTTTCGGTGAGGTTGTAAAGAATATCGTAAGGGTTGTCCCAAACGTCTTTCTTGTCTCCACCTCCACCGCCTCCGCCGCCTCCGCCACCGGAAGACGCGTTGCGTGCGCCCATTCCAGCAGAATTGGAAACGTGAGCTGAGTAAGTAGGAAGTTCCACCCCGCCAGGGCCTATAACAGTGCCCGTTTGAACCCAGGTTAAGTCAAAGCCCAAAGCGTTCATATCGGCTTTTAGCTTTTGAAGTTCTTCCTCAGAAGCGTTGACGCTATTAAAGATATCCGAAACATCCATGTGGCCGGTGATTTGGAACTCTTTATCAGTTGCGCTTCTATCTAATATTGCCTGAAATGCTTTGGAAGTATTCTCGGTTTGTTCTAAAGCGGGTTGTAATTTTTTAAGAAGGTTTTGCCTAATGCGCGCCAGAGCGTCTTCACTGCCATCTGCCAATTCTTCAAAGTCAGCTAGATTATCTTGAATGAAATCATCGTCAATTCCTTTGAAAACTTGTTTGGCTTCTTTAGACACTTCACCTAACGCTTTCTAGTAATCGCTACTTTCTTTGTCGCCTTTCTTTAAGATGTCAATGTTATTTTTAAGAGCGGTGCTAAATTTACCAAAATGCTCTACAGTATCTCCTGTTTCACGAGAAAGACCTAACATAACATCTGTGGTTTTACTTGCTTCTTCATTCCAAGCTTTCAGAACATTTTGAGCGTTTTCGTCTTGATAGACTTGAGCTTTTAACGTTGCTGACCTGTGCGCGACATCTTCTTGGTTGGCTGTATCTGGTGTTTGAGACAGTAGTGCTTGCGGGGTTTGAGAAACCATATCGCGCGAAGTTGCAGCCTCTAATTGCGCGCCGTATTGACCAGCAGTTAACAGAGATATAAAACTCTGGAAAGCAGAGGAAAGAGAATCGCCAGTTAGATTGCTAAAACTAGTTGTTCCAAAAAGAAGGGGAAGAGCATCTTCTGTGATTCCAAAAGCTTTTGCCTATCCTTTCAGCCAATTCTGGCGCGCAGTGTCATCGGTTAGTCCTTCCCAAGCAGAGGTTAAGCCTTCCGTTGAGTACTTCTCGCTTTGTTCTCCTTTCTGAAATTCCCTATATCTAGCATTGGCCGTTTCTTCAACTGCTGCTTGTTGCTTCAAAGTTTCCAGATTCTGTTGATAAGATTTGTTAGTTACTTCCGCAACATAATCATACAAATCTTGAACTTCACCAATGAAACCATAAGAACCGCTTTCTGTTTGAGCAAAACGCTCTTTCAAATATTGGTCGCCTTCGGTCGTCCCACCAATAGCGTTCGCAATTTTTTGATAATCTTCTGTGGAAAAAGCATTTGTGCTAGACTCTATCGCATCTTTAACTGCTTCTCTTGCATCGCGCGCATTGTTTTTTGCACCCTCAAAGTCAAAGGCCCGCTTTTGTGCAATGCCGAGTTCAGTTGCAATGCTAGCCAAAGACCCAAAAGCACTGATTACATCGCCTGCCGCAGGAGCAATCCCCTCAATTTCAGAGCGGAGATTTCTAACTTGGTTCGGGTCAGTAATATCTAAGCCAGTTAATTTATCAAATAGCTGTTGCTTTTGTTCTTTAGTAAGAGAAGTATCTTCAAGAACAGCAGTATAAGCATCTAAGAAAGCATCTCCAATTTCAGGAGCATAGGAAGCGAAATCAGTGTATTGATTTAAGGCTAATTGGGCTTCTCCTGCGGAGTAGCCTTTGTCGGACATCGTGCTGAGAAATTTTTGTTTTTTTGCAGAGCGAGTGTTACTGCCATACTTAGCTTGCTTGTCTATATCCGCCTACTTATAGATTTCTTCCCAGGTTAGCTTTCCCAAATTTTCCATTTGGTACAAATAACTTCTAAGAAAACTCTCAGCATCGTTGCCAAAAACTTCCTTTAAACCGCTATCTTCTACTAATTGCTTGATTTGGGCTGGATCACCCAGAAGCTTTCCAAACTCTTTGCTATCTTCAGCAGTTAAATCCCCAACTGTCTTAGACAATAATGATTTAAGCGCATTACTTGTCGTGCTCTGGCCCAAAAGCTAAGCCATCTATGCCTGTTTCTGAGAGTCACTAGCATCATATTTATAATAATCAGTCTTTGAATAAAGTTTATGAACGCCATATTTTGAAAGCCATTCTTTATCTTCAGATGATGTTCTATAATATTGGGAATTTATTACCTCAGACTGGTTCCGGATATCTTTTCGTAAACTATCTAATTCAGCTTCGCTTAGATTCTGCTGAAGTTCTTGCGCCCTGTTTTGATTTTTTCCAGACCCAAAATCAATCATTGGGACGCCATTAACGTTTACGACTTGAAATCCTTCTTCTCTCAGAGCATCGGCAGAAGCTTTAACTTCTTGCAGTTTATTATTCCACTCATCAGTGCCGCGCGTTAATTCTTTAAGTTCGTTTAACCTATTTTGATAATTGGATTTTTCACTAACAAAACTATCATAGGCTTCTTGCGCTTTTTTGAAAGAGTCCGCTGCTCGTTCAGCTTGCTTTTCAGGACTATAGTAATCAAAAAGTTTACCAATAGCAATTAGTGCGCCAATTGCTCCAACAACTGCCATGATGGGGGCAATGGCGGGGGCCGCCGCAGGTCCAAGCAAGGATAAAGCGGCAGCTGCGAAAGAAGCGGTTGTTGCAGTTGTACTCAAGGCTTCACTCGTCATTAAGAGAGCTTCACCCAATTCACTGGTTTCATCCACTGAACTGCGAATAGTTTGATTTATAAGACCAAGCCCCGCACCAGCTAATCCAACAGCTCCCGCGATTTTTTGAGATTTAGAAAGGCCACTTAAAACAGAGGTTCCACCTGCATTTGGATCTTGTTCGCTTCTTTCCGAAAGAAGTGGTACAGTACCAACTCCTCCCGTAGATGTCCCAGTTGCGGAAACAGTAGCGCCTCTCGCGCCATCTTCAAATCCTTGTCTCGCGGCTTGACCCATGGCGTAGCCGCGCATATAGACTTCGGGTGTTTTTCCGGTTAAAGCTGTAACAATTCGTTGGCCAAACCCTTCTCCGGCAGACTATCCTGTATCTACAATTGTAGTTGCAATTGTTTTAAAGAGTTTTGGTAAGAAATTAGCGCCTGCGCGCAATGCGACAAAGGCCAATCCCATTTTAAGAACAGCGCCAGTGGTTGGTCCAAAAACGCCAGTAAGTTTATTAATAATTGTCAGTAGACCAGTTAAAACGTCTACTGCGCCCTTAATTAGGCTGTTTTGCGCAATGCCCATTGTAAACTCATTCCATGCATTGGAGAGTTTATTGAGCTTTGCTTCTAGAGAATCTAAAGTTTTCTCAAACTGCTCATTCGCAGACCCCGCACTATTATATGCAGCAGAAACTAATTCTTGCGTGCGAGAATAGTCTGATAATAAAGCAAGGAAACGAGATTGCTATCTACTACCCTCATAAGTATGTTACTTATGTTAGACTATATCTTTATTTTAAAAATAACTTCCGCTTCCACTATTGTGTACTCTCTTCCGAGATAGTCGTTGAACTTTCAGCTTTAAAGCTGATTAGCTGCGGATTATAACTTTTTAGAACTTTTTACTATACCTCCGGCATTACCCTTCGCCACAACAATGAGCTGTTTAGTATTCTAAAAATTTGTTAAGTCCCCGCAATTCAAAAGTTTTATAAGCGACCCGTAGTAAAAAGGTTAAGCCGCTTGAGTTGCAATATATCTTTGTGTTGAAACATCTAACGTATCCCAACGTTCGGCTAGTCTCAACAACACTTGATCAAGACCCTCTTTGCCAAGTAAGAAATCCTTCATGGAAATCCCAACAGAGCGCAGAGCTTCTTGAATTTTATTTACATTTATTTCTTGCCCTTCTTCATCAGAACCAAGCAATTGGCCTTCTGAATAGAGCTTTTTGACTTCACTGAAACGCGCCAATACAGTTTTCAGCGATGTACCCTTTTATATTCCATAAAGTTCGCAACACTTTATGCGTTTATAACTTCTTTATGTTTCCATAGAGAATAGACTATATCTTCACCCTTTCAGGTATCTAACCATTTCTTCTGTCATAAGCTTACAGAATACTCTCCTTTACGGAGATAGTCGTTGAATTTGATAAATCTGATAAAATGTCTAAATTTTTTAATTTTCCAGAGTCATTAATAATTTCATAAAGAAGAATATTTTTCTCTTTACAAAAATCACGCTTTTGCTGGTCATGTAATTGCTGAGTTTTAAAATAATTAGGACGAGAGGAATAATGAAATACTTCTCTATAATGTTGCTCACCTTGGACTTCAATCAAAGCAACAATTTGGCCATTTTGAATGATACCAAAATCAAAACTTAATTGTCCTAATTCTTTAAAATGAACCTGCTCTTGATATTCAAATTGACGCTCATCTAACCATTTTCTCATTGCCTTTTCACCTTTAGTTCTTCTTTGATCGCATTTCGGGCATCCTCTACATTTAGAGATTAAATTATAATGAGATTGATTAAATATTAAACCGCATTGATTACATCTAAATTGAGATTTCTTACTGTCTACGCCATCAAAAAATAAAATTTGAATATTCCCTTCAAAAGTATTGTCTAATTGTTTTTGTGCGTCCTGGAGAGTAATTCTTAATTTTTGACTTCTTGTATTACATATAGAACAGGAACAAGGAGATAATGTAGCGGATTGAATACTTTTAGTCAATTCATTTCCACATTTCAGATGTTTTATAATTATATGTAAAGCATCTAACTATTTAATAAATTGATAATCTCCACTTTCATCACATAACCGTTTTATAAGTTTTACCTTAGATTCATTATTGCCCTCACAACATTTCCAACTTGATATAAATCCTTCTGCGCGAGGTTTACTGTGAATTTTCCCACAAATTAAACACTTAATTTGACAGGGTTTTCTCAATGAATCATAAACTAGAACTTCAATTTTTGCATCTGGATATCGTTGATAAAATCTTTGTAAAAAGATTTCTTTTGTTATTTTTCTAGACATTTTATTTCTCCTTTTATCAAATGCGGATTGCCCATTCATATCTCTTTAGGTCTTAAACCATGGAGCATCTCACAACTTCTTTTTATTTTCATAACCATTATAACGCAATTTTTGGAGAAGTCAAATTGTGTGGTGGTGTGAGCTTTAGGGGTTTCCCGCTTTTAAGTTAGTTTTATGGGCCTATGTACTATTAAGCCGTTTCAGGCGCTTCCTGCGTCGTTTCAATAATTTGAGTCAAAAATGCCGCAGTCGTCTCAAATTCCATATTAGCAGAATGAGCCAGACTAGCGACCTTGGACATGGCAATACCGATTTGTTCAGTGTCGGCTGCTGTAATTTTCGCAAGTTCAGAATAAACGTCATTAACACGTGCTGCACTTGTTTCATTTACTTCCATGTTGAATCCGCGAAGTGCCGCAGTTAATAACTCGGTTGCGGATGCGTAATCCATTGACGCTATGCGCGCCATTTTCATTGTTTCAACAGAAGCAGCAAGCGCCGCATTAGTATCCAACCTATTTTGTTCTGCATCGGGCGCTAACCGATACACGTTATTTCATAATAACCGCTTACCCTTTCGGGCAAGAGCAGACTATATCTTACCTCACTCATGCCTAAATTATCAATACTGAGCATGGAAGGTTCTACTGTTTTGAGGCGCTTGCCCCTACTCCAAGATTGACCTTGGATAGTCGTTGAACGTTTCCGTAGAAATTCGCTGCGGACTCCCAATCATTAAACTTTTAACTGGCCGCGATGGCCAAGTATTTAATGCTCTAAGGTTGCCCCGCAATTAAATAGATTTTAGGGATAAATATTCTTTTTTATGAGTCAATTTTTAACATTTCCCTATTGATAATATTTTGTGGCAGTTTGATAGGCGCCCAATACAGACGCTCCCAACTAATTCGCCATGTCAGTATATTGCGGAAGTTTTTCCCACATATCACCAACAGAGAAATCAGTTACAACCGCCGTTTCCGTCATCGCCGCATCAAGTTCTTTTACGGCTTGATAAGCGTCACCGATTGCTCTCTTAAAAAGGTTGATGGCGCTCCCGATTGAAAAGAAAGAAGAAATGCGGTTCGTTAAGGAGTCAATTTCTTGCTAAACTCGTTTAAGCTCGTCACTTTGCTACTCAACTTGCTACAGCGCGCCTTTGATCCCAAGAATTTCTTTCTCAGCTTCTTCGGCGCTATATCCCATTTCAGTTAGCCTCTACCGGATGCGCTCGACTGTCGCGCTATCCATTGAAGCAAGTTGCTGTCTTAGCTGTTCAAGTCCTTCTCTGCTTTTGTCAATGTTGTCAGTGCTAATTCCGAGATTTTGAAGTTTTTCAAAAAGCGCGTTAAAGTCAGTATCATTGGAAAGATTAGTAAATTCTTCCTTTATCTTCTAAATATTTTCTTTTGCTTTTGCAATTTTTGCATCTTGCGCGCTTTCAGCACTTTCCTTTTGTTTTCTAGTCGGAGCATTTTCTACTGCTTGATTTAATTCTTCTTGAGCTTTAACTTGGTCTTGAAGAGCCTATGTGGCAGCTTCAATTGCACCAACATCAGAATCGCTTAAACCAGTACGGTCACCGCTCTCAATTCGTTTTGCCGCCGCGGATTGAGCGTTCGCTAGCGCCGCGTCATATTCAGATTGACGCTGTGCGACTGCTTCTGCCGCTTTTCTCTGCTTATACTCTAATTCAAGATAGCGTCGCGCCTAATTATCTTTAGAAGTTCTAGCATTGATTTTTTCTTGTGTTCTTTTTGCTTCTTGAAGCTAATTATTATTTACTTGGCGCGACTGCAAACGTTTTAACCGAGCAGTTTCAGCTTCATATGATTCAAAAGTGTCCCCGTCTGCAATTTTCTTTTGTCGCTTTAGAGTAGTTACAGACAAACCAGAAGTAGCCATTGCCTTATCGGCTTTTGTTTGAGTGCCTTTCGCAATTGACAGTTTCTTCTTTGCCGCAACAACATCACTATCATCTGCGGCCAACGCCATGGCTTGCAACTTAATTAGGTTTTGTAGCTGCTCTGCGGCAGCTTTTGTTGCTTCGGCTTGAGCATTTAATTCCTAAGTAAAATCGTCTTTTGTTTTTACCGAAGAAAGTTCGCGCCGCTTTTCAATTAACTTTGCGTAATCTTGCCCAGCCTCATAAAGTGCATTTTTCTTATTGCCAGCTTTATTTAATGCAGACTCAAATTCTTTAATCGCCTTAGCGGCGTCTTTGCCATTCTTGCTAAACTCGTCTGGGAATAGCCTTTTAGCAAGATTGATATCCAGCTTGGTAATATCTCCAATTTCATCTTGGATGCGCTTAAAAACTTTAATGACCGACTCGCCAGATTTAATCGCATCTTTTGCGTTGATTGGGTCAACCTAGCCATTTTGAATGTAACTTTGAAAGTCTTTTACTGCTGCCTTGTAATCACCAAAAAGCTTTGTTAGCCCTTTGGCTTTGGTAGAAGTGGGGTCAACCTTCAAACTTGATAGCTTTTGCTAAAAGTCTGAAACGACCTTATCCATCCCTTTTAAGGACGCCGCCACTTCTGCGGTAATGGTAATTTTTCTATTTATATTACCACCAGCCATTCACTTTTACCTCCATAAAAAAATCAGCACTAACACCGAGATGCCAATGCTGATACTATCTTAAATATTGCCGTTCAAGAATATCGTCTCCGCAACACAAGAATTTCCTCTTGAACCTACTGGGATGCCGATAGTCGCAAAATTAGCTACAACTGGACTTGCGCTATCACCCAGCTTTATAGATAAATCAGACATCAGCTTCATTTTCGGAATCCTGATTAGAACTGTCTCAAATTCACCTGTCTTATCATCCTATATTCGCGTTTTAGCTTCAAGACTAAAAAATCCTTTTAGCAAACGGTCGCCAATTTTAACAACGCGCGCTCCGTCTTGAAACTCCCATTCATAAGCCGCTACTACATTTGTGAAGGGTAGCTCTGTTGTTAGAACTTCTTCCTCTTGTGTAAACGGCAATTTCTCTCCTGTCTCCTTCTTGTATAGGAAAAGACTACGAACTGGCACATGAGTCAGCTCAATTTGGCCATTTTCGTCTGTCTCCTTCTCTTCCTACAATGTTGCGTAAATGGGTTCCTCTTTTTCTCCAACATCAACAACTTTTGAATTAGAAAGAAGTGCCCACTGAGTTTTAGAGAAAACACCAGCACTGAAAAGAAAACGTATATCATGGGTAGTGTCCCAGAACACTCGTCCACGATTATCCCACCCACCGCGCGCGGCAACGTGAGTCTTATCTTCTTGCAAAGATGCAATTTGAACTCGGTCAAAACTCATGAGAATTTCGCCCGGTTCAATTTTCCGGTTTCCTAACTCCATAGAATAAGTAGCTTTGAAATAGACATCATACAATTCCTTGAAAGAGAATAAGTCCATTTATCTACCTCCAAAAATTCAAAAAGCGGAGATAGGATTTCTCCTACCTCCGCCGCAGTTTTATTATATATCGTACTTTACAAGACGTAGCATCTCGCCAGCCTTGGGCCGGAGTACCTTCATGTTCATGTCAAACACGGAAGGATCACCTTCAGCCTCCATAGTTAAGGTGACTTCGGATAGCATCTTGGCTTTGGGGATCTGAACCTGGAAGACATTTCCTATTTGGCACAGCGTGCTATTTCTGTGCCCCTAAAAGCTCATACTTTCATATGAGATTAGACTATATCTTCACCCTTTGATAAGGGGCGCAACTTTTCAAGATGGCTTCATCTTTACATCTTACGATTAGTCGTTGAGCTTTGAAAGATTATAATAATCAAAATCTAATTCATTATCATAAGAAAAAATATACTATCCAACTCTTTTCCTTTTTTGATTTTTATTAGCACAACATTGACAAGTGCCCAATGGGAGTCCATAAAAACGGTCGGCATTTCGGGCGCTTTCAAATTCTTTTACAAGATTTCCTTGCAAATCAAATTGATAAATCATTTTTCTGTGCGATTTTTTATTTTGCAGAATGTTCAACGGCTAATCTTTATAAGTCCAATAATAGCCATGGGCCTATTTACATCTGCCAGAAAGAACATTCAATATAGCAGAAATATGACAATTATTTGCATCTGCTGCGGCTTGAATTGTTGGAAAAGTTGCAATTTTTTCTTTTTTTAAATTATATTGGTCTACCGGTCGGTTGTTATGTTGGCCTTGGCCGCCTATATCTATATTATAACCATTAGGCACAAGCGAATTTTCTTTTTTTATCCAATATTTTTCTTTTTCATCAATTTCTTGATCGTTTACTATTTCAAGAATTTCACATGAAAAATTTGACAATCCGCCAAAATATTTTATTGCAGACCAAAAACAGGGCGATCCAATATAACCAGTACCATAATCATCTTTCCGTCTTGCTTCTAAACTTGTTCTTGTTTGTCCGATATATTTTTTCCCGTTCGGAGCAGTATATTTATAAATATACGCCATATTATAATCCTCCATAGCGGCTGGTTCTCCATTGTACCATCTAACTAATTTTTAAAACTATCGCGCTTGTTGTGTCCAACTACGCTGTAGTTTAGTTAGCTTTAGGAATTTCCAGCATTTAATTGCGTTTAAGCAAGCGGCTTACGCCGCAAGTGAGCTATTCCTAGTTAACTCATCTTCCCCAGTATCTTCGGAACGTGCGTAGGTATCGCCAGTCACATAATACGTTCCGCTAAATGTATCCGGATTAATCTTAATGGTCATGACGTCCTTGGCTTCAACTTCAAAGGTAACGAAGGCAGAAGTTGCCTTGTCGAACTGTTGTTCCTTTTCACCGGTGGCGGTGTAGTAAACAGCAGATTCAGGCACTGTAACGTCCTTCGTGCCATGCTTCAAAGTAGTAGGCGCGGTATCATATAGACCAAAGATGTTCCAAGTGCGAAGAATCTTGCCAGTGGCAGTGATACTATCAGTACCAAAGTTCTGGTCGCCAAACATAACGGCCATAGACTTCGCAGAGAACAGAGCATCTTGTAGATTTAGAGTAATTTCTTTACCAACATTTCCTTGCGGCTCACTGTTAAAGCCCTCCTGATTTCTCAGGAGATGAGACTATATCTTCGCCTGTACGGCGGCCCGCGCTCTCTCCACAGATTTTAGAGAACCTAGTCGTTGAACCTTTTCCTATTCGGAACTTGGCTGCTGATTATCCAATCCCTATAATTTTTAACAATCGCGCTCAGCCATTTTTCATACTCACGCTGTTGTTTATAAGGCTCTAAGGAACTTCCAGCAATTCACGGGCTTTCTTTTGAGTTAGTTTCCTAACAAAGGGGCCTTTTGGTTAGAAAAGTCCCAAATAATCAACTCGGGATTACCCTTGCCGCCACGAGCAGATACATTGTCAGCAGTCTGCTCAACGGTGCTGATTTTTAGAGAATCTAAGTAAAGAACAGGTTCCATAGGGTCGCCAACCTTTAGCGTTGCCGCGGGGTTAGCTTTCAATGCCGCTTCTACATCAGCAGAACCGGCGATACGATAGAAGGTTACCATTTACATTCATTAGTTTCCCAAACTAACCGCCTTAATGGCTGCTTTACATTACTGTAAAGATTAGACTATATCTTCATCCCGTTTAAGGGAGTCCTGCGCTGATAGGCTGGGTTTTCGCCTATACTTAGTCGTTGAACCTTCACTGAATTTCCAAATAAATCCCTTTGAACTTTTTGTTTTCCCATTACAGCAATTTGATATCGCGCTAAAATTTCCTCCAACGGCGGCCGCAGCTTCCTGAAGAGAATTATAACTCTATAAAAACTCTCCATCTAAAGAATACTAATTAACCTTTTTGCCTCTAGAAACATGGTTTTCTTCTTTAAGATAAGCGTGTTTTTTATTTTGAGAGCTGCTAACCCATTCAAGGTTTTGGACACAATTATTTTTCTTATTATAATCTTTATGATTAACTTCTTTCAATTCGTCGGGGTTTGGAATAAAGGCGTTAGCAACAATCCGATGAATAGCAAAACGTTTCCGTTTCCCAAAAATATTAAAGCAAACATAGCAATAACCGTTTGGATTAACAAGGGGCTTTAAGATTTGCTTTCTTTTTTTATTCCGGATTTCTCCAAACTAATTAACTTCATAATTGGAGTATTCTGTTACATCGCGCCATTCTTTTTCAATGCTTGGCTGCTGATTATCCATTTTATAACCTCTCAATCATAAACTGCGAACTTTTCAATCTATCACGCTCAGCCTTTCGGCTCACGTTGTAGCATCGCAGCATTGGACTTTCCAGCAATTCACAGGATTTAGCTAAGAGAATTGCTTCTCAAAGGAGACTGAACCTCAATCACAAACTTCTTTTATCTTTAACTTTCACTAGTTTCCCAAACTAGCCGCTTTCGCTGCTTATGATTTCTCATAAGAAAAGACTATATCTTCATCCTTATGGATGTCTCGCGCAGTCTCATTGGGCTTTCATGAGAACTTAGTCGTTGAACCTTTTACGCAAAGCGCAACTTGGCTGCTGATTTCCCAATCCGAGCAATTTTTTGCGATTCGCGCCTGACCTTGCGGCCTACGCTGTAGCTTGTCGGCTCTAAGGGGTTCCCAGCAATTCACGAGATTTGTCAATTGGAATTACTTCCAAAAGCGGCAAAAAGATTTACCGTATCTGTCTAGGATGCTTGCCATTTATTAAATGACCTCCCGTTCTTTTATTCTATATTTCTAATCCAGTCTTTTGGTTTAATTTTTTTACTATCGCCGCCAGCCAATAAAGTGCTAATATCAGTTTCATACTTACGTTTCTCTTGATAATAGCGAATTAAAGGCGCCATAGCGGCGTAGCTTATCTCTCCAACTGTAAGTGGATTTAAACCTAAATCCATACAACAAAGTGAAACAAGACTCGCAGAAAAATTTAGCGGTTCTCCGTTTCCTTGCTTATTTTTTTTTGCAATTCTATCACGATAGCGCGCCAGCTTCTTCATGCGCGTTTTGCGCGGGTCTTCATTCGGTTCCGGCACATAGGGTTCAAAGATATCTTGTCCTAATGACAGACGCACCAAATTCTAAAAGTCATTAAAATTTTCTTCTTTTAAAAACCGAAGCTATTCAACGCTACCTTTCTTTAATTCTTCATCTAGCTCTCCAATTAAAATTGCTTTTGAGTCATAAACAAAAGTAATAGGCTCATGAATGAAGAATTTAAAAGCATCTTCCATTATGGTTAAATTTTGCGCCCCCATTAAAGAGAAACCCAAAATTGTTTCCAATGGAGTTGGCGGCTCACCTTCAATTTTCTTCTTCTTATAAAGATCCTCTAGATCGTCTTGGCTTCTGGTTAAAAAATCTCGGAAAAAGCCAAAGCGAGGTTCGCGCACAACCTCTCTAATTGATGGAGGGTAAACAACACAAAGTTCTCCGGCCATATGAAGAGGTTCTTTTAAGAAGGCTCTCTCATCAACCATTAATTGTAAAGGTCAAACCAGAAATTCATTTCATAGCACGACATTTCTTCGGTTTGAAAGTTAATTTGAAAATCGCCGCCGCTAATCTTCCCTAAACCTTCAATATGTTTGCCGCACAATGATTTTTTAATTTCACCCATTATAGCGAACGGGCGCAAATTTTGGTCTTTAATGAACCAGTTAGTTAAGGGCACAAAAACTTCAATATCCATTCTATAGCCCTAAAACTCATTATTGGTTGTGTTAGTAATTCCTTGCACGACCCTCAAAGACACAACACTTTGAGATGTCTCATACGGGCCAACTCGCGGCACAATCTTAATTAACTTCTCATTAATGTGGCGCGAAATATCAACCTGCGTAAGGTCAGGCTTTGAAAGGGGGTCCATATCGGTATAAAACAAAAGCTTTAAAAGATTTTGGTTTGCATTTAATCTCTTTACAATCTTTTGTAAATTAATGCCCATATCTTGAAGGTCACGAACGGCCATTATTTGTTCCCCCTATCAATCCAGAAGAAATCTTCTTCTTTGTCTTCGTCCTGCCGCTTGGGAGGATTAGACAAATCATACTCATAAACAGGGTCAACACTTACATATTCAACCCCTTCTGTAGAAGCAATATCAAAGCCAGTCACTCTATAGTGACCCTGTAGTGGTTTTTCCCCAATTACAAAATAATCATCTTTCTGGATAAATCCGTTTATAGGCATAATAAAGAAAGAAAGTTTCAAGTTCTCGCTATAAATTGTATCCATGCGAGAACGTGAACGTATTTCATCTTTCAACATATTGTTTTCTTGACCATAAAAATATGCCCAACTTTGCTATTCACTACCATCGCGCGCCGTCCAGGTTAATAAATGGCTCATCTTCAACATAATATAGCGATTATAGCCACTTGCTTGGATTAATTCAGGATAATAAACCATCCAAGGAGTTTCTTTCCCGTCTTTATCCTCAATCATGAGGACAGTACCCGGCGCGATTGTCAATGAAGTTCTGGTCAAAAGATACATCAAAGTACGGGTTTCGTCTTGCTTGTAACGTTCAAGAGTACCTGGCTCGTAGCGGCCATCATACTCAAAATCCACCCGATAAATTGATTTAAGAAGATACTTTTCAAAATTTGTTTCTCTTTGCCCCTAAATGCGTGATTGATAATCTATACCGAAACGATTCAGCCGCAACTTATAAATTTCAAAATAATCAAACGGCTGTTCCATCAGAGACTCCTTTTGTCAATAAAGACATCGCATCAAAAATTGTAGTTCTAAAATACTCATATTTTAGATAGCGCAAAGAGGAAATTTTATAGTACAATGTATAGAAGTTAATTGTGCGCGACTTCTCAGGCACCCCAATTAGCTCCGTTAAAATAGAATCAAGAAATTTTTCCCAATCTCTATTTTTTTCAAATTCACATAAGAGTCCAAATAGCTTGTTTTTTAGTTTGTTGTTATAGCCTTCTTGAATTGCATCCATTACGATTGTTTGGCCAATTCACGATAGCGGAATGGCTTCCTCTCAACTGAACGATAATAAATAGCTTCCAGTTTTTCAGCCTGTTTACGCTCTGCTTTTAGCATTGCTGTAAACTTATCAAGAAGATTAGCTTGGGAAAAATCTCTTTCAGTATAAAGATTCTTAACATTCTCCCAAGAAAGAATAATGCGATTTAACCATTCGCATTTCATATAACAAGCTATAATTTGAACTTCTTGGTCATTTAAATCTTCCTTAAAGCCTTTGTCATCGCGCGCCAAAGACACTCTAGGAAATTTGAAGTACGGAAGTCCAGCTTCTAACATTTGTCGGAAATCCGCATTTATTTCGTGTATAGTCCAATTCTCCCATTCATCATCAGTTTGCTTTGAGAGAAAGGCGCTATAAATAACAGAATAGGGGGTCATCTTATGCCTCCTTATCCAATTCGTTCATCTCCACTGTTTTCATTACATCGCGGCCAGTGCGTTCCAAAAGCATCTTGTTTTTGGAAAGACTCAAGCATTGATTTTCAATGCCATAATCAGCCATCTGCTGCGCGATTTCATGAGAGCGAGAAATAGCATCCTTAAACATCCAATCTGGCCCCTCCCACAGTTCCTTCATTTCGGCATCTGTGATAGGCTTAGTGTTTTCAATTTTGGTTGCGTCGGGATCTTCAAGGCCAACTGCCTTTAGAGAGTCCAAATTATCAGTATAAAGAAGATTATTTTTCAGCATATAAACAAAGCCGGGACACACATTGCAAAGTTCTTCAAATTGCTCTCTATCAATTTGAACACGTGCGCCGCGCCGCGGCCATTCACGCCGAAAGTTCATCATGGTGTTCTTCACTAAGACTGGGCTTTTAGAATTACTAACAACAATAACTTTTTCCATAGTTATCAAAATCTCCTTTTATCTCCAATTTAAAAAAATGAGAGAGGGAGATAATTTCCCTCCCTCACAAATATATACCGTAGGGTTAGAATCAAATACCGTAGAGAGTATCGTCCATGGTCTGTTCAATACCAGTGTTCTGGTAAATACACCAGTTATGGTTATAAAGAACAGCAACACCAATCTTTTGATAGACGCGCCATTCCATGGACTGGTCTTCGTTGGTGCGATCCCACATCACAGACTTGCCTTCACGCACAACCTTGATGGGCTTTTCACCGCCGGAGGGGAGAATGTAAGCCATCTGGGGGTCAAGATAGGTCTTATTGTTATTCTCATCGGTGTAAGACTGACGGAGCTGCACGATGGGGGTGCCACGGAAAATATTGATGTAGCCGGTATTGTGGATAGCATCAATATCCTGGGGAGCATACACACCGCCGTAGTTGCCAGAGGCAGGCACGGGCACGATAGCATCAGGCCCCATCGCCTGAATGAACTCAGGGGTGGCAAAGATGGTGGCATTGTCGCCATATGCGCGAGCAATGGTGACTAGCTTGAACATCTTATCGCTATCAAATTCAGTAGCAACAACCTTGTTGGCGGCAGGACGATTGGCGGCATTGATAGCTGCGCGCAGAGCACGCTGTACTTCAATGTATACGGAATCATTTAGGCCCTCGGTGATAATATTAACAACTTCGGCCATAGACTCGGCGCCATCAAGAACGCGCTCAAAGTCAACGGTAGCTGCGCCGCCCACTGCATGGGGCTTAACCTCAAAGTCGCTATGGTCAAGGCGGAAAGTCTCATACACACCAGAAAGGCCAACCTGAGTTAGGAACTTCTTGGCGCGATTGCGGCCGAGCTTCTTGCGGAAGCGCACAGTGTTGCCCTGTTCAACTTGACGGAACTCTACGAAGGGAGCCATTTCGCCAAGAGCATTGCGAGGAAGGTCTTGCTCAGCAGCTTCAATGATGATGTCATAAATGTCATAACGATTCTTCATGAAAGTGTTGAACTCACCACGGGGGCACAGTTTACGAAGGCCATCCATAAAGGCTTCGTTTACTTGATTTACAGAATAATTAGCGGGAGCAGTGCCATGAGCAGCGTGCTTAGCTAGAGTAATTAGTTCACTATGAGTCATATCTTTAGTCCTCCTATTAGGCAATAACCTGAAGCTTTACGCCGGGTTGACCGTCGGGCATGGTGTAGAACTTCACAACCTTTAGTACAGGACCGTAGGTGGGCTTAGTAGCGGAAAGCTTTACAGCACCGATTTCAGAAGCGCCGCCGTAAACGGGGGTTTCTTTGCAAGCTTCAAGAGCTTTAGTGAGAGCCTCATCATCAGCAAATTCGCTATCGTCATAGCAGAGGCAGTTGGAAGTCCAAAGGTCAGCCAGAGTGGGATAGCCCATACGGGGATAGAACTCTCCGCGCATTAGGCGGAAATCCTTTAGACCACTGGCGCTCTTGCTATACATATGCTCGGAGCTATAATTTAGAGCGATGGGGAGTTCGCCGTCCTTGGCAAACTTCACAACACCATTTGCCTTATCTACAGCAAGTAGCATACCATTCTCGGCGGGAACGGAAGCAAAATCGGTTTCATCTAGGGCGCACTGAGCTTCAATGCGGCCATCGCGACGGAAAGCCACGTTATTTAGTTCAACCTGGCCGTAACCGTCAATAACAAATCTCTTTAGAGCCATTTATAAAATCCTCCAATTAGTTCTTGGGATACTTGGATAGAATAGCTTCAATACCGTCCTTGGGGAGATTATCCTTGGGAAGATATTGGGGCGCGGCTTTGGTGAAGACGGCCATGTTGGACTTCTTCAATTCGTAGGCAAGCCGCATATCTAGGTCTTCAATGCTGTAGTCGGCCATCTTTTCACGATAGGATTCAAGAACATCATCGCCTAGTAGTTCAGTATATTGAGCGAAAACCGCTTCTTTCTTTTCGTTTTCTAGCTGCGCGCAATAAGTTTGCGCGGCACTTAACTTTTCATTGAGAGTACTCTTCTCGCCCTCTAGTGCTTCTTTTTCAGCGGTTAGAGTAGAAACTTGCTTTTCAAATTCGCTCTTCTCTATACTTAAAGTAGAGTTTGCGCCTTCCAATTCGCTAATCCTATTGCTAAATTCTGTATTTTGTTCAGCAATTGCATGAGCATTAGAAAGTTCATCGGAAACTAGCTCAAAGTTATTACCATTGAGAGCACGTAGCGTTTCAACCGTATTCTTTTCAGCTTCTAGCAAATCCATAACGTAGCACCGCACCATAGAAGTAATAGTTAGGCTATCATCTTCATCATTTTTGGTGTAATAGGCTCTTTCATAAGTACCATCGGCATACTTAAAGCAGAGCGCATAATCATCCCAAACATCACAAATAGCGTAATCACACATCCAGCCGCCAGCTTCATTATAGTCGGGGTTTAGAAGATTGAATAACGCATCAAATTTTTGGGAATCACTAAGTCTAAAATTCAGAGACATTGTATTCTCCTTTCCATATAGTTTTTCAAGCTCAAACATAGCTTTTTCAATACTGTCACGCAGAGAATAGAAGGCGGCGCCTTCAAAGCAAGGCTCATAATCATTGCCAAGCACCTGTAAACCAAAGAAACAACCATCATCAAAAACAATATAACGTTGTCCCTGTAAAATGGCCTTGTGCCATTTCAGCGTTTTAGGGAAAAGTTCCATTGACTGACCCTTCCCAACAATTGCATTGGCCTCTGCGTAAAGTTCGCTAAAGACAAGTACATCACAGCACGCATATTCGCGTTCAATGCCGTCCCTATCTAAGTGCTTTTCCCAAGCAAAATTCGTGGTCTCGGGCACAATGCCGTAAATTTTTCCTTCGGCATTTCTTTCACCATGACCTTCAAATTCGTCTTTTTCAAAAATTCCCTTCATCGGGGTGTAGGGGAGAGAAGCAATTAGTTTATCTGCAAACTCATCAGTAATGTAGGTGCCATTACGATTCCCATACTTATAGAAAATGCGGCACCGGGTTTTAGAGAGGACATCATTATACTTGACTAAGCCGCCATACAATGATACCTCAAATTTAGTTTGGCAACGTTGTAGTGCCATTAGTCAATTCCTCCCTGTCTATCAATAGATTCCTCATTCTAAATGGTCTTTTCACTCTTTTTGTCCTCGGGCAATGAGGGGCGGCCTGGCCCTGCACCTGAACCATTAGCCGAAGATTGGGTATAAGCAGAAGCTAAAGGAATTAGTTTCTTCCCAAGTTCAAGCCCCTCATTTTCCAAATCTTTCAAGCCGTTCAGCTCTGCCTAACTAATTCCACTAGCTAAACAGGGAAGAAGAAGGCTATAACCGCTTTGCGCAAGTTTGAAAGTATCTGTAATGAACTAGGACGAGTTATACTCCGTAATTGGGAAAATACGGAAAGTGAATCGTATGGCCGAGTTGCCATAAAGCTAATTCACAAGAAATCCTATGAGGCGCGCATATTGATTTGCCAAACTCATCATTAAAGAAACATCATTTTTAATGGATGTATCTAAGCTACTGGTGCCAGTTGGCGCGAATAGCAATGGGCTAGCACTTGCTTCATAGTAAATGTTGTTGACCATTTTTTCCAGGTTGTTGGAAACAGCATCGGAACTAGTTTTGGACACAATTGCGTCCACGTCCGCATAAGTAGTGAGAACAGAAAGATTCTTATTGGAGCGCAGCATATTGACGGCGCCTTGATGCATTTCTAATGCTTCATCTGGTTCAAAGAGAAGCTGATTCTCACTATTGTGCGGAATTTTTTGAACAAGAATTTTACGAATTTCTTCTAAATCTCGTTCACGTTCCGTATCAACTGTATCGTCATACTGGATAGTAGAGGGAATTACGTTCAGAAAAAGAGGACGATTATCTCCGAAGAGATTAAAGCAAAAGCCTAAATCTCCGGGCAAAATAACCCAAGGAGTTTTGACCTTTCCATTTTGATACTTGCGGTAATGCGAAGTAATGAGTTTCGGATAAAGGTCCAATGCGTCTTTCTTTAGTTGCTCATCAGTAATGGAGTCAAAGTAAGTAACGTTAAACTCCACAATGTTGTTGCCGTATACATCTTTTAAATAATTTCGGCAATAAGCAACCGGCAAATCAATTTTAAGAAATTCATCTTTGTCTAACTTGGTAATGAAACCATAATAAGCGCCATCGCGTAGAACTGAAATAGAACAGTTCGTCAGCCATTCTTCCACGGATAAGTTATCTTTGAATTTGAGCGCTGCGCGATATTTTTTGAATAAGCCAGGGTTGGAGAGAGATTTACCAATTGACGGATTAGGTATTAGTAAATTGGCATATCGCAAAAGAGTCGCGTAGTAAATCAAAATTCGTTTATAGAAACCATCTTTTTGGAAGAAGGCGCGTGATAGGTTAATTTGCTCTGAAAGAGTGCCTTCGTTAATAATGCGCCGGACGTCCTCTACAGTATAAGTCTTATAAGCACGCCGCGCACTCGCTTCATCTTGATAGCGGCCGCTATAGCGGTCGTTAATTTGAATCATTTTATCGCTTGCCAAGCGAAATTTGGAAAGGTCAAAATTTCTTCCCATTTATTATCGTCCTCCTGTGAAGAAAAACAACTTGCGTTTTTGCCCGCTAGGATTGCGTGCCCGTTTCTTTGTTTCCTTTTCTTCAAGTTCCTTAATGCGCCACAACCCATAGGCAAATGAGTAGTATTTATCATCAGGGAAACGAGTATTAATGGATTCAAGAACAATATCGGTTGCATTGCCTGCTCGGCGCAGCCGCAAGTTCGCAGCTTCTTCAAATAGTTTAGTTGTCATTTCGTGAGGGAGCAGCCGTCTGGTGCGTTGCTCAAATGACATTCTCTGGCCTTGTTTGGTCGCCAGAAGAGCAGTACGGGCTTCTTGTTCTGTAATAAGGAACCGTACCATCCCACTTGTAAGTCGGGAATAGACTGTGCTATTTATATCAGATTTTAATTTTCCGTTAGCGCGCATTGCCCACAAAATTTGAGGAGCTGTTTTTGGTTGTACCTTCTTATATTCTTCATCGTTCATGAAACCATAAGGAGGATAAACATTACCAATCTCATCATATTGTTCACGATACATTTCGTCCGCAATACCGGCGCCAATGCCGTTGACGTCAATTAGGACTTCGCGCGGGTTAAAATTTGCGATAATTTTTTTAATATCGCGCGCCTGCACAGAGAAAGTACGAGATTGGGCAGTCCTACCTAATACCTCAATGTAGACCACAGAAGCATAGTGGCGGCCGTCGCGAATATTTACACGGAAGACAGTTACAACCGTTTGGTCGTGTTTTCTTCCAATATCCACACTGATATAATAATAAAGGTCACGTCCTGAATCATAGCGAGCGCGCCATTCAGGATTTTTTAGCTTTCTATATTTTGAAAGTTTACCAAAATCAAACCACGATTCTTCGCTGCCGCCCAGCCAAACAGAGCAATATTCGGCGGCGAACGTTTGTTCGGAGTAAGATGGACTCATTTTAAGGGAGCGCACAAAGTTGGGATCAATAAGGCCATGCTGCATTGGAACACGGTAATCAAAGCCAACAATAGCATTTCGTTTAGGGTCAATGATAGAACTCTCAAGAATATCAATGAGCGCGCCGTAAGAATAAGATGATTTAGTTCCAGCAGATGTTCCGTAAATGATTTGGGTATTGATTATCTCACGCGGATTTACGTTTCCGTTTGCCATGCGGCGCGAAACGTTCATTTGAGGGATAACAACTTCCTAAATCATTTGGCCATCCTAATCCATTATCTTCAATGTGGTTCGCTAAGCCACACTCGCTTTCGTTGCTCTATGTTCCCATAGAAGTTGAGACTATATCTTCACGAGGCAAATCGTGCTTCCCATTTCGGCCCGCTTGGACCTACGTCTTCCGACTAGTCGTTGAACCTTCCGATAAACGGCTTGGCTGCTGATTGTCCTTAAAGGAGTTCCCAGCAATTAAGGAAGTTTAAAGCGCGCAATTTAGGATGGAAAAACAATTTTATCTCTTTTATAAATTTTTTGACTACAATATTGTTGGAGTTCGTTTTTTTCAAAATATGAAGTAGCCATATCTATTATTTCTTGTTCTGGCAGAGCTTTAAATTCAGCATATTCTTTAGCATATTCACCTTTAACAATATGATTTTTAAGTCCTTTAGAAATACCGAGATGACGGGTTATTGCGGCTTCCGCGCCTCTGGCATAAACTGTAACTATTGCTAAGAAAATAAAAACATCTTCTTTAGCCATTTTCTTTTTGCAAGGGCGAGGAGGCTTATTTACAATATTCATAACTTGTTCAAACTCTTTAATATATTTTTGTTTTTCTTCTTCTGGTAATTTAAGAGCTAAGTTTCTATAGTAGTCATAGCTTTCTTCGCGTCGGATAGAAGCAATACAAGCACTATCTACGTTTAAATATTCTCCTGTTCTTGGTGTCATGCCGTCATATTTTTTATTTCCAAAGTAGGCAAAGCAAAACTATTCAAAATTAAGTTTTTCTCGTCCACCATGACCATATCCTCCACCGCCACGAGTTTTATTGTAGCCATGCTCATAACTGTCTTCTTGGTTTATAATTTCTGTTTCTAATTCATTTAATTTTTCTGGAGATAAGTCATAGATTTTTTTTTCAATTATAAAAGTATCGCGGCCATAGATATCGTATGCTTTTTGTAATTTACTATTACGATGGGTATGATTTTTAAGCTAATAAAAATGGTCATTTATACGTCTTGAAAAATTTGTTGTTTGCCCAACATATTTTTCGCCAGTTTTCTAATTGATGATTTTATAAATATAACATTTCACTGATACAACCTCCAACTTCATCTAAAATTAAGTAGAAGTTATAATTGAATCTTATTTTTTTTGATACAAATTTACGCGCTTCATCAATAAAGACTGCATGAGTACGCAGTCCTCTGGAACTATCTAAGGCCCCAACCACCTTCAAAACCGACCCATTTCTAAAGTAACATTCCACATAGTCCTTACCGGCATTATAATGGTCAAGTTCTTTTTCTAGGAGCGGCCAGATGTCCCAAATTTCAGCTAATTTTTGTTTTGTAATGGTGGCCGCCTGTTGCTTGTTAGGGGCAACAATGGCGCCCATATGATTCGGAATAATACAACATTGGAAATATTTGCCTAAAATGGATAAAAAGGTCTTTGACGCGGCGCGTGCTGCGGTAATAAATACTTTGTTGTACCGCATCATCGCGCGCAGCATATAGCGCTGGTAAGGGAAAAATTCAAAAGATGAGTCTGACCTTTTTATTTGCATTAAATCTTGTGTGTTTACTTGGGGACGCGGCGCCCAAGCCATGGAGCTAAACATCTCTGTTTAGAACAGACTATATCATTGCCCTGATGGGGCAGATTCTGCTTCGTGCGGCTTCGCGCTACTCCCGTTGGGGATAGTCGTTGAACTTTCTAGTATGCTTTCTATGTTATTAAAATCAAGGTAAGAAATTTCTAGTAGTCGGAAGTTATGATTTTGACAAAAAGCTCGTTTTTTCTAGTCATGTTCAAGTTGTATTTTAAAAGTTTCTTCCCCTCCAAAGCGTTCTACTGGTATAAAATGCTGTCTGCCTTGATATTCTATTAATAAATTAAAATCAGGTAAGAAGAAATCATAAGACAATTTACCGAGGTCTTTAAATTTCTTTTGTTCTTCAAATAAAATTTCCTTTTTTTCTAGATAGGTGGCGATTCGTTGTTCGCCGCAGCTTCTTTTCGGTAGACATTTCGGACAACGTCCGCTTTTAAAAAAGTTAGCGGGCAGCTAAGAAAAAACATAACCACAACTATGTTTTAACGTGAAAGATGAAGACCACTCTTTATATTTTAAAATTTCAAAGTCTTTATCAAATCCTCTTTCATGAAATCTTTTTTTACACATTTCTAAGTCAATAAATGGCGCCTCTTTGCTGCAAAAACGACAATTTAACTGTTTAAGTACACCCATCTAAATTTTATAATAGTAATCTCTCCCACATTTTTTGCAACGGATATGATAAGGCTCATTTATTCGTTTGGAAGAGATATCTAATAATTCAAATCCATTTTCTTCTGCTTTTTGTAAGAAAGTCTCTCGCAGCTAACTAAAACGTCCAGTATGACATTTTTGGCAAAGAGTTTTATTCTCATAAAGATGATTGGCGCGATTCTTTTTATAAATTGTACCACATTCTAAACATTTATAAGTAATGGGGCCGCTGGCTTTTGTGTAATTCAAAATTTCAATTTTGTTTTCAGGAAATCTACGTTGTAGTTCTTCTAAGAAATTTTCTTTTGTTTTAATTGTGCTTTTAATCATAGAAAGCCTCCTATTAAAGTAGCTGATTATCCATACTATCCTAGAACTTGTTTCTGCTTTCGCTCCGTCTTCGCATTGAGGCAATGTGTTCTGGCATCTAGGCTTTAGGACTTTCCAGCAATTCAAAATCTTTTCAAAGTAAAGTTTCCTTTACAGGGTGCTGTTTACCAACACATCGGGGTAGGCTGTAATTTCTGAAATGTAGCGTTGGAGTGCTTTTTCATTCCGAATGAGAAAGTCCTCTGTAAGGAGAACTCCTTTCTCTAAAAGAGTGCCATCGCGGCGAGCAGTTTTGTCGCCTTCTCGGAAGGGATTTGTCACTGGCCGCAGTTGAATAATGTCTTCCATTAGACGTCCTCCATAGGGGAGAATGAGTCAGGGTCTTCTTCTGAGCCAAACGCTTCATTGTCATAGGCGTCTAGATCATAATTGCCTTGACTTCCATCAAAGTAAGTTTGTTCATCGGCTGCCGTGTTTTTGAGTTGTTCAATGCGCTCAGAAATTTCTTCCCCAATGCCGCCTTCGTTAATATAAAGTTTTTGAACCCAATTCTCCATATTTTTGAGGGTTTCATCTATAATGTCGCGAGTGGCGCCGTCATAGAATTGGTTGGCAAAGCCGCGCTTTTCAAGCCAGAGAGCGAGTTCCCCAATAGAATCAAAATCATTGGCATTTTTAGCGTTCTTGGGAGTGAACTCAGCTGTTTTGACCAGCTTATCATAAGAACTCAAATATTTGTCAATATCTTTGTTGCCCGACTAAATGGCCTGGTCAATTACATAAGAAAGGCGGCAAAGTTTTTTGGCTTGGTCAATTTGAAGTGCGCCGTTTACATTTTGAGAAAGAAGAATACCCTGATATAACGATTCTAAGTAGTAGAGGTCTTCGTCATCATAATTGCCGCCCCATTTTTTACGCAATTCGCGCAGTTTGCCGTCGCGCAATAACGGCACTTCATCTTCAATTAGACCGGCATCGCGCAGCGCTTCAAATTGCTCTTGATAGAATTTCCAGCCGAACTTCTCATATTGTTTGGCGGCGAAAACTTTGACATAAGTGGGCCAAAAGTTGTCACGTCCGGCCAGTTCCAAAATACGGTCAACTTCTTTTGGAAGAAAGGGAATGTTAGAAACCTAGCAAAGGCGGTCAATGGACTCCCAAGAGAAATTGGCGGCGGCCAGCATGGAGGTGGCGCACTCGTTACAAATAGGAAGTAGGCCAGATGGGTAGAAGGGAGAGTTGGTATGAGAGAAACTAGTTTTAGGAAGCTAGCGGCGGCATTTTGTGCACTGTTGACTCCCCGATAGAGAGCCAGGAGTGCACAGGGGAGAAGTGCGTGGTTCAATCGGCATTGGGAAGTTCCTCCTTAGAGGACACGGCGGCTGTCGCGAGTTTTGTGAGATTGCGGCGTTGCGCGAGGGGCAACTTAGAGAAAGCTGCGAGAACTTGCGCCGTTAGCTCAAGAGGGGTCGTGCCCTTTTGAAGTGGAATTTTGAGAAGGCGCGCCACACCGAGCTACTCATCTGGTTGGAGAGCAAGGAAGGCGCGGGCAAATTTACGAAAGAATAGTATCATTTTGTTTTTCCTTTTCTGGCGCAATCGCGGCAAATTTCGCTAGTTTTGCCGTTGCGCACTTTGAAGTAGAGGGGAGTGTGGAGTTTAGAACAGCCGCACTTGGAACAGCAGCAGAAGTTTCCTTCGGGATCGGAAAGCAGTGCCATTAGGTTGTCATAGTGAAGCTAGACCGCGGTTGCAATTGGTTTTAAACAGCGAAGCTAATAAATGGTAGAAATGTAGTTGGCGCTGTAGTGCGTTCCAAATTCTTTGTTAATGAGGGTCGCGATTTCGCTGCCGAGTTTGCCTTTGCGTTTGTAAGAAAGAGTGCGAAGGGCAACCGGAGTGAGGTTGGCGGCGGCGACAAAAAAGTTAAAAGTATGGAGAAGATTGGGGGCGGCTTCTTGTAGGTCGTCCCAATTTTTAACAATGAGGGAAAGGTGCGTCCGTTGCCGCAGGTCAATGTAGCGAGAGTTGTGGTAAATTGGGTCGGGGTTTTGAAGGCGCGATACATAGTCGCGCAACTGCGCGAATTCTTTAGTGGTGTAGTCGTCGGGAGTAGGGAGTGGAGTGCGGTAGATTAGAGATGAGAAGTTGTCGGGGGCTAGGAGGCCGAGCGGCCGCACCGCATAGTCAGTTCCAATTGAGTGGGTCCAAAGGTCATCGCGCAATGGGTCAGTGTAGGGTTCAGTGTGGCGCTCTTTTGGGGGATTGTAGAGGTCGCGCATTGAGTATTGTTGGTTGCGCAGTTCTACAATTTGGTGGCGTTGTTTAAGGTAGAAGAAAGAACTCCAGCTTACGATATCTTGTTGTGCTTGCTCTATTTCATCGGGGGTTAATCGCTCTAGGAGGGTGGGCACAATTTGTTTGCGCTTTCCGCTTAGAAGTTCGTAGGTTTGAATACGAATATCAAGTTGGTCAATAGTGCGCCAAAGGGCCTCAAATTCTGAGAGTAGGCTGGCAGGTGCCATCGCGCGAGCGTTTTCGCGAGAGAAGACGGGATTGGGTCTGGTGTAGGCGGGGCCGGGACGAGAGAGTTCGCCTTCGTTGAAAGTGAGAGACATCTGAAGAGTTTCTAGAGATTCTTCACGATTGCGCACCCAAGTTTTGTTGCGTGGCTCAATCTGGAAGGCGCGATCTTTTTCGCCGTTGCGCTTACCCCATAGAATGTAGTCGGCGATTGTGGAAAGCTCTTCCTCAGTTGGGGAAGGCAAAGTGGGGAGATAGGTTTCAATAAAAGCAGCGCGCTCTTCTTGAGAGTTAAGCTACCAATTTAGGTAAAGACGATTTTTAGACAAGGGAAAATCCTCCGAAAAAGGATAAGGCTGGTTCCACTAGCCTTCTACTACAGTATAACACAGGTGGAATGGGAGTGTCAAATTTTGTGAATTGAGCGAAGCTCAATTCACACTTCTCTAAATTCCAATTTTCACTTCTCTAAATTCCAATTTTCACTTCTCGGAAATTTAATTTTTACTTCTAAATTTCAATTCTTATTTCTAAATTTCAATTTTTACTTCTCGGAAATAAAGTTCTACGCACGACTTTTCCCACGTTATACAAATTATAATTTTCCTAAATATAACCCGCCCCATATGACCCATATACTATTTTTTAATAGGCCGCAATCCTGAAAAACCGTCTGCGCTGGGCGGACATTTGTACACAACAAAAAACATGAAAGTTTAGAAAGGGGCTTGATTTTTGTAGTCTAAAAGTGTATTCTATAGATACTGAAACACGGCAACCGCCGAACGACTGGAAGCCTTTCCAGATACCGAATGAACCGCCCGAACCTTGACAAATGCATACACAATCTAAACTAAAACAAAAGGAAAGGAAGCAATACAAATGTCTTATAACCATTATTACACTACTGTATCGGAACGGAAAGCCATTAAAGCAATGGGCAAAACGTACACCGCAAAAGACTGCCAAACCCCGGAACAAGTGAAGGAAGCTATCACCGCAATTTATGCGGCAATGGGCTATAGCTTCCCCGTCCATTCATGTGAATGGTATGACATAGTCCGAAACATTCTTGAAGGATTGCCAAAAACAAACACCGCCGTGACAATCGGCCGGGAATTGACTTTTAAAGCAATTCGCAAGTTTGACCTATCAGACGGGGCGCAAGGCCGGACCACCGAATTGCAAGAAGCCCGAGAGAGTAAACGTATCAGCTATGGTCGTATCACCCAAACCGATTCATGCCCCGTCAAATTCACGGATTTCCGCCGTTCTTATCGTTCTAAAATGGCCGAACGTAAAACGAACGGCGGAAACATTACTACCATGGTAGACGGTTCAAACCCTTCTGATTATGTGGTATATTCCATTGACCATGATGGTAACTCTACTACAGGATACAAGCCTGTTCATATTCCAGCTACGATTTGGCCTGTTAGCACTTTCATAACCATGCTGGAAAGCGTGAACGCAATTAAACCCCGCAATGTTCACGGGATTCGTGCCGGATGGCAAATTCAAATGTGTTCCCGCCGTTTGTGGGACGCTTTAACAGACGAAAACGCTGTTCCGTTTGATAGTGAACGGATTTACAGCAAAGACGACTTTGACGCATTGCGGGAAGTGTGGGGCGAATAAGCCCCGCACTCCAATTAAAGACAGAACCGAAAGGAGTATAAAAAATGAAGTATTATGCAGTTCTGAGTGATTACCTTCAAATCATTGAATCCAGTTCATTCCGTGCCGTTTTCAATGCTATCAGACGTGAAGCCCGCTATGGTGAACGGCAGTTCACCGCCGAACTTTTCCAGGACGCTGGACATGATACCCGTGAATGGATTGGAACAATTTCAATTAAAAGGCTTGACCTTGCCGGGATTGATTCTATTCTAATGACGGTTCAATTTTGGGGCGATAGCTTCCACTACAGAAGCTATACAGAAAGCTGGAATTACGAAAGGGGGCTTTAATTATGAAATACCATGCTACCGTTTCCGATACTAACGAACGAATTGAAGCGAATAGCTTTAAGGCCATGTATATGGCCGTTCGGCACATTGCCCGGAGTAACGAACAGGAAAAACGTAGATTCTGTATCACGCTATCAAGAGATAGCAAACCATTCGGGATAATCTTTTACAAAAGTGTTCCAGATGAAACCTATGAAATACTGGAAAAAGTTACAATGAGTGTTTACATCTTTAGCGGGGATGAAGTTCCCCTTTGTCGGAAATTTGTTGAAAATTGGCAATGGATTGCGGCGATTGACATAGAAGGGGAGTGCATAAAATGACTTGCAAAGAACTTGAACGGAATGGATATATCAAGCTGGGGCGTGCCAAAGTCGCCCGCCCCGGCTCCATTGCATGGTGGACGGTTTGCGGAATTGAATGTGCGGAATTGCTAATGGTTGTTGCCACGGCAATTGGACTTGCATGGATTTTATAGGAGCTATAAGCTCCTTTTTTTTATGGGTTAGACTATGGTAGTCTAACTTTTGAAAATTATGCATTAGACTTTTTTAGTCTGATTTAGGCCGGTTGAATTTTCCTAAAATCTGTGGTATAATGGACTTATCCAGAAGGGGAAACGATCTCAGCCACACAATGGCCGCCCACTATGTCAAGCTGCTGCCTGCGCCGTTGTGGAAAATTTTGACCGGCGCGCATCTCACAAGTTCGCCGCCAGCGTTTTCCCAAAATGCAGAAGCGGCTGCGTTCAGCTGCCAGCTGCCAGCTGCGTTCAGCTGTCAATTCAGCCGCCAGCTACCAACTAAAAAAAGAAAATTTGTGATTTATTGTAAATTTTCATTTTTTAGAAAAAGAGAAAGAAAATAAAAAACGGACGGAAATTTTCGGAAAAAACTTTTTGCCGATTTTCAAGGAAAGAAGAAACAACACCGAAAACCAACGTGGCGCGAGTAGCGTAAGCAATGCGGGAAAAACAGTAATTCTTTTTAGAAAAATTTACCTTAGACTACATTAGTCTAAATGTTCTTTCTTGACTTTCCGAAAATTTTATAGTACAATAAAAACAACAAAATAAAAAGAAAGGAATTTCCTAAAATGTCAATTTGGGCAGTTTCAAAATGGGACGATGTAAACAATCGTCAAGAATACATTAGATTTTTTACCGACCGTATTAACGCCCTTGCTTATGCGGTAGACTACGCAGGACAGCGGATTTTGGAAAATAATCCAACTTTGACCCATGAAGGGGTAATAAAAGCACTTGTTCCCATATTTTCTGAACTTTATAGATATGACAGTGTGCCGCATTTAGTAAAAATTAAGGAAATTTTTGTAGCTTCCGATTACAGAAGTTCCTCCATCTATTCACTTCAAGAAATTCTAACAGAGGACGGGGACAAAATTGACACGTTTCAGTGGGGTGGCCTTTAAGGCCATCCCTGGAATTTTTCTCTTAGACTAAAGTAGTCTAAATGTCAGGACTTGATTTTCCCAAAAATCTATGGTACAATTTATTTAACAAAATAAAAAAAGAAAGGAATCCAAAAATGAATACTTATTACTGTGTTGTTGAACTGGATGATAATGACCTCTATTCTGATCGTCAAGTCGGTTTTGTAGTAGCTTCCTCCTATCAGGACGCCGCCAGAAAACTAGAGGAAACATACGGAAATGATTTGGAAGCTATTACCTATATGGCCATTATTACAGATTCTGATGCGGTTATGATGGATGCAGAGCACTGCCCCACAATGGAAACAACCTTAAAGGAAATCAAAGAAAATTGGGTTTGGTGATAAAAAGAGAGGACGGCCGCTAGCCGTTCTCTTTTTCTTTTTCTAAAAATTAGACTAAAGCAGTCTAAGATTTTCTTCTTGACTTAAAAATTCCCGAATGATATAATTAAAGAAAAAATTACGAGAGGATTTTCCCGAAAATAATGTCACAAAATTTTTCCGAATTTTCTACCTACATAGTTTATTTGATAAAATTTCTTCCAGTAAATCCCTTAAAATGCCCGCACTATAAAGCAGGAATGACAGGGCGCGCCTTGCAAACCAGAATATCAGAGTTCCGTCATGTAGATGAACAATGCTATCCGATTGTCTTGCGGACATATGAGTGCAAATCAAAAGAAGCCGCCAGACGTTTAGAGCGTAAGTGTTTGGCTTTGCTTACGTTGGAGAAGTGGACAAAAATGTTAGGCAATGAAAGATTTGAAATTCCTTATGAAGTGGATTTGGGACAGTTTGACAGAATGGCGAATGGAGAGAGGGGATAATGAGGGAATTAGACTACTAAAGTCTAACCCCGCCCACTTGCTTTTTAGAGAATTTTCTGATACAATATTATTGTAATCAAAAAGGAGACGGAAACTCCCCAAACCAGAAAGGAACAACCATGACTCGGAAGGAATTTTTCAATGCCATTATCACCGCCAACATCAACGAGGAACTGAACGAGTTCGCCGCCGCAGAACTTGAAAAAATGGAAGCACAGCGGGAGCGTGCCGCAGAGCATCGCAGAACTGCCGCCAGCAGTAAGAATGAACCCATGAAGGCCGACTTCATTTCCTTTATCATTGAAAACGGCGCGACTACTGCAAACGACCTTGCCGCCCGTTTTGAAATTTCCGTACAGAGGGCCACCGGCCTTGCCGGCAGTCTTGTGAAGGAAGGCCGCCTTGCAAAGTCCGAAATCAAGATTCCGAAGGTGGGCAAGCGAGTTTGCTATGAGGTAGTCGCAGAGGAAAATGATGATTAAAAAGGGCGAAAGCCCTTTTTCTTTAGACTTTAATAGTCTAACTTAATTCTCTTGATAATTGCCGCCAGGCATGATATAATTGTTCTAACAAAAGAACAGAAAGGAATTTTCATAATGACAATTTTCTTTGATTTAGATGGGACAATCGCAAACCTTTATAATGTCCCGAATTGGTTGCTTAAACTGCGCAACAGCGATGTTTCGCCCTACGAAGAAGCCGCCCCGCTTTTCCGCTTAAACAGTATCGCCCGCCTTTTGAATACACTCCAAAAAAACGGGATTCGTATTGGAATTATAACATGGCTTTCAAAAAATTCAAATCCCGCCTATGATAGAGCAGTAAGAAGGGCAAAGCGGCGATGGTTAGCGCGCCATTTGGGTAGTGTTGACTGGGATGAGATTCACATGGTGAAATACGGTACACCAAAAACAAAATTTCGCAAGGCCGCCAATGATATACTTTTTGATGATATGAAAGAAATTCGGGAAAAGTGGGGCGAGCGGGCATATAGTCCGGAAGAGATTTTCAGTGTTTTAAGAGAATTGATGAAAGGCGGGTGTTGAGATAGCGGAGGATTGACAATCCTCCACTATTAGACTATCTTAGTCTAAAAGATTCCTCTTGACAATCTTTTTCTTATACGTTATAATAACGGTAACAAAAACGAAGGAGATAAAGAAAATGAAATTTGTTAAAGCAAGTAGGCTAAAAGTTCCTTTTCGTGAAATAGTTTGCGGCGATGTGTTTTATTCAGAAGATTTCGGGAACTATGGAATGAGGATTGTCGCAAGAGATGCTACCAGTTATTCAAATGCAATTTTGTTGCATGATGGACATCTTGTCTATTTTCCTGACGATATGGAAGTTGAATTAGTAGATGGCGAATTTGTGGAGAGATAATCTCTCCCCATTAGACTATAAAAGTCTAACTCCTTCCTGTTGACAATCGCGCGCCGCCATGTTATAATAATATCAACAAAAGACGAAAGGAAAGCACACACTATGAAACATTACCTTTTCAATGACCGGAAATCTGGTGAGGATTTTATCGTCGGCGCCGAAACATTAGAGGAAGCGAAGGAAATCGCAAAAGAGAATTTTTCTCAGCCCCATTTCATCGGGCGCATTTCGGAGTTTGAAGCCGAGAACAGCGGTCTTGATGAATGGTAAGTTCCTTTCTTTTGTTGCCCCGGATACCGGGGTATTAGACTTTAATAGTCTAAAAAGAAAAAGATTGACAAAATTAAAATTTTAGGGTAAAATATATACATACAAAAGAGAAGGACAACTCACCAAACCAGAAGGAAATAACCAAAATGACGAAGCGTGAATTTTACAATGCCATCATCTCCATGAACAGTGTATCTGCTGAAATGAAGGAAAAAGCCGCCGACCTGATTGCCGCCCTTGACAAGGAAGCGTCCCGCCCTTCTAAGAAGTCCGTAGAAAATGCGCCCGTGAAGGCCGCAATCCTTGACCTTCTTGCTTCTCACTCTGCCATGTTGACCAGTGAAGTGGCCGCTGCCCTTAAAATTTCTACGGCAAAGGCATCCAGTCTTTTGTTGCAGTTGGCAAACGAATCCAAGGTTGTGGGCGAGGAAATTTCTGTTCCGAAGCAGGGCAAGCGCAAGCAGTGGAGGCTTGCGGCCACGGACGAAATGACCGAGTAAATGACGCCGGGACATCCCGGCACCGTTAGACTACATTAGTCTAACTCACAGAACTTGCTTTTTTATTTCCCCTATGCTATAATAAAGAAAATCAAAGAAAGAAGGGAATAACAAAATGAAACGTGATTTAGGGAACGCAATCCGAGCAGAGCTTGCCGCAGAACTTTTGAAATTCTTTACCGAAAAAGGGGAAGACGCGGCGCTGTTCAAGTCAAATAAATTAAATTTCCCCATCGCCCGGGAAGGTCTTGACTTGTGGATCACTATTCAATGGAGTGTTTCAGACGGTGGGGACGAAGGCCCCGATGCCGGGTACAATCTCCGGGAACAGTATAAAATTGAACAGCGCAAAGCTGCTGACCGTGAAGCGAAAAAAGCGATTGAAAAAGCCGAAAAGGCCGAAGCCCGCAAACGCAAGAAAGAAAAAGAAAAGGAGGATGCCTAAAGGCATCCCCTTTTCACTATTAGACTAATATAGTCTAAACCCCATTAGCGGGCTATTCAAAAATCTAATGGGTATAATAAAAATTTTGAATGGCGCGCTTGTTCACAAAAACGTCACAATTTACCTATTGCCTTTCCTTTTCTCTATATGTTATAATAGAGAAAACAAAAGAAAAGGAAAGAACGAACAATGAAAAAACAGTATTTTTTGGTACTTGATACCGAAACCGCAACAGTCCCCTTCATTAACGACTATCCCGCCACCGACAAAGAACGTAAAAACATTGCTATTGCAAAACCGCTTGTTTACGATATTGGATGGATTATTATTGACCGCAAAGGGGTCATTATTGAAACTGCTAATTATTTAGTACAAGAAACTTTCTTTGTCCCTGCCGTTTTCAGTACTGCCTATTATCGGGAAAAGCGGCCTCGTTACATGGCAATGTATAACGGCAAGCAGATTGAAAGCGCAAACTGGAAAACTATCATTGAAAAATTAGCAGACGCCATGCAGAAGGTTGATTACATCGCCGCCGCAAACGCTTGTTTTGATTTCAAAAAAGCGATTCCCTTTACCCATCGTTATATTAAGGCTCTTTATAGTGAAAATTATCAAGCATGGGAGGACTCACAGCGTAATTCTATAAAGGCCATTTTGAATGGTGCAAAGTGTCCTAAAAATGACGAATACATGATTCCGACTTTTTCCGTCAATGGAATTTCCCGTCCCATTATTGATATCTGGGGGCTTGCCTGCAAGCGTTTAATAGATACGAATAAATATCGTAATTGGGCAATCCAAAACCGCCGGTTATCTCCGTCTGGTTTGTATTTTTCTACTACTGTAGAAACCATAGTACAGTATCTCCACAATGACGGAAAGTATATAGAATCTCATACGGCACTTGATGACGCAAGGGACGAAGCGGAAATTCTGGTGAAGTGTTTGAAACGTGGGAAGGCCGAACCGCATTTAGAAGCATTTCCCTTTCAGCAATTGGGCGGGACTGTTGAATTTGCAAAAAAATCCAGCGAACAAAATAAAGAAATTGTAATAGAATTTCTGGAAAAATATACAAGGCAATTAGAACAGGACGGAAAAAACAATACAAGATTTTATACACAAATTTTGAATAAAATAGAGGAATTGATGAATTGATACGGGCGGCAATGCCGCCTTCTCTATTAGACTAAAATAGTCTAAGTCAGATTTCTTGACTTACATTCTTATTCTATGGAACAAAGATTAAATTCTATAAAGTGAACTAAGAGGGCGCAAGCCTTCTTTTTTTTGTAATCAAACTTAGACTACTCTAGTCTAACGCAACCTTTCAATCCGTCCTCTCCACTCACCCTCCCCTCTCTCCACTCTCCCCTTCCACTCTCATCCTATTCTCCCTTGCGTCCTTACGCAACTTTCCAGCAGCTGCAAAAGCTGCAAAAGCTGCAACTTTCCACGCAAACAAGGCCCGCTCCACCTAATGAAGCGCGCCGCATTTTTATAAATTTCAATTTTTCAAAGTTGTCAACTTTTCAAGAAACGTCAACTTTTTTAAAACTATCAGCTTTTTAGAAAACGTCAACTTTTATGATGTGCAACTTTTCAAAAGCTGGAAACTAAAAACTGAAAAAGCTGAAAACAGAAAAGCTAGAAACCAAAATTAAAATTTCAACTTTTCAAAAAAGCTAGAAACTAAAAGCGTCAACTTTTCAAAGAACCAAAAACTAGAAAGCTAGAAAGCTGGAAATTGACGCCGCGCGCCCTCAACTTTTTTTGAGTAAGTTCCCACATTGATCGCCGCAACTTTTAAAGTACACCAATAAAAGCTACAACGTCCAGCTGTAACTTTAAAACTTCAAAATTCCAAAAAGCTGCAACTTTCTATGAACATCAACTTTTAACTCCGCGCCGCTTTCTCAACCAAAAACAACAACTTTTTTACAGCGGCCGCCACTTAACGTAAGTCAAAATTCATAGCAAAAGCAACTTTTTTCCAATTTCAAAAAAAAAGAAAAAACTTTTTCCAAACTCGTGCGCCCTATAACTTCACACAGCGGCGCGAACAATTTCTAAAAAAAAGCAAATTTTAAAGAACGTCAACTTTTCTTCTTCTCTATTGTTAAGTGTAGAGAATCTAGAAATCCCTCCGCTCTCCCTTTTTCCTTCTTCTAATTATCCTCTTGTAAAATTTTGAAATTCTAAAAGTTGACGGAGAAGTAGAAACTCCTATTCTTTTAGTGACTTTATAAAAAAAAGCTAAAATTTTTTAACAGTCTTGAAAATTCCAAAAAAAAATTTTACAATCCTGTTGCAAGGCCTTGTGTGTGATTTTTCCAATTCGGCCACTTACTCTTAGGAGAGGTGTTGGCTTGTAAGCCAGAACGTAAAAAATTATCATTATAATGTCCCCATCGTCTCCCTGCGTGCACCCCCCCTCACATGGAGAAAAAGGGGATAATAGGGCAAAAGTGTGTTCTCTGCCCTCCTTTGCTCGGGGAAAGTCTTTCATTTTCCTTCTCTCGCGCCTGCATAGCGTCTCTTTTGGAATTTTGAACTTTGAAATTTTCAGAGAACGACTTTTTTCCAATTTCCAGCTTACAGTCTCCAAAAAAATTTGAATTTTCGGAATTTTTTTTTCAAAAAAAATTAGGTTTCAGAAATTTCCAAAAATTTTTTTTTGGAGAATTTTCCCAAAATATAAAGCTCCGGGCGCGGTCCCTCGTAGAGGGACGGCACTCGGTGGTTTTGTCT